AACTAAGATAAAAATTATAATATTGTTCATAATCATAATTTTGGTTTGCACCTTGATTACTATATGCCCCTCTACCAAGTGGTCCTGCGATTTTCCATTCAGCAGGATCTTGAGGATTCTGTATGTCGGGATTATAATATGGAGAATCATTTTCAAAATAAAATGAATAATCTAAAAATCCGTTAAGATCTGAACAACTAATTTGTTCTTCAGGTGAAGATTCAATAGTAGTTTGACTATCTGGTTGAGTACCTTGTTGTGTATCGTCACTTCCTCCATTACCACCTGCGGTTGGTTCACTCGGTATTTGACTCAATATTATATCCGCCTCTTCTTTTGTGGTTCTCGGATCGTTTAATAATTGTTGATAAGTATATAACTGACTTGTTGGTATTGTATTAAACTTTAACGCTAAATCATATATATCATATTTAACACATCCCGCAAAAAATGAATCCATAATTGAGTTAACCTCATCCGCCTTTCTACCTTTTAATTGTTGACGAATGATTGTATTCATTACAGATGGGTGATCCACAACTATTTTCCAACTTAAACTACCTGTTCTTTGGGTGTTTTTATATGTAAAAATTGGTTCGGGTCTACCTAAAAATGATGTCGGATTCCAATTCGCTCTACTATCTTCACTAAATGAAATATCATATGGTGGGAACCACATTATTCTACCTCCATTTGGTCCTTTTTCACAAGTCGGTAAATCATCATATCTAAAATTAGGTTCACTTGATGTTCTCCAAGCTAAATTCTCAATTGAGAACATATATTTTTTAACTTTATTATCTATGATGTTTGTTGATCCAGGATTTCTTAATGGTGCAATATTTAAATTGTATGTATTATCAAGAACTGAATTATGGAATTTTCTTCCTGATATTGTTATACCATCCGTTTTTTGTAAATCCGCATATGTAAAGTATGGTGTATCTTTTTGGAAAACACGACAATATTCTCTACCAACTTCAAACCCACTAACACCAATCGTATTATCATTAGTTGATGAATCATAATAAGCAATAACTTGAGATCCTTTTGTCATTTCTTTATATCCGTCATTGAATACTTTAGATACCTGACTTATCGCATTACCAACGTGTTTTAATCTTTTTGCCCCTTGTACATTATCAGCAGCATTAATTATTCTTTGGGTATTATCAAGTATAGATCCACCTTTATACTCAATCTCAGTTGATTGATTTTGACTATATTGAGATTCAATAATATTAAATTCATCATCTTTCTCAAATACTTCACCCCCTCTACCAACTTTAAATCCCGCATCAGGTTTATATTTAGGTGATGTCCAAACAAATTTACCATCAATACCATCTCCATCTTGAAATGATTTTGCCGCTAAACCAAAGTTTATCTTTCCTTCATTACCCTCATATAGTTTACCTAATTCATCAGGCCCATAAACAATGGTTGCTTGTTGTTTACCAAACCTATCAACAGCAATTTCATTTGCGGGTGATGTAATTTGTGATGGTTCAGAAGTAACACTACCAACATAGTATCCTCCACCACCTTCACTTCCCTTGAATAGATTGTTGATTGCACTTGATACTCCTTGAATTAGGTTCTTTTGGTACTGTGGTCTATATAAATTATAATCTAAATTTGCAAATAATATTGATTGTTGACCATTTCCAGTATTTGCTAAAAATATCTCTGACGGGTTTCTATATTTATTTAGGATTGGACCTAAAGCTCCACCCGTTAAATTGTTTGCAACATTTAATCCATTTGGTACATTTCCAATTGGGTCGTCTTCATTAAAATAATCACCAGGTATAAATGAAACAGGGAAATAAGTTCCCGATAATCTATTTGCAAATGATACCGCCGCTAATGCGGGATTTTCAGGGACAGTAATTTTCCAATTTTTTATAAAAAATGGTTGTTGACCTGTCGCCAATAAACTCGCACTAAATGGATCTGATAATGTATCCAAATTAATTGACCCTATAGTCAATTGTTCTAATTCGGTTGCTATTCTATCTTCAAAATATCCTTTTAATTGAGCCGCACCAATTTTTGCAAGATATGAATCTTGAGATAGTAAACCATCACTTCCATTTGGATTATTACTTGTTAATATTTCATATGGACTATAAACCGATGGGACGAATATTGACGGATCCCAATATGGTAAATAAAATTTATTTGATGTAATAACATCAGTTATAATAACCAAATCTTTATAACCAGATTCAGGACCATATTTATTTTGGATATAAGCGGCGTCAATATAAAATTCATTAACTAAATCCAATATTGTGTCATTAGGATCATAAGGACCTTTATTAGACTCCACAGGGTATGGTGCACCAGGTATTGTATACTTACCAATAAATCCACCATCGGGTCCGTATTCGTTTAACGGATAAAGTTGTTGTGCAAATTGATTTGTTGAGATATATACATCAGGAGAATCAATTACATTACTATTATTTAATGGTGAAACTTCATAGGTAACATTCCCTGCAGGAGGAGTATAAACCCCTTGTACTTGATATGGGGCTAAATTTCTAGCAATTAATGTGTTTCTAAATGATGCCGATGAAGCAAATGATAATACACTATCTGACATATAATATCTTTATCTTATAAATACCTAATTTGTATTTTTTTATTGTAAAAAAGTGTTATGCTATTAACCCAGTGTTAATATTTTTAGCGGTCTTAACTATAGCATCCGCATTAATAGGATTTGATGCCCATTCTGTCATTATTTTTGTAACTTCAGCGGACGTTAAATTAGGCGGTACTTTTGAAAAATCAAAAACGTGAGTTAATTGTATGTTTTGTGCGGTTTCAGTGGCAGTATTTATTGTTGTATTTGTTGATGAAATATTGGTTGCCGGACTTGTTATTGTATTTGTTGTTGCCGGTGTTGCGGTTGTTGTTCCTAATATATTTGACATATCAGGTAAATAATTTGTAACTCCTTTAATTTTATCACCAATACCATTAATAATATTTTGAAACCCGCTTGTATCAATTCCCATAACGGCAGTATCAAGCGTTTCCATTAATTTCTTCATAACATTATCAAAATCTTTACTAACCAATTCAGGGGTAACAAATTTTCCTTTTTCAACAGTACTAATGATTGTATCAGTCGCTTCTTTATAACCTTTTTGCGCCGGCACTGATTTTGCAACACCATAAGTAATACTCGTCACCAATCTATCAATTGATGTGTTTAATTGAACCAATTGTGATAATTGATTTCTTGCAATTCCTTCCGCGGTTTCTCCTTGTAGTAATTGTTCGTCTTTTAATGATTTTATCTCATTAGCAGTTAATTGTCCGACTTCTTTTGTAATATATTCACCTGTCCATTCACCTGTCTTTTCATCAACTTCTCTAACTTGTATTTGTGCTTTTCCACCTTCATCAATCTGAGCCATGCTCGCAATTAATTCTCTATCCTCTTCTTTTATATCAGGGGAGAATTTAATTTGTTTTAACTTCATATCAAAATTAGCAGCATTAAGTGCCATTTTCTGAAGTTCACCTCCCGTCATTCCTATTGACTTGGCGATTTCATTCATCTGTCTTTTTGCTCCAGGTAATATCTCAAATTGTTTTGTCTGCTCATTAAATCTTGTGAACTGTTTTGTCATATCAACAATTTGATTCTGAAGTTCAGTTGGGTCATTTTGTGCTAAATCCATTAATCTTAATGGATCCAATAATTCACTTGTTTGAACTCCCAATCTTTGTAAACTAGCAGCAAAATCAATAGCACCTTCAGGATCAAATACTTTTTCTGTTATTTCAAATATTTTACCCATATCAATACCTAAACGAGATGCTTGAGCCGCCATTTTCGCAAGACCTTTAACCCCTCCTTCAAAATTGAATAGGTTCATCTTATCCAAATTTTTAACAACCCCCGCAGAAACACTTCCAACGGTAACACCAGCCTGATTTGCGATTTTAGCAACATCAACCATTCTTTCCCCAATTTGAGATATAGGTACTCCAACATCTTGAAAAGATTTTGCCATAACCTTTCCTTCTTGACCTGTTATCTTTGCGGTTGCGGCAAGCTCAACAAGTTGGTCATCAGTCAAACTTAAATTAACATTGAATGCATTAACTAAATCTTTATAATCGTCAGTAACATCACTAGCCTTTAAACCTAATTCAAGATATCTCGGTATTGTATCGGCAATTGTTGACGTTAATTCTTGTCCTCTTTTGGAACCAACCCCTAAAACTTGAATTAATTGTGCGGATTTAGCGTCAAGATCTAATATTGCTCTACCAATTTTTTGTGGGACTGACGCAATTTCACTTACTAAATTATTTAAGATGTTAGTAGGTTTTTCCCAAAATTCACCTAGTTTTTTTACCGCATCAAATTGTTCTGGATCATATCCAGATGAAGAATCCGCCTTAACACCACTATCTTGAAAAAACATCATTTGTTATTATTTTATATATTGATAAATATCAAATATTATTTTTTATTATCTTCAATAATCTTATCAATAAGATATCTTCTAACATATGTTGGCATAGACAAAAATTCCGAGTATTGTGTTCTCAGAAATTTTGACATAAAATAAAATTCATCAAGTAGATTTTTAGAGTGATCAGAAGAAAGGCCGAAAAAATTCCACCCCAAAAGTGATATTGGTCATCACTCTTTCTCCTGACGGGGCTATTACTTCTTTTGTTAAGTCTAATCTAGGTTCATTTTCCGCAATGAAATTCTTTATGTGTTTTGAATCCATTATAGGCATTGTTTCAATAAATTTGGAGATAAATCCTCTATCATCATTTCCATCAATTGACACAATCATTTTATTTAATCTAATAGTTTGAGTTGGTGGTATTCTACCTGACGGATATTGATCAATGATACTATCAATCTCAATTAAATCTCCAATTGTCAATAATTTTAATTTAACCAAATTTCCACCTCTAGGTGATGTTGTTGTTAAATATCCATTTTCATCTGGTTTGGCATCTGTTTTTCTTATATTAAGTTCGTCCAATAAAATTGATGATGAAAATTCTTTTCCTGTTGCAGGGTCTTTTAGAAGGACATTATATTCAGGACCAAACGATGTGTTTCTTAAAAAGATCATTAAAGCCTCAATATCACCATCCAACATTTCGTCAGGTCTAAGGTCTGGTTCATAAACCTTACCTCTCAATAAAGGTAAAACAATACTTTCTCTTATTGATTTATTAGGGTTAATATTTGATATGGTATTTTCATCAGTCGCAGTTAGATACCCAACTTTAACACTTTTCTTTTTTGATTTGTAAAAAATCCCATTAGATGGTAGTTTCACCACATCATGAGGTAAGTTAAAATCCATTTGACCATATTGATTAACATCTTGTTCCATAATATTTTTTATTTTAAATAATAATTTAATTTGTTTTTTTATCAATACTTAATTCCCATCTCGTATTACCACAATCGTATATTCTATATATTTTACGTTCAAACATAATTTCTTTTTCAGTTTTATTAGAATCAAATCCTTCTTTTATTAAAGATGATTTTTTAAAATTAAACCTATAATGTCTTTTATTTCCAATAACATACCAATAGTTTGGTTTTGATTGAGATATAAATTTGAAATTTAACTTTTCATATAAATCGCCCTTAAATAACCTAATATCAGAATATGAAATTATTTTTTTAGGGTTATTTATTTTTATAAAATTTTTTAATAGTTTTGATGCCGACCCAATAACATTAGTATTTAATTTATTACAAAATCTATTTAATTCCCATTCATCTGTTTTACCTCCCATTATAATTCTCCCTTTTGAGAATGTCATAATAGAAACCATTTCGTCTTTAAAAAATAAACCTAATCTAACTCTTGAGTTAACGGATCCTTGAATATGGTTTTTCTCCAAAAAATCCTTACACTCTTTAAAACCAACTTCTCTTATTTCACATTTTCTAGCAAAAATTTTATTTTCAGATATTTTAATTTTATTTTTTATTATTGATTTTATAATTTCTTGATTGTATATCCATTCATCTTCAAAAATATGAATTAATTCAATATTCTCACCCTCACATTTTATTGTTTTTTCTAAATGATAAAATGGTGTTTTAAATAACTCATTATGCCAATATAAACCATTAAATTCTATACCTAAATTATAATCCGGAATAAAAACATCAACTTCAGTTTTTTTATTTTTTAATTTAAAATTTGTTAGATATTTAACACCTATAACATCTAAAAAATCACAAATCTCATTCTCATATCCACTCCTTTGTTTAAACCCTAAAGGATTACAATTTAAACAAACATCATAGTTTCTCTTATATCTTTCATATAATAATTGTTTTGTTAATTCAGACTTATTACCACATTTAGGACAATCAATTATAACAGATCCTTTTTTCACCTCATTAAAATATATTTCGGAATATAAATTCTTATATTCTTGAGTGATTCTATTGTGATAATTATTTGATTTAGAATAATTATCTACACCATATTTTAATTCGCAAGTTTTTTTATATTTTTCAATATTATTGTAATTTTCATTACCATAATTAATTAACTTTGTGTATTTACTTTTCTCAATGTTATTATAATTTTCATCACCATAATTAATTAACTTTGTGTTTTTTTGTTTTTTAACAAATTCTTTGTGTTCTGGATAAAAGTCCACACCATATTTATCATTAAATGTCTTTTTTTGTCTTTTGATTAATTCTTCTTTTGAAGAATTGGCACAAGATAAAGAACAAAAATCACCATATGGTTTGTCAAATCTGTTTCTAAATTTAACTTCATTACCACACTTAAAGCATTTTGGTCTTTCTTTTAACTTATGAAAATAAAAATAAAGTTTCTCCTTGAAAGTTAGATCTTGATTTAAAGTTTTTGAGTATTCAATTATACTATTATATAATTCTAACTCATTTTTCATTAACCATTTTTCGTTGGTCTTATATCCTGATTTATTATTGATTGTGAAAAATGAAAAATCCATACACTTATTTTTAAATAAATATATGGATTAATATTTTGGTTGTAAAGGGTATGTAAAAACTAGTACACGAGTATACAACGATCCATACGAAGTGTTGCTGAAATATCCGCAAGAGCATCTTGACTATAAGATAATGAACCAAAGTTTACGTCAGTTAAAAAAGTTCCCTCCAATATCCATTTTTCAACAACAACTCCTGTTGGATCCAACATCTCAATATCAACATTTTTCTTATATCCCGCAGCATAACCCATACGACCTGTTACAGATTCAGCACATAAACGAACCCATTCCATAAGAGCCTGTGATGCTGATGGTCCGATTGGGTCACGGAATTTAACCTGAATAGGATCCCAGTTAAATCTACCAGCAACAAATGTTGAGGTGTTTAAGAATTGTATTTCAGTTGAACCGATTTTTATTGATGGTCTTGCGGCACTTTCCACAAACCACTCATTAATACCCAAACTAGATGGGAATCTTATAATAAATCGGTTTTGTCTTTTCGGTTCGTAAGGAACTGGCATTTTCATTAATAAATCAGCCATGGTTTTTTAGTTTTAAATTTCTGTTTATTTTTATTATAAATATATCGTTATTAAAATTTTTCTATTTACTTTGATTTAATTTTTGATATCATCCTTTTAACTAGTTGCTCATAAATATTTTTTTCATCTCCTTTTGTATGATAAGTTCTTAATATATTATCATCTTTCTTTTCAAAATGTTTTTTCATTGATTCAATATTTCTTATGTCATCATCTGAAAAACCTACCATAGGGGTAAATGGAACAAAATTATTACTAACATCATTCACAAATTGATATTCTTTCTTTTGAAGTCTTAATGAAAGTTTCTTTACATAACTTATAAATTCTTCCATTGCTCTTATTTTACCTTCTTCAGGATTGGTTGCGGATCCTGCACCATATGAAACAGGATAAAATCTACATCTATCAAGGTAATCTTTTATTAATGAATTTTCATCATCAATAAATTTTAACCCCATTTTTCTTCTATACTCCTTAAGACTCTCCACTAGTTTTGATCTATTAAGACCTCCTCTTCCCATCATTATTAATTTGTAAACACCTTTTTTAAGTGTATTAGGGTGGTGACCTCTTGCTGTGATGATTGAAAATATTGACCCGTTATTGATTGCCTCAACAAAATCAGACCAAGGCTCTCTCACTAAAGGGGCGGTCTCAATATCCTTCATAAACTTTTGATCCCCAAGAGTACTAAAATATCTAAATGGAGTTTCGGCAAAACCAACAATAGTACTACCATTATATTTAAATGGAGTTTTTCCAATTTCAGTTCTGTATTCCGCAAAGTCTTCGGTTGACATGCCAACCTCATCTCCGTTTTCATCTAAAAGAATAATCTCCGTTGGCATTTTCATAAGATTATCATCCCAATCAAACGCATAATATTTAAGACCATACTTTTTTGATTCAACCTCATTAACCATTTCGGTCATAATCTGCCTAACTAATATTCTATGATTCATAATAATAAATATCATATAAATAAAAAAAGGGAGAATTAATCTCCCTTTCCTTTTTCATTTTATCATTAGATATTCTCAAATGATGCTCCCGTAGGTGTTATATAGAATGTGATATCTATAAATTCTAACGAACGAGTTGGTTTGATGTAAATCTTACCTGTCATTTGATTTCTATCAAGATCCGCAGTATCTGAAGAAACTGTTACTCGGAAATCATATAAACCTCTATCTCTTCTGATTGAATCCAAAATTGGGTTAACCGCATTTAGGAAGTCCTGTCTTACTTGTTCGTCATTTTGATCAAACAATAATCTTACAGAAACCGCAGATATTAATTTACGTGCCTGTAACAATAATCTTCTTACGTTGATTCTGTCAAGTGCAGATTCTCTAACTTGTAGAGTTTTATTACCCCAAATTACTGTACCAACATCAGAGAAAGTTGCAATTGGGTTAATTCTTCCGATATAAAGAGTATCTCTATCTTCTTGAGTTAACTTCTTACGTGCTTTAACTGAATTTACAATACCACGAGTATAACCCGCCGCTGCGAACCAAGGGAATGCAATATTATCAGTTAACGCCAAGTTTCTCGTTACTTCCGCGGTTGCTGGAATATAAATTTGAGTGTTGTTAACCGTATCACGAGTTAATACCCAAGGGTAGTAAGTTGCGGTGTAATTAGAGTCAATTCCCGCCTCTTCTAGATTGTCAACCGCCTCTTGTGGGTAAATCAAATTATCTCCACTTGTGGTTGTTGGAACAAACAAATTGTAGTCAGGAGTTGTTGTAATATACAACGAATCCGCTCTTTCATTTTCAATCATATCAATTGTATCACCAACAAGGTCTGAATTATTAACATAATCAATACCAGGAGTTACAAATAAATTGATGTTAACCGCTTCAGGGTTAGAGAATGATCTAATACCCAATAGGTATGCGTAGTAGTCAGTATTTGCCCAACTTCTTGTACCATCCCCAAGAGATATTTGTTTAAACGCTCCCCATCCAGTAGCCGTAGGATATCTATCAGTTGCACACGCTCCGTTTAAGAATCCTGTTCTACCAAGAACATATCTATCTCCGTTTGTTCTATACTCTCTATAGATATCCCATCCATCAAATCCTCCTTGTACGAACAATGTGAACTTTCTTGAGAATAATCTATAGTATGGACTTGTTTCATTTGTAGGTTCTGAACTAAACGCCGCGTCACCAACATAGAATCTTGGAGTACCACTTGTTGAGAAAGCACTTCCGATTGTTAGTCCACTAGCGTTTTTATCCATGTGATAACCTCTAGTTTTATATGACCATTCGGCACCTTCCAAATCACAAGGAGAAATAGGATTTCTCTTACCAACATAATCAAAGAAGTCAGAATCATAACCCCAGAAGTTTGACATACCAAGATAAGTTCTTCTTACATTATCACCTCCTGTTGTTGTTGTATTGTCTCCTCCTGTAGGTAATCCAAATGGTGGGTTGTAAATAACTTCACCAGGGAAATCATATTTGGTTTTGAAAATAGGGAATGGAGATCTTGCTCCCGCATATTCTCTAAATGTAAACCCTTCAAATCCACAAGGTAGAGCATCAACTGGTGCGTCCTCATTCATTTCAACCATAATGAATTTAGAATTCAATTGGTATTCACCATCCAATGTACCTACTTTTTTCGCAATGAAGTTATTTTGACTTGGATCCATAGAACAGTTTGTGAATTTCTCAAGAACTGTTGGTGCTGAGTCTGTGTCAAAATAATCACGAACTAACACTGTAAATGTTTGGTTAGCAAATGAAATATCTGTAATTGAAAGTTTAACTTCAGTGTTTGCAGAATTACCATCAGCAATTGTGTAGAACTTAAATAAGTTGTAAACTTTATTACCTCTCAATTCCGAAACAACCCAAGGAGAACTTGGAGATTGGTATCTATCCAAGTACCATCCAATGGATGTAGATGAAGCACTTTGTGCTGAGTCCAAAGAAATTAAAGAAGAACTTAAACCTCTAATATATCCTTTTCTATATGCATAATTCAATAGAGATTGGAATCTTTCTTCCAAGAAAACCGGAACCGTATTTCTTGGTTTACCAAAGTTACTAGTACCAAATACTTTAGTCATGTATTTTGCGTCAGAAGTTGACATTGAAGTTTCAAAACTAAAGTTGGTTCCTTCATAATTTGTTACATTAACCAAGAATGGTAAGTATGGGTTTTTAGAAACTCCTGAATACGCTCCCGTCATATCTAAAGTAACATCAGTAATTCCTGTTACTTCCCAAGTTGGATTTGTTCCGTCAGTATAATCTGCAATACCTCTTGATCTTAATGTTGCCACAACTAAATTATCATAATCCGTAAATGTGTTTCCTGTGTAGTAGTAAAGTCTACCAATCACACTACCTGAATAACAAGTTGTTATTTCACCAAGGTCTTGTGTTCCACCGCTTGTGAAATTACAAGGATTACATGGATCATTTACAACAACATTAACCACCCAAGTTGTAGTTGTAGAACCATCTTCGGAAGTTAAAGTGTAGGTAACAGTTCCCGCAGAGAAATTAACAACAGTTGTATTACTTACTTGTGTTACACTTTCCGCAGTAACTCCTGTTGTACAAGCACTGAATGTCGGTGTTAAAGCCGATAAATCACCTGTAAACCCTGAAGGTAAACAAACATTAATTACATTTGTATTGTAATTGATAACACCAGAAGTACCACTAATACTATAATCGTAGAATGACGCACAATTTGTTGATGTAGTGGTTGCGGTCACACCAGTTACATAACTATAAAATGAAAAACCTGTATAATTTCCATTACCTGTATTATCAAACAATGCGTAATACCAAGAATCATTAAGAGGTGAAGTTAAATCAGTATCATCAAATGAAACTGAAGGAACATCAAATCTGTTATTACTTGTTCCTGCAGAAAAAATTGGATTTAATATATTATAATCATCAGTATCTATTGACCCAAAGTAGTCAATTATTGTTTGACCTGTAAGAGGATCATCTAATGTAATAATGTCAAAAATAGTTTCAGTGATATTATCATTAAGAGATGAGGTTCCCCCATTGAATTGAGTATAAGGTTCTGTTAATATTGATTGAATCTCATCAGGGAATGAATTCAAGAATGAAATAGTTGTTTGTGAATTATTACACCCACTAAAATCAACTGTAAAATCCAAAGTGTTTGCGGATGTACAAACGAAATCACAATCTACCGTAACACCACTAGCACAATTAAATCCTACGGTTGCGGGATCAACATTTGCTGTTGTTACAATAGACCAAGAAGGTCCTGCATCATAACCCGATAATCCTAATATTCTGGTTACAAATAATTGATTTGATTGTTGTAAATATGATTTAGCGATATATGCTGCCTCATATTTAGGAATTTGAGTATTCACAAATTTTTCAGGTGAAGTTCCTCCGAAATAAGTTGTAAACTCATCGTAGTTTCTAATGAAGATAGGTTCAAATGCAGGGCCTTTTAAAGTCTCTCCCGCAATACCTAAAGTTGTTACACCAACACTTTGAGCCACAAAACTTAAATCTACTTCAGAAGTATAAACACCCGGTGATACAAATACTTTACTGTTAGTTGCCATTTTGTCTTTTTTAATTTATAGATTTATTTTATTATATAAATATTGATGTTTTTGTCAAAAACTTTACTTATATAAAAGTATTTATATCTTGGTGAGATTTTATTCTGCCTTTTTTCTACCTATGGAAAACGAAGAAAAAAAAATAAAGAATTTGAAGATATCAATTGATGTTCACAATGTTTTAAAAAAGTATTGTGATAAAAGAGGTATTAAAATGTATAAGTTTTTGGAAAATCTTATTCTTGAAAAATGTCAAGAAAAAAAAGATATCTATGGTGAGTAATTATAATAACTCTTGAGTAAAGATTAAAATTGCATCATCAAACCCAACATTTTTTACCACATCAATTTGTAGTTGATCCCCATTATTAATTTGGATCTCCTCAACGTTATTACCATAATAATCCCCATTAATATAAACATCAAAATTATCCACATTCAAAGAATATGATGGTTTAAGATTAACATTATAATTAAATGTCTTAATTGTTTGAGTTATACCTGACGGATAATTAACTTCATAATTTGATGGTGGATTTGGTTCTTCTTTTTTTTGTTTTCTCTTTTTTGTTGAAGTATCTGTTTCATACATTTGAAATATTCTTGAGATTGCAGGAGAAACCTCAAACTCCTCTTCATCAATTAAAAACCCTAAAAGAGTGAAGTTATATTTTTGAATGTAGACTTTTCTCTTCTCAAGATCAAAAGAAGATTCATCTTGTATATCATCATTTACTATTGGAATATAGTGTCCTTTAATAACTTGATATGCTTGTCTTGATGAGAATTTTTCTAAAACTATTTGATTGAATTTATTTAATTCCCTCATTCTATTACAAACTATTATAACAGTATATTTTATATCAACAGGCACTGGTTGTGGAATTTTATATATATCCATACCATGTCTTTGTCCATCCCAAGTTGGGACTTGAGCATAATAATATTGTCTTCTATTGGGGATATTATATCGTAAAGCGGGATTAGTTCCGTATTTAGGAACAGGGTCTCTAACTACCGTAATAAATGGAGGTTCGGCATTTCTATCAATATTTTGGAAGTTCCAAGTCTCCACGAATTGAGACCAATTTTGTGTTGATATTAAGATATCCACCATTGGTACTGTCTTACCCTCAACCACACAAGTTAATTCATCTCTAACGAAATCCAAAAATCCACGATCCAAATCTGCATGAAGTAATGATTTGGGAAGATATGTTCCATCTCTCTCAATTAGCTCTTTTAATTCCTCTCTTCTTGGGTATAATGTTTTTGGTTCAACAAGAGGTAAATATTTTTTTATTTTTTTTGGTAATGGCATAATTATAATCCTCTAAATTCGTTAGGACCAACGTAAGAAGCAACAATAGTTCTATAGAAAGGTCGGTAACCAGCGTAGGTATGTTTATTGTCGGACACAACACGACCATCATTATTTACAGAATAATATCTAACATTTGTTTCGCTTTCATAATATCCAATGTAATCACCATAATTTATATCAATATCAAGATCTTCTAATGTCTTTTGATATACCGATATTCTAATATTACCTGGTTCCATCTGTTCTATTTTTGAAGATCCCATATTTTTATTTTCAGGAGCCATAACTTGGACAAACGCATTAAATTCTACGGGAGGTAAAAACTTAATTCCATCCTCAACTGTTTCACCATAAACATCATCAGTTTTTGTTTTTTGTCTATCAATACGATAAAGAACACAAGTGAAATTCATATCACCGATCAACCATTCTTCACCAAGCGATATTTCTAAAAAAAAAAATCTTCTTCGGAGAAGAATTTACCAAGCCTTGTTATAGGTACTTTGTTATTTGACATATAAGTTATGTTTTTTTACAAATTTATGTATAATTTTATTATTACATCCGTAGATTTTACCAATCTGAACATAGTTTAATCCATTTATTAAATGGTTTTTTATATCACTAACCACTAAATTATAAATATTAGATTTTGGTTTATATATCCCATATTGTCTTAATTTTTTATTTCATTAGTATAAGGACAATATAAACCATATAATTCAAACTTATCCATATTATTGATAAATATCCAAATATTGATTATTATTAGTATAAATTAACTATTTTGGAGATTACATCAAAAACAATAGAGCAAAAAGCTTTAGACGCACTTGATACATATTCAGGGGCGAATAACTATATTCTATACATTAAATCAAAAAAAGAAAAGAATAAAAAGTTTTATCCTACAAGAAGTCAATCTGATTATATATTAACTTATTTTGATGTTAAACCAAAAGTTGCTCGTAAATGGGTTGATCTTGATTCTTATTTTGCAAAGAAGTTTGCTGAAGAAAAATATCTATTAGAAACACCTGAAAAAGTATACGTTGAAAAACTTTTAGTTGAAAAGGAAAAGTCTTATCATATTTGGGGTAAATTTTTTGAGAAAGATCAGTTATCAGAATTTTGGGTTCCAAAATCGGCATTAATTAAAACACACACCATAGAAAAAGTTGACATTGATTATTTCAAATATAATCATAGACCATTGTTATCCCACCAAGTTGAGGCGGTGGAAAAATTGGTTGGGTCAAAAAGATTCATTTTGGCGGATGATATGGGTTTAGGTAAAACTACATCCACAATTGTTGCAGCATTAGAAACAGGTGCAAAAAAAATATTAATTGTTTGTCCATCATCATTAAAAATAAATTGGCAAAGGGAAATTGCAAATTATACCGACAGATCCGTTTATATTGCTGAAAGTAAGAATTTTTCATTGGATCATGATTTTGTTATTGTAAATTATGATATTTTAAAGAATTTTTATGACACAGGAAAAGACAAGGAAAATAGTTTGATTTACAAATACAATCCTGATTTGGTTATTATTGATGAAGCTCATTATATACAAAATGCTCAAGCACAAAGAACTAAATTGGTTAATAGTTTTAGTAAAAGTGCAAATCGTTTGTGGTTGTTAACAGGAACACCAATGACTTCAAGACCTATGAATTATTTCAATTTATTGAGTTTGATTGAGAGTCCCGTAGCACAAAATTGGATGGCATATGCTATTAGGTATTGTCAAGGATATCAGTTCAAAGCAGGAAAAAGAAAAGTATGGAACGTAACGGGAGCATCAAATCTTGAGGAATTAAGAGATAGAACGTCAAAACAAATTTTAAGAAGGTTAAAAGAAGAGGTGTTAGATCTACCTGAAAAAATAATCACCCCAATCTATTTGAGAGTAAAATCAAAAGATTATGAAGAAATGATGGGTGAATATTATGAATGGTATGAAAACAAAAAAGAAGAATCCACATCTTTAACAATTCAGTTCAGTAAATTAATGAAAGCAAGAAAAATAATTGCCAACGAAAAAATAAAACATACAATTGAGGTTGCCGAAAATATTATTGAGCAAGGTAAAAAAGTTATTATATTTACAAACTTTACCGACACATTACAAATGATACATAATCATTTTGGAAAACAATCTGTTTATTTAGATGGTAGTTGTACAAAACCTCAAAGACAATATGCTGTTGACCAATTCCAAGAAAACGATAAAATAAAAGTTTTTGTTGGTAATTTAAAAGCGGCTGGTGTTGGGTTAACTCTAACCGCAGCTGAAGTTGTAATAATGAATGATTTATCTTTTGTTCCTGCCGAACATTCACAAGCGGAAGATAGAGCTTATCGTTATGGTCAAAAGAATAATGTTTTAGTTTATTACCCTTTGTTTGAAAATACGATAGAAGGTGCAATCTATGATATCCTTAATAATAAGAAACAAATTATCAACACCGTAATGGGGGATGATTTATTAATGAACGGTGGGGATGTTGTTGAGGAGATCTTAAATTCAATACATAGAAAACGTTAAAACTTTAATTAACGGATATTTATCGTTAATGAAAGTATCTATTAAACATATCAAATGCCCTATGACAAAGGAAAGTAGGGATCTTGCAAAAGTTTTTATTGAATTCTTACAAAAGAGATTTCCTCTTAATCACGATATTACAGTTTTATTTTTAGGCGAAAGAACTGGTACTATGACAACAGGTAGTAGAAATAATGATCACGTTTTAAAAGTATTAACAAAAAAAAGATTAAATAGAGATATTTTAAAAACATTATCTCACGAGTGGGTTCACGAATACCAACATTCAATTTTAGGTAGAGAAAGAGGCCCAGATATTGGTGGTCAAAATGAAGATGAAGCTAACTCATATGCGGGAAGATTAATGAAGATTTTTGAGAAAGAACACCCTGAATTTACTGAATTAGTTTACGAAGGTTTTAAAAATACATTAAAAAGAATTGATTTAATCTCTGAACAATTTGTTAAAAAAGATAAAGAATTAATACAAGAACAATTCCTATTAGAAATGAAAAAAATAGGAATAGATAAATTACCCTATTCTTATTCGGCATTAAAACAATTTGTGGATCCCGAAACAATGGATATTCACTATAACAAACATTACAAAGGATATGTAAAAAAACTTAACGATGCCTTGTCAAATAAGAAAGGTGAAATGGAACTTGAGGATATAATTAAAACCATAAGTAAGTTTGATACTAAAGTTAGAAATAATGCTGGTGGAGCATTTAATCATGCATTATTTTGGAAAATGTTATCACCAAAAAAACAAACACCAAAGGGAGATATCTTGGAAAGAATATTAAAACAATTTGGTTCTTTTAAGAAATTCAAAGAAGAATTTAACAAAGTCTCAATGGATAATTTTGGATCGGGTTGGTGTTGGTTAGTTCTAACGAAAACAAATAGATTAAAAATAATGTCAACACCAAATCAAGACAATCCTTTAATGAATATAATTGATGGTGGTGGATATCCATTATTAGGTCTTGATTTGTGGGAACACGCATATTATTTGAAATATAGAAATAAAAGAGATCAATATATTAAAAATTTTTGGGATTGCGTGAATTGGGAATTCGTTAATAGTCTTTATGACTTGAAAACAAACAAAAAAGAAACAATTAATGAATCGGTTGATCGTAGAGAAAAATCGGCATTAAAATGGTTAAACAAGAAATTTGGTGATCTTACACCGGTGGTTGTTGACAATAGAACATATTATATTGATGAGGACAGAAAACCATTATTTTACTATCACCAGGATTCAAAATATAAGGATATTTATATAAATTACGAAAGAATTTGGTCGTTTTTTAATTCTATTTTTGGTCTGAATACCTTGCAAACACAGGAGATTCTGAAGGTATGGTTGGAAGAGACCTATAATTTAAAGGGGGTCACACCACCTTTTTGGAAATTATGAAGATCAGATCTTGTTGGAAGAGACCTATAATTTAAAGGGGGTCACACCTCCTAAAATTGTGTACCGCGGCTTTAAAATGGTTGGAAGAGACCTATAATTTAAAGGGGGGGGGGCACGCCATTTGTGTCTCGTATGTTATAAAAATAACAGTCGGAGGAAACCTTATAATTTAACCCACAAATAATTAGTTTTTATTTAGTTGGATATTTATATAAAAACATTTATTATGTCTATAATACCAGAACCAGAAAGATCTGACTTATATAAAAAAATCAGACATTTATTAGGAGCACCATTGAGGGGTGTAGAATTGGAGGATGAACAAATGGATACATTATTGGAGTTTTCAATTGATCAGTATTCTCAATATGTTCACGATTGGTTGATTGAATCTCAATGGACAAGTTTATATAACTTAAACGTTGACACGCAATCTGTTGCAAGAGCGTTCGTATCTAAAAGCTTGGATTATGAAACAAGATACACATATGCGTATTCCAAAATTGTTGGTTTACAGGCAGGTGGAGAATGGGAATTAAAGAAAGACTATATTCAGTTGGTTCCAAATCAACAAATATATGAGATACCCGCAAACAGAGAAATTAATGAATTATTATGGTTTACACCGGCAGAGTTAAATAATATGTTATTTGATCCTTGGACATTTGGTGGTATTGCTGGAGGTGGTATTTCAGGCCCTGCGGGATACGCTCAACTTGGTAATATGTCAGGATCATATTTTATGATGCCAGCATTTGATATGTTATTAAGAATGCAAGAAATTAATATTCAAAGAAGAATTATTGCGGGAGATTTAACATATAGAATCACTGCATTACCGGGAGGGAAGAAAGCAATACATTTAATGAACACACCGGGAGGTAAATTTGATTTTGGTAATTCAACTTTAGCAAAGGGTAAAGTTTGGTATTGGTATTATGACACAACTGAAGGAGGAAGAGATCAATGTTTAAAGGATAACCCTGATATTATCAAATTACCTTCCGATGTTCCAATTGATAAATTAAGTTGGGTTGATCTTAATCACCCTGCGCAGATATGGGTAAGAAACTGGTTTATTGCAAGTTGTAAAGAAACACTATCAAAAGTTAGAGGTAAATATAGTGGTAATCTTAAAACACCCGATAGTGAATTAACAATGGATTACCAATCATTAGCAACTGAAGGTAAAGATGAAAAAACCAAATTAATTGAGGAATTAATTGGTGCTGAAGGTAAATTAACAAGATTAAGACCTGATAAGGTATTAGAGCGTGAGGCGTTAATTGCAGAAAATTTAAATAAGCAATTAAAGTTCAGAGCCATGCCAAGACAAATTTATGTAATATGAGTTTACGTATTGAAAACATTTCACCAAGAAAAAATGTGGTTAAGTATCAAACACATAGAGTTGTTGTACCACAAAATGTTATAACAGATAAAGTTGTAACAACCGAAAACTACACAATTAATGAGGAATTGTTAGTGATAGTTAAAGATGTAGAAAATTCTGAAATAACTTTAAATTCAGAAAAAAATAAAACGGTAACCATTAAATCTTTGACTACCGTTTTAATTAAACCTGATATTGGATCCATTGATGAAGAATGGGATGAACTTCTTTTAGAAAAAGGTTCTTGTGTTCATCTGTCTTTTGTTGAGGGTAATTGGTATATTATTTCATCAGATGGGTTAAAGTTAAATTAACCCATCTTTTTATACGTGTTGTTCCCAACCAGGTTCTGCCAATTCATACATATAGTTAGGATCAATACCAACCTTATCCCAAAACTCAACTTCACCTTCTTCCATTTTCATTAAGTGTTCATCAAGATCATCCTGATCCCTTTCCTCAAATGGAACACCATTAATAAGTTCACATTGTTCCTTTGTGAAAAATCCTCTTTCTTCAGGATTCTTAACTAATAGTCCACTTCTTACCTCTTCCTTAAAAACAATAAGTAATGGTTCTACCCTTTTATTAAAAGTAACAATTGCTCTCGGTACGTTATATTCCCCTGTCATATCGGGATTATTTTCAATGTCAGAAGGATCTAACATATAGGAATTTAATTGAATTACCGAATCTGAAGTTGCAACTCTATATGCCATATCTGTTGGTATTCCCGTATTAGCCTCCTTATATTTACTATCACTACGAACCCAGTTATCATCCGACCAAGATTTTTCCCAACCATTATTAAGTAGGTATTGTTCTTTATTTTTATAATCTGATTTTTTGTAGTTTGAAAAATACAAATTTATCTGTTCATCAGTCCATCCCTTTTTTGGTCTGTTAACTTTTTGAACATCTCCGTGTGATGCCTTTGTACCGTTATTAACATAATAGATAATATCACCCAAATTTACATTAAGACCATCTCTAATTGCAAGTTCCATGTGTGCTTGTCTTGACATCAAAGCACCTGCCTTTGTAGTTTGTTTACTTCTTTTAATGTAATCCTCAATACTCTGTTTAACTTTTGATTTAGAAGCAATTTGCATTAATGGAATTTTTTGATCAAATATAGTTTGTAAATAATCGTAATAGTAGTCAACAAATTCCTGACCCCTACCCTCAAGAAGTAGTCTAATTCCTTTATCCAAAAACACCTCAATGTATTTAGGCATTTTTTTAGATTTTATTGAGTTACCCGTTAATTTAATTTTTCCGTTGTGTTCTAAGGTTGCATAGTTTTTACGAGCAAGATTAATACATGAACTCCATGTTCCATCACAATCAAGACCCATTTCACCCCTCATAAACATATCGTTAAATTCCGCAACATCAGCATCATAACCTCTGTACTCTTTTCCTTCTTTAACCAACCAATTTAAACCTTTCCCAATATAAACACGATCATCTACACCACCTTCAGGTAATGAGAAGTTCATACCATCGGTATCACATACGAGTGGGGTATAACCTCGTTTTATAAAGAACTTTAACATTTGACGAAGATACTGCCTACCCGTACAGGTAATCTGTTCTCCCATGTCAATATCACCCCATGGGAATACTTGTGGTGCCGAAAGTGAACCAAAGAATGCGTTGATAAAGATCTTAATTGGTAATTGTTTTCTATCGTAAGACAATGACTTTTTCTTGTCAATACTTTTATATTCAGAAGCCAAATTCTTATACATGATACGAGTACTTCTAAAATAAGATAGTAATCCCTTCATCGCTCCCGTTATATCGCAATCAGGGAAAACATCATGAACCAACTGAATTGATGGATATAGTGATGAGTAGTCAAGTTTTAATACATCTTTAGAATATCCCACCTTTAGTAGTCTTGATAGACCACCAACAAATCTTCTTTGTTCTTCTTTCTTTGGTATAGCAAGTCCATACTTATATGACCAAGCAAGCATTATCATTTTCCATAATGTTGCAGTTCCCATTGTTGAAACCCTTTCATATGTTGTTGGTACTAATGATGCAAGAAGAAATGTCCCTTGATTGAACTCATCATCAACAATTAGGGTTTCCTCAAGGTCATCGTCAAGATATCTCTCAACAATATCATCACCAGTTGTTTTTATGTATATATCTCCTCTTCTATAACATACCTCATCAACCTTTGGGTCTGATCCGACTTTTTTATATTTACCATTTGTTGTATTTAACCAATACTCATTTTTTTCAGCATACATAGGGCCAATCTTAGTATGATCAATATAAATACGATCTTTAGCCTCGGCATCAATATATTTTGTAATATACTTAAGACCCGCTTCTTTTATATTTGAATTGATTGCCTGAGCTCTACGAACAGAATGGATAATATCAATTACGTTATACCCCCACATTTGTACTTGGTTATATCTCTCAACTTCGTTTGCCAATTTCAACATTGATTCCTTTTGTGAAATTGGTTTCAGATGATTTAAAGATGTTGGGATCTTTTTAAGGTCAATATGAAGGGCTTTACACCTTTCAAAGATCCAATACCAGTCAAAGTTTGCTGAGTTATACCCACCAATAATAGAAGGTTTTATTTCGTCTATAATTCTAAAGAACTCAACAAGTCCTTTTCTTTCTTGATCTTCATCTTTACATTCAATAACTTTTAAAAACCCTTTATTAGTTTTCATACCTATCATGAATATACGACCGTCTTTAGGTTCCAATGCGGTCGTTTCCAAGTCAAATACAAACCTTGTAATGTCGTTGTATTCCTCAAAACCTTTAAATAATCTTTTTTCTTTTGAGATGAGGTATTGTTCTACAGGAGGTAGAACCATTATTTTATCTTTAGTTTTTTCTCCCCAAGGATCTATTCCACCATCTCTAAAAAATTGAATGAGTTCTCTATAACCTTTCAACGATTTAACCATAAACGTTAAACCATTCTCCAATCTTTTATTTCCATCGGTGCGTAATTTCTCAATGACAATACCATATTTTGTCATTGCTTCTTTTTGTTGATCTTTAGATGAGTTGTAAAAATTTAGACCTCGTAAATCACCAACCCATGCAAATGCGGTTAGTTTGTCTTTTTGAATTGATTTACCCTTATCAGGTGTTTCTTTGATTTTATAAATGCAGTTTGAAACATAATCATATTCTATGGAAACAATATGTTGTTCAGGATCCGATCCCTCAAGGAACGATTTAATTTCTTCGTGATTAATCATTAATAATATATTTAAATTGGTTCATTATCTGCTGGTCTATGCCAACATTTACCTTCCTTTTTAAATATATTATAAAAACAAACTAATGTCAAAATAAACCCCCAATTTTATTTTTGGGGGATATATTATGCTTGATAAATTTCTTTTAGTCTTGCCTCAACATCGGCATTTGTCCAATCACCAATTGCATCGTAAGCATCGCCTTCCCATAAAGTAATCGGCTCACCAAATTGATCAGTGTGAATTACAACCATCTTTCTTTCAGGAAAATCAACCATTCTTTTAATGTTAATCTCATTAACGGTTTTTGTTTGTTCTGGTACAACTACCACAGTTTTAGGGTTTTCAATTGTTACTTTCATTTTTAATTTATTTTATGTTTATTAATTACAACAAGGAAAATCAATTACATAACAACTTTCATAAGGCAAGTCTTCAGATATGAAACTTTCTTGTATGTTTATAAAAAGTCGTTCACGTATTGGTAAAATTAATGTACCATCAGTATTTCTTAATAAGAATTGACCTTCATACCTACCCACTTTATTTGTATCTCTTGGGGTAAACTGATAGTATATATAATATTCTGGATCCGCATTTGGATCTATTTGTACTTTCTCAACAAATCCTGCGGGTCTTGTGGAAATTTTAGGAATTCCTGTCTCAACATTAACCATTGAAAAGAATATTGAAGACTCCTCTATCATAGACATAAAATTATTATAATCACTCCTCCCGTCTTTTACTACTTGTAGTTTTAAAATAGGTAAAGTCGCATTTTTCTTTATGTAGAATTCCATTAGTGTTTTTACTATAAATACTTGATAGAAAGAAAATATTTTTTATTTATTATTAATTATAGTGAAACTTTAATAATAAACAAGATATTTATATAATATGGCAAGACCAACAAAATTAGAAAAAGACAGAAAGATTAAATTTGGAATAAGTTTAGATCGTGATTTGTTTGATAGAATGGTTAAAGAAAAAATTAAAAAGTCAACATTACTTAATAAATTATTAAGAGAATATTATGAAAACAAAAATTTGTAGTAAATGTAAGGAAGAAAAGGATGTTTGTGAGTTTTATAAAAACAACAAAAATCCTAACTTATATAGAGGAAGTTGTAAAATATGTATGAATAAACAATCAAAAGAATATACTGAAAAAAATAAAATCTCTATCTCCGAAAAAAATAAAGAATATCGTAAAAAAAACAGAGAATTGATAAAAATTAAAAGAAAAAAATATTTAGAAAACAACCCAAATTTATTTAAAAATTGGTATAATAAAAACAAAGAAAGTAGGAAGGAGTATTTAAAAAAATATAATTCCAACCCAATAGTAAAAGTAAAAAATTCATTAAGATCAAGAATAAACGAACTAATGAATAAAAAATACAATAACCCAAAAACAACAGATTTAGTTGGGTGTGATTATAGTTTATTAATTGAGTATATTGAGAGTAAATTTACAATTGGAATGTCTTGGGAAAATTATGGTTATTATGGTTGGCATATTGATCATATAGTCCCATTATCCTCGGCAAAAAATGAAAATGAATTAAAAAAATTATTCCATTATACAAACCTACAACCATTATGGGCTGAAGAAAATTTAAGTAAAGGAAATAAAATATTTTAACATTCTTTTCTTAATTCTTTTGCATAGTGGTCAAATCTCTCGTGATCAACTGGAGTTAATAATAATAAACCACCCCTTAATTGATTTTTCTTTGTTAATTGGTAATGATGACTCATCCAAGTGTTTTCAAAAGGATAAGTCCACTTTGTATCCAAAAACATTTTTTTATTACCTTCCTGACTTATAATATGAGTCCAATTACAATAGTATATTTCACCATCAACATATGGTAATCCTTTATGTGACATTATATTATTAAACTTAGTTTTTGGCGCATTTGGGTCTAATCCATTGATTGGTAAATTTGGTTTTTCTGGAAAATACTCATTTCTTTTTTCTTGTGGAAGATTATACCACGGCCAACAAGTTCCGTTGTCACCGTAAAATTCAGTGTAATTTATTTTTAGAAATTCAAAATTTTCTTTATTCATTATTTCAGTACACTTGTTAAATAAATTTGGTGTGTATCTATTGAATCCATTTCTACAAGTCTCATCTGGTTTATTTTGGAAAAACATATCGTCCTCTGACCACCACATATATTGTAAATCTGTATTAGCAAAATGTTCTGCAACAAACTGTCTTCCACCACAAATACCCAAATTATTTTTCTTTATATGTAGAAAATTATACTCATCACATAGTTCTCTATACCTTGGTGTTGTTGAAAGGTCGGTTGAGTTATCAAGTAAAAATTTTTTTGTTTTATGAATAAAGTTTGGATCATAATCCAACATTGATTTTATTAAAGTTTCAAATTGTTTTGGTGAATTAAATGTAATTACATATAAACCAACATCTCCATTATAATTTGTAACAACTTTTTTTCCTTCATTTTTTAATACAACCTTATTATTTTTCACATCCTCAAAAAATTTATATACAAGTCCATTGGATTCTATTTGACAATAATCAATTAATTTTGGGTATTGATATAGTAAGATTGTAAATAGACTTTCTTCTGTCCCCATAAATCCTCGTTTAAGTGTATCAATTAATAACCCATAATACAATGTATTCATTTGTGATATAGTATCTTTGTTACCACCAAAGAATCCTCCACGAGCAACAACATTGGGTATAGAATTTGTCAGCTGTTTCATTTCATTATAATCAAATCCGTGAATTTCTAACTCGGCGTCATATGGAAAACTAACAAACAAAAACTTATCTGTTATAATGTTGATTTTTTCTAAAACATTATCGTGAGTGAAATATCCCGAATGAACCGTGTTTGTTAAACCAGCATCAATCCAGTATAATTTTTCTGAATTAAACTTATCTAAAATTTTGGCATCGTTAAGTAAAAACATTTTAGACATAACAAGGGGGTTATACATTTCTAACCTTGATTGTGTGGAATCTTTTAACCAACCAACTTGATTATACCATTTTGGGTTGTTCCTGATATTTTGAATTAAATCAAAGTATTCATTGGTTTTAAACCAACTTAAATCTCTTAAAATAAATTGAGTATTACTTTCGTCTCTCACACTAAAAACGAATTCTTTTAATTCCGAATCCCCAAATATTATCATCTTGGAGTCCATCTTTAATAACTCCGAAAATTTATCAAGGTAGTGAGTATAAGATCTTGACCAACCATCATTGAGTTCTCCTCTACCAATATCCCATAAACCAGTTACTAATGTTATCATTGTTCTTTAATTTTACATACCCATACAACTAAACGAAATTCATCCTCCATATATGGTTTAAGGTTATAAGTTAAACAACTTTCATTAATATCGGAATCTTGTATTTCTAACCAATTCCATATTTTATCTTTTATATTTTTATTAAAGTAATCTTCATTTGGTGCATAATCGTGAGCCATAATAATATCACCAATTTTTAGAAATTGTGATAATAATCTAAATTCGTTTTTTTTACTACCACCATCACAAAGAACTAAAGTACGTCCTTCAGATTGTATAAAATCTTTTATCTCGTCAGGATAATCCAAGTCAGAATATGGATAATTAAAAATATTTTTTGTTATTATTTCTATATTTTTATTTTTTAACTTTAGATTTTTCTGTTCGTTAAGATCATAAGTTCTAATAACATTAGATTCTAAATTATTATTGTCTAATATATTTCTTAACATTAATGTTAGTCCTCCATCCGCAGTACCAATTTCTAATATTCTATTTGGTTTATAATTTTTAATTAACTCATTAAAAACATTATCAACATTTGGGTGTTGACTAATAATTAAATTTTCATATATAAAATGTCCATTCATATTTTATAAATTTCCCGTTAATCTTTCACACCATCCTTTTGATAAGCTGTGAGGCCAAACAACCCAATATTTTGGTTTTTCGGTTGTATTAAATTCTCTCCATATTTTACAATATTTATCAGGATCGTTCATCATTCTGTTTATTTCATTAATGTCGGCATCTTGTCTATGTAGTGTCTCATCTTTTTCATTGTGAAACGCAACAACCCAAAAGTCATAATCCGTTTCTTTAACATAGTCATAAGATATATCAATACAATGTTTAAACACTTGTGTAAAACTATTTAACCACTCTTCTTCATCATTAAAGTCATATGGATTTGGTGGATAATTCTTATCTAATGTATATTTCTGAACAGATCTTTTTGAGAACAATATTCCCGCATATTTTTCATAATCTCTAATTGTTCTCTCAGAACCAAAACCGTATTTACCCAAATCACCCTCATATGATTCTCCATCAATACCTAATATTTGTCTATTTTTTCTATGACAAGATTCATTCTTCTTATACCATTCCTTATCATCATCCCATTGTTTGGTTCTACCTTTTCTTGTGTATTCGTGCCAAATAACAACTTTATGAGGGTGGAATAAATCATATCCGTGTGTATATGCTCTCACGGCAATTGATATCTCTTCCCCGTGAAAGTAATATTCAGGGTCGTGTTGAACTTCCTTTGAAAATTCTCCCAAAGTGAAAGCAAAATGTGCGGAATAGAATCTTGTGGGAATTGGTTCTTTTAGATCTTTCCAATTAGGAATGACTTCAGGTAGAAAAAACACAACACCTTCAGGTGTGAATCTATCAAAAACCATTCGCCAAGGTTCGGTAACTCTCCCTTGTGGGTCATTTTCAGGGTCAAATGATGAAACATAACCAGTCAATAAAGGTTTCTTATATCCTTTCTTTTGTAATTGTTTAATCATTTTGATTAATGTATCATCCCAATCTTGTTCAAATCTCATATGGGAATCTAACTGAAGTGTATATTTTTCACCTTTGTATAATTGTTGTACTTGGTTTCTCGCCCAACAAACTCCTGTTGATTCTTGGTATGGTATATTTAAAATACGAAATCTCTTATCATTTTCATATTCAGATAAATTATCAAATCCATCTTCAGGGTGAAATTGACGACAAATACCAAATACTAAATTTTCAGGTTTTTTTGCTTTATCAATACAATCTTTAATTGTTGGGATAAGTTGGGGATCCCTATAGGATGCAATTTGAATAAAAATTTTCATTTTTTATTAAAAAAATAAATAAATGAGAATAAAAATAAATAATGTAATGTAATTATTCCCTTAATAATCACTTTCCAAGGAAAATCTTGATAAGTCCCACGCAACCGCACCAGCCGTAGCGTTGTTAGTTGCCCAACATACTCTTCCTAATGGTGTTGTGGTTGAGGGTAAGTTAGTGGATAATGTACCCGATGTTTGAGCTGTGGTTGATAAATTTGTTATTCTGTAGGTTATTACAGAATCGTTAGGTTTTGCAAATAAAACTATTTCATATAATGAAGTAGTATCTACTGGGTAACTACCTCCTAAAGGTATAACAGTTGGTGGTGTGCCTGTAATATTATGAACTAAGTTCCAGTTACCCGTACTTGCATTTATTGCCATGCCTATTTTACCTGGTGTTGTGGATGTTGTCGGATCAATATTAGTTGGCGCCGCAGTGGCGTTATCGGTCAAACCAATAAACATTCTCATACCTGTTTGAGTTGTTGTTAAACCAAATCTACCCACAATAAAGAAACCACCTAATCCCGCGGCGTTACCCCTCCAGCATTCTAATGATGCAATACGAGTTGATGCTAATGAACCGGCACCTGCTGCTGATGTATTTGTAATTCTTCTTGTTTGACTTTTTAAGTTAGTTGTGGTTATGTTTGGATTTGATATAGTACCAACACTAGTTACTGTACATCCTATAGTACCAACTGTTGTACCACCACCAGGTCCTATTACCGATATTTGGTTAAACATCATATTTGGTTGGAACGGTGTATCAACCCCACTTGGCCCAATCCATTTTGGCATCTGTCTTCCCGCAATATCTTTTGAATATAATAGTAGGTTACCCGCAGTTGGAGCTGATGGGTCAGCTGTTGATACTAATTGTAAATTACCTAATAATATCTCAACGTTGGACGCACCACTAAATGTTCCTCCGTTATTGAACTGAACCTCGTTTGTAGTACCTCCTGGTGATCCAGCACTTATTCCGGTTAAATTAGAACCATTACCAAATAATGTTCCACCACTTATGGTTGTTCCTGTAATTCCTCCTTCCGATAATATTTCGTCTGTTATAAATGTCATATTTTTTTTACATTAAGATTCTCCCGTTGCAATTGTTTGCCAATCAACATTTCCTGTCAATGCGGCATTAGCATTAGTGTTTATTATAAAACCTGTAGTTGTTTTTGATTCATAAGTAAATACTCTATTGTCCGAACCCGTAATCCCAATAGTGTAATTTGTGGTCGGGTAAGTATTTGTAAAGGTTACTGTATATTTTCTTGGTGTTCCTATAAAACTTGCGGCAGTAACAGTTCCTGATTTTATATTTAATCCTATGGTTGCCGTTAAATTTGATTGACCTTGATTTCTACTAATTGTTAATGTGTTGGCGGAATATGTTACTCCGGTAACAAAGGTATCCGCCGAAACAAATCCTGTTACATTAAACGTTCCTCCCGTATTATTTGTAAATGTTGCGGTTCCGTTTGAATATGTTCCACCTGTAACTCTTATATCAGTTGGTAAATTTTGGTAAGTTGTTGCCGATAATACAGACGAGCTTATCGTACCTGTTGATGTTAGTCCTGTCACAGTATTAAATAAAACATTGAAAGTCCCACCTGTGTTATTTGTAAATGTAAATGTATTATTAGAATAAGTGGATCCTGTTACAAATACATCAGTTCCTGATGTTCCTCCTGTTGTGAAACCTGTAACAGTAAATGTACCTCCAGTGTTGTTTGTAAAAGTTGCGATTCCACTTGAATATGTTCCTCCTGTTACAAAAACATCAATTGGTAAATTCTGATATGTGGTTGCTGATACTGTGTTTGCAGTTAATCCATTTGTAAACACTGTTGGCCCTGTAACCGTACCTCCCGTAAATGTTGATCCTCCTGACGATGGTTGCCATGAAGCATTGCCATTAGCATCTGATGTTAAAACATAACCATTAGTTCCTCCTGATGTCATTTGGAAGTTTGTTGTTATCGTTTTACCTGAAATGTTTACTTGATTTCCTGCCGCAAATATTAAATTACTTCTGTTTGAGTTATTTGTGCCATTACCAACAATGAACGCACCTTGAGTGGTATCTCCTGTTGTATTCCACAAACCTTGAGCGTGTTGATAATCACCTGATGTAACAGTTCCAATCCCCTCAGAATGTGAATAATCACCAAAAGCATTTGTGGATATACCTTCAGAATGAGAACCATTACCCCAAGAAATAGTTTCCTTACCTTCAGCATGTGACCATAAACCAATTGATCTTGTATCATTTCCTTCGGAGTGAGACCACAAACCATGTGTAATACCGCTTAATCCTTCTGAATGAGAAAAATGCCCTGTATTTATATCAGATTTAAAAGGTGTTCTTACATTTGGAAATGATAAAATAACAGTACTATTAAAACTAGTATCCATTAATTGTAAATCAGTCTCAGAACCATTAAATGTAACACCACTTACTTCATAATACCCATATATACTATTGCTAATATAGTCATCTAATACAACATAGTTACCAAAATAACTTGTAATATCACCAATGGACGGATCAAACTGAGTGAATCCAGATAAAAATTTAACTAAGTACCCAAAAGCTCCTGATATCGTTGAGTCACCTTCCGAATGTGAATTTTTACCCGCGGAAATAGTTTCTGATCCCTCTGAATGAGACCAATTACCTCTTGAAATTGTTTCTGATCCCTCTGAATGAGACCAATCACCAATTGAAATTGTTTGCTGACCTTCAGAGTGAGAATAAATACCACTTGAAATTGTTTGATTTCCTTCTGAATGAGACCAACCACCACTTGAATTTGTTTGTTTCCCTTCAGAGTGAGAATAAATACCACTTGAAGTTGTTTGCTGACCTTCAGAGTGAGAATAATTACCTGTTGAGGTTGTTTGGTAACCTTCAGAATGGGAGGATCTTCCAGATGATATCGTTGATTCACCCTCAGCATGAGAATAGTTACCTGATGATAATGTTGCAATACCTTCAGAGTGTGACCCATATCCTGATGATGTTGTACCGTTACCTTCAGCGTGAGAATAGTTACCTGATGATGTGGTAGCCCCTCCTTCGGCATGAGAATAGCTACCTGACGAAGTAGTATAGTCCCCTTGCGCAAAACTATAATTTGTTGTTGCCGAAACGGCATTACCAAAAGCAAAAGATGTTATTCCTGACACGTAAGATGTTGGAGATTGTATTGAATCGTGAATTGTTATTGGTGAACAACCATATACGTTTGTAACATATAAATCTGTGATGCAATTACCCGAACCCCCACTAAATGGTTCTGTTAGTCCTGTAACACTAAATGTTCCACCAGTATTATTGGTAAATGTTGCTGATCCTGACGAATATGTTCCTCCCGTTACAAAAACATCAACAGGTAGGTTTTGATAGGTTGTTGCTGAAATTGTTGTTGCGGATAACCCATTTGTAAATATTGTTGACCCTGTAACAGTACCTCCCGTAAACGAAGATTGTAACCCCCAATAAGAGTTTCCTAATGAATCTGAAGTTAAAACATAACCATTTGTTGCTCCAGATGTCATTTGGAAATTGGTTGTTTTTGTTTTTCCGTTAACCTCTAATCTTACTGAAGGTGTTGATGTGTTTATACCCACGTTACCCACGGCAGTAATTATCATCTTTTCACTAAATGATGATCCTGTTAATGTAAAAAATTGTAAATCTCCCGACTCTTGGGAAATAGTGTTGTTCGTATTACCAACTTTAATTGCAGCCCTTGCAATATATGTGGATCCATTATTTGCAACAGCAAAAACTAAACCGTTTTGATTTACAGGGTCAAAAATGTATCTTTGATTAGTTGCTCCGACTGATTCCACCCCAAATGTTGCTCTTGGAGATATATTTGATCCCCCGAGAGAAGTTCTATATTGAGGATCCGTTACAGTTGTACCCCCAAGATTCACTAAACGACCACCTAAAACAGTATTACCCGTTACGGTTAAATCACCATTATCTGTAAGACCTGTCACAGTATTAAATAATACATTGAAAGTCCCACCTGTGTTATTTGTAAATGTAAATGTATTATTAGAATAAGTGGATCCTGTTACAAATACATCTGTGTTGCCTGCAGAAAAACCTGTGATATTATATGATCCACCAGAAACGGTACTCAAAGATAATGTCCCACCTGAATATGTTCCACCTGTAAATGAATTCAAAAATCTATTATCATTATCACTTACAACTGTTGTACTTGAACTTGATGTTTTTACTTTACCAAACGTGGTTGTTGATGCGGTTGAAATCCAATCGTTTAATGTACCACTTACATCCGCATAAGGTATTGCATTTGCGGATGGTGTTGTAGAACCAACAGGATCTAAACCACCAAATTGATGTCTTGTTGCGTGAGATTGTATTGTTACACCATTTATCGTTCCAGCACTTACAATATTATTAGTACCCATATCAAGGTTTCCGCTCATCGCACGAGCACCACTAACCAAAAGATATTGTGTATGATCGTCAGCCGTTAAACCAAGCAAGTTTCCATGAACCGAAGATGCGTTCACCCCACCCGCTCTAAATGCGATTGTGGGTCTTATATCCTCAATTTGAGTAATACCACTTGTACCTTCTTGAACATATATGTTTGCAATTTGAACAACACCATCTGTAAAATATGTTGGTGGTGTTGGTAAAAGAGCGTTCTCCGTTTGTACTAATGTTGAGTATTCATTTTGACCTAACACCAAAAAGTAATTCTCGTAGGATCCTTCACCTACAGTGTATAATGTGTGTTTTGTAAAATAACCTGTAGTTAACCCTGTTAAAGTACCATTAAAATCATATTGGGTATTGTTAACTAATGTTGTTGCGGTGGTAACCCAAGTTGATCCTGTTCCATTTCTATAATATTGTGTAAATGTTAATCCAGTACCACCTGTCGGTAAAAATTCATTTGACGAAAAATGATAATCACCTTGAGTTACATCTAATGTAAATGGTGTTGTTCCTTCTGTTACTATTGATCCATTTGCAAAAATTGGCCCTAACGCTTCTGTGAATAATGAATCAAAACGATTTGATGTGTGTTCCGCATTTAAAGGGGACAAATCAATGAACTCAACCCCTGTTGAATTTGTTACAACTCTACCCAATAATATATTATAAGACGTAATTGGTTTTGTTCCTGAACTTACAAGATTAGTATTTTCGTTAATATAAATGTAATTATCGGTATTTGCCGATAATGTGATTAAATTATTTACCCAATCTATTCTTCTAACGATTCCACTATTATCGGATTTTTCTAAATAACCAAACCCACTATCAGCTTGAACTGTAAAACCACTTATAACACTTATGGAACCACCACTTAACAACCCCATAGTTGATCCTTCAAATATAAGAGTGGTAAAATCGGTATGTGAACCATCGGTAAATGTAACAGATGCTTTTCTTGTTATATTAAATTCACCATCCTCAATATCCAAAAATGCCCAATATACATCATCAGAAACTGTAAATACTTTTTCGTGGTTTGAACTACCACCAAATGTACCAAACGTACCAATTCTTTCAACATATAAATCCCATTCACCACTAACAAAACTTGCATTATCAACATCAAATCTAATAGGAAGACCAACATTTGGATTTCTAATCCCATAGGTAAATCCATCAACTGTAATTGTACTACAATACAATCCAGCCCCATCTTGAACGTAATATGCGGTACTGCCTGATACTCCATTACTTTGATTATCACCAACAAAGATACTTAATGTTGCCCCACTACCTGTGGCATAATTACAATATGTGATATTACCACCAGTTGGGAAGTTAAAGTAGTTTTCCATATTTGCCAACGCCAAGTACCCATTGTTACCAATTACTTTGGTTCCATATGTGTATTCTCCGTTGTAATCTATATATTCACCATAAAATTTAGTATCCTGAGTATCAGACTCTATCCAAATATTAGTATCACAATCATACATTGATATTTTATGTGCTTGGGCAAAATCACCAACATCGTAACAATAAATTCCAGCATAACCTGATGGTGCTCCACTTAAACTTAAAAATGATATTTCATTATTAATACCAATTTTTATAATGTGCTGAGTGTTTGTATTCGGTAAAATTTGAGTTGTTTGAATGTTACTACCAACAATACTTACATATGGTGTTTGTGTTAAATCAATTTCATTTTCATAAAATTCTCCGGGATCAACTGAAATTACATATCTATTATTAATAGAAGTATTACCTGAACTAATTAAATAGTCAACCGCAGATTTAATTGACGAAAAGTCCCCACCTTTTTTTGCTACGGTTATTTCTTTCGGGTCTTGGTTTACCTCATAAAGTGGCGCATTTTGATTTATAATTGTTTTTAAAAAGTTGTCAGTTCCTTGAACTTTTCCCGTTGCTCCTGAATGTGCAATATTTACATCTATTGTGTTGTTCTCAAAATTAAGAGCAATCGCATCAATACTAGGAGCGGATCCAATTTGGGGTGCGTCAATACCTATTGCCCATCTTTGGAAGTTGACTGCGGTTAATCTTAAAAATCCTCCGTTTTCTACGTAGAATCCTGTTCCCGCAGCAGCACCTGCCGCCTTTGTTAAAAGACATCCATTAACAATGAAACCACAACTTGGTGCGTCGGCTTTAGCAAAAACCAATCCAGATGTTGTAACAATACCACCATTTGTGGATGTTACGTTTCTTAATTGCATTCTACCAATACCACTTCCACTATTTGTTGAGTAAAAACCTATTGTGAACGGATACCCACCATACTTAACATTTGAACATTGCATAATGATGTTAGCACCACCATAAGCAACTACTTTAGCGTGTGTGTAATTCGCACCAAACCTTACGTTTTCTACGTAAGAAATTGCCGCAGATTGTGGTGTTGTTGAAGATGAATAAACAATTGCAGATACACCCGTTCCCGTACATCCTTGAATTTGAAAGTCAAATATACCTGATTGATCACTTAAATGTATTAATGTTTGTGATGGATCATTTGCTTGAATTACGGTTGATATTGATGTATCACCTTTAATTGCAGCATAAGATGGTATAGTAAAGGGGTCTTCATTATAAACACCACCTGCAACTCTTACGGTATATGTATTTGCCGATGTCGCTCCTGTAATACTATTTATCGCATCTTTTATTGAATTAAAATCAACTCCAGTACTCCCTGTTAACGCAACGGTAATCGTGTTATTAGTTATCAACAAAGAATTAATACTACTCAATTCAACATCACCTGTTGTTGAATTTCTAACTAAAACAGATGTTTCATTATTATTTGTTGTCGGTGTTGTTGATATATTTAGAGTATTTGCGGTCAAGACATTTGTTAATGTTTGACCTGTAACACTAAAATCACCATTAACCGTAAGTCCTGTCACATCATTAATAGTTGCGGTTAAAGTATTCCCTGAATTATCAGTTAATGTAAAAGTATTATCATTGTAGGTAAAACCAGTTGTGAATTTATCGTTATCTGTAATACCCGTTGTTGATATTGTGAAATTAGGATATGTTCCTGTAACTGAAATGTATTGTCCGTCATTTAATGTAACAATTTGATCTGGATCAGTATTTGTTATTGTAAAATTAGGATATGTCCCACCCGTTAATATTCCTGTTCCTCCTGATATTGTAACAACTTGATCAGGGTCAGTATTTATGATATTTATGTTTCCTGTGGTTGTGTTTGCTGATAATCCTGTTCCTGTTGTTAATGAATTAACATAACTTGTTTCACCTGTATAAAATCCTGTTACATTAAATGTTCCTCCTGTATTATTTGTAAACGTTGCAGATCCATTTGAATACGTACCTCCTGTAACAAAAACATCAATCGGTAAATTTAAATAAGTTGATGCGGAAATTGTATTTGCGGTTAAATTATTAGTGGTTGTATTTCCGGTCACATTTAAATTACCATTAATTGTTAAACCACTAAAATCATTAATTGTTACCGAAAAATTAGTATTATTATTATTATTAGATATTGTTAATACGTTATTTGAATATGTGTATGCGGTTATAAAGGTGTTTGCATCTCCGGTTAAAGACGTTAAGTCTAAAGTGTACGCCGATAAAATATCATTTCTATCAAAATATGCAAATCCATTTGAATACGTTGCTCCCGTTGTAAATGTATTTGGTATCCCCGTTAAATTTGATCCATCACCATATAATGTTCCTCCACTAATTATTGGTGAATATATTGTATTTGCGGTAAGACCATTTAGAAAAATTGTTGATCCCGATACTGTTCCACCAGTAAAAGTTCCTCCACCACCTCCTGTATTGAAAATAGACCAATCGGATAATGTTCCGTTCCATGGAGAAGGGTTCAGTTTATAATAATCTGTTCCACCTGAAACACCAACAACCATTCCCGCTCTTCTACGAAGATCTGGTATGTTATTTAAATCGGAAAGTAAATCAACATTTCGGAATCCATCAATACCATATAATGGATCAATAACGGGATACTGATCCGTAGGTTCTGATGGTGAAATAAAACCAAAAACCTCAACACCTCCTGATAAACTAAAACTCATCATAATTTATTAATATTTATCCACACATCCAACAATATACTTGACCACTAAACGAGAAGAATGTTCTATATATATTGTATGTTATTGGGAATCCGTTTATATCTATAACTATCACAGTTCCGATTAAATTAATCGGAATATAATTACCTGAACAACCTGTTTCACTATCCCTAAATTCATTTGGTTGAGGAATTGTTTGAGGTATTAATATGTAACCATACCCACTTCCAAATTGGAAATCTACATAAGATTCTCTAGGGTCATTTGTGTTTACAAATGTTAATAATGACACATCACCTGATGTTATTGTAGTACCACTAAACTTACCAAAATAAATTCCTGGCGGAGCCGGTAATGGAGTTTTTGTCGGTGTCGGAGTTGCGGTAACAGTACATATGAACGTTGATGTTGGTGTAGGTGTCTGTGTTTTTGTTGGTGTAGGTGTTGCCGGAAGAGATTTTGTTGGTGTAGGTGTCGGCGTTAACTTACAAGGATCAAAAGTTGGTGTAGGTGTTACAGTCGTTGTTGGCGTAGGTGTTTGAGTCCTTGTAGGAGTAACAGTCGGTGTTGGTGTGGGTGTCGGTCTTGGTACATTTAAAAAGTACGAACATTTTTGTGAAATAACATAAATTGTGTATGTACCAAAAATTTCAGTTGTTGGTGAAATTGATGAAGAATCAAACGTATATGGCAATAGATGATCACCCAAATTATATACATTTTCTTCATTATCGGGCTTAAATATTATGTTGGCAATATTACCATCATAACTAGGGCTACTTATAGTTATAAATTGTTCCATTGTGTCATTTATAAATACAATGGAATATCTATTTTTTTAATCTAATGTGTTTATACCAAACTCTTTCGTCTATAAATTAAAAAAATAAATTTTATCAAAAATAACCAAATTGATCAAACATCCATTTATATCTATTTTTTACCCAGTTGGATGCCTCAATACCTAATACTTCATTGTAATCTTTTTTAATTGGTTCAATCTTTTGTTTTATTGTATGATCACCATATATACCATATACACTATCATCTTCTGTTGTTATTTGTTCAACATGATCAAAATCGTGACCGTCATAATAAGGTAAACCCAAATAATTATATATTCTATCCATTTCAGTTTTTGGACTTGAGGTAAAGTCCTCAAATCTAACAAACAACATTTTATTGTTTAAACCTTCTTTAAAAATTTGATATAACCTTTCTAAAGCTAACCCAACAGGTTGACCTTGAGACCAAATATCAATTCTTTTTTCCGTTGTTGTGCCAGCCATTTGAGAATGGTTTACAATTCCGGCATCCAAATGTTGATTTTTTCTGAAGTTTTTTTCCATTGATGCAAAAATTGCTCTTGGATCTCTAACCATACAAATTATTTTTGGATTAGGATAAAATGAATTTAAGAAACCGTAATGAACTCCCCATCCTCTACTCTTATCTAAAACATATGGTTTGTCTGTAATCCCGTTATAAAAACCCTCAAGACCGTTACGACAAAAAGATAAAAAACCATCTTTCATTAAGTTTTGATCTTGGGCTTTAAATTCGGGTGAGTTAGAATAATTTGCTCTTGCGGCATAAACTAACTCTAATACACCTGAAGTTGGTGTAACATAAAAATCAGGATTTTGTCCCATTACATTTTGTAGTAATGTTGACCCTGCTCTTGGTAAAGAGCTTTGAAAAAATATTTTATTAACCATTTTATAAACTATTAATATTAAAGATTATTTGATCCATATCAAAAATATTATCATCAAATAATGGACACTCATGTGTCATTCCGTTGAAATTATAATCAAACAGATAACTGTCAGGTAATTTAACATCTGTAGGTAAATCGGCAATAATATTTTTATGAATATCATAACCAAATAACTTTGGTGATGTTCCCACCCATAAAACGACCGATGGGAGATTTAATGCTGCCGATGCGTGTTGTAAAGAAGAATCAATTAAAATTCTTTTTTCTGACATCAACAATAAAGAAAACAATTCCATGTTTGACATTGGGTCTTTAATTACCTCTACATTTTCTAAAGCATTAAATTCATGTCTACAAATTTGTATTATGTGATAATATTTTGAATAGTGATTAACCAAATGTTGTGATACAGAAATTGGCATATCTCTTGTCCATGAATAAGGATAAGGTTGGTCGTTTAAAGGTCCTCCGTTTGTTTGAATAACCATAATTGGTTTTTCTCTTTTCCATCTGTTAAACCCAACTTGTTTTTGCCTTAAATTGAATTTTAATTCAGGTTGTTCCCCGTTGTACTCCAATCCAAATAATTTACACCAATTTAAAATCAATGGTAATTTTTTATGAATGTGGTCATCCGTAAAATATGGTTCGTGTTTAAAAATCTTAATATCCTTATCTTTAATAAAATCATCATAAAAATATGGAGTATTACCGATTCTATAAACTCTATCCACAAAATCCAAATTCAAGAATATTTCTGGATACGCACAAACAACAATAAGATCCCTATCGGGAAAATTGTTTTTAATACATTTAGCAACTGCGGTTGATGATACGTGTTTTCCTAATCCACCCTCAAGGTGAAATAATGAATATTTTTTTTCCATGATTAAATTATAATTTGATTTTAACTATTAGTAAATGAGAGAGCTTTGTTAATTTGATCAATAACCATTTGTGGTGTTATTGTCGTATGACATTCATTTTCTCTATTCGTATTTAAAAAAATTGGGCACTTTGATGATATATTTGGGATTATATTAAAACATCCATTACAAACATTTTTATTTATAACTCTAAAACAATCAAACTCATTATGTTCTTTTGTAAATCCCGATATCATCACAACAGGAACATCGTACGCCCAAGCAAGCCAAGAAAGACCTGACGACAATCCAATAAATAATCTTGACTCCAATATATGATTTAATGAAACATTAATATCATCAAATCCGTGGTATCCTTTAACATTCTTAAGATTTAATGTATTTTCATACGAAACATTATATACCTCAAATCCTGATCTAATAAGTTCATCAACAATAATTTGCCATTTATCTTTATCCCAAGTAGCAATTGATTTTAATGATTCCGGAGCAATTGTTATTTTATTATTAATAATTTTTCTTTCTTTTTTAATAAGAGAAGGTTTGATAGGTTTTGTTGATTGTGGGATCATCATTGTATCTTTTGTTGCATACATCATGCCACCCAACGTATGAGAAACATCTTCCTTATCATATCCAACAGAAATATGTTTATCAACAATGATTCGTTTTTTTTGATTTGCATTTATAAATTCATACTTATCATTATTTGATTTTAATAAATGAGGAAAAAATGTTGAAACCAAAACTTTTTTTGGTTTATGATAATCAACAAATTGATCCATAAATGATGCAAAACAAATTGTATCACCCAAACAAAAGGAATTGAAATGTAATAGAATTTCTTTATTTTCTAATGTTTTGGTATTCTTATCATTTTCAACATAGTCTAACAATTCCGTATTGTCGTAATGTCTTTTAATCATACTTTTAATTTTAATATTTTTGAGTAATACTCAAACCAATATCTTTCAGTCCATATGGTTCCTTCTTCCAAAGAAACTAATGGTTTTTGTTGCCAAGGCTTTTTAACAATATAATGAAATATTTTAATATACTTTGGAAGTCCTGTATTATGAAAAACTTGTTTGTTATAAGTTTTTAGGAAATTATATTCTATTGGGAATGATGTTATAATATCTTGAAAATAGTAATTTATGATATCCTGATCTAAATGTTCCGTGATACCATAAAGTTTTGTTAAATTGATTAGATCGTTTGTTATTTTTTGATTAAGGTATTTTTTACTTATTACCATAACTCCGGTATTATATTGATCAATATATAATTCTCTAATGGCACCGAAAGAACATTGTGAATCAATTAATTTGTCAATATTACCCAATATTAAAGTATCACAATCTAAAAAAATTATTTTGTCCACATCCTCCATTGAAAAAATCTCATATTTGGTATAATCACCAAATGACATTTGTTTCTTTTTTAATTCCTCAATTTCATAATATTTTGACAAATCGTAAGTTTTTAACAAAACATTATTGTGTATTTTTCTTGAAGTAATCAAATCATCATGAGTCAAATCGTTACTAATTACAGTGAATGGAATATCTTCTTTAATTATTCTTGGGTTATTCTCAATTAGAGATTTTAACATAACCTCAAACCCAATTAGATATTCTTTATTACATACGGTTACAAACATAGATTAAAGTTTTTTACAGGTAATTAAATTTTTCAAAAAACCACAAATAGTTTTGAATAATAATATTACAATTTTTTGAACCTAAAATATTCAAATAATCATCCTTTAATGGTTTTATTTCTCGTTGTATTTTATGATCACCAAATATTCCATGTATTATATCATTTTCGTGTGTTAGTTGATCAACATTTTTAAAATCATGTTTATAGTAAGGGATTTCCAAATACTTGTAGATTTTTTGAATTTCTATTTCTGGGGTTTTACAAAAATCTTCATATCTTATAAATAAAACATTTGAATCTAATCTTTGTTGTGTAATATCATACAACCACTCAAGAGCTGGCCCAACGGGAGGTGAAACAGAAAAATGAACCATTCTTGAATCTGTTGTCATGTTTTTTAATTCCGCACCATTAACAATTAATGGGTCTTTATGTGGATTTTTTCTGTAATTTTTTTCCATTGACGAAAAAATTGATCTTAAATCTCTAACCATAATTATTACTTTTGGGTTGGACTCAAAAAAATCTAAAAAACTATAATGTCCTGACCACGCTCTACTTTTATCTAAAACATATGGTCTATCTGTTATTTCATTAAAGAATCCCCATAAACCACCTTTACAAAATCCTCTAAAACCTTTTTTCATTGTTTCAGCATCTTGAGCCTTAAACGCATCTCCTGTTGAATATATTGTTCTTGCTTGTAATAGAAACTCAACCACTCCTGATGTTGGTGTTGAGTAAATGTCCGGATTTTGCATCATAACATTTTGTAATAATGTTGATCCTGCTCTTGGTAATGATGCATTAAAGAATATATTTTTAACCATAATGATATCTTTATATCAAAATACTAAAAAAATATTATAAATAAATTGTGTTTTTATTAAACCAACAATATTTTATAATCAGCACCATTCAATCGGATTGTTAATGTTTTTGTTGACGTACAAGATTCTGTAGTCACCGGCCCAATAGGAGTTCCCGCAGACCCTAAAACAAACTGAGAATTTGCCGTTGCTGTCGCTCCATTACCCAATATAACTGAATTTGAGAAATCCCCTGATTGTACATTGTACCCTAATGCCACGTTAGTGTTTCCTGTTGTATTATATCGTAAAGCGTTTGACCCTAAAGCAACGTTATTGTTTCCTTCTGTGTTTGAATATAATGAGTTTTGTCCTGCCGAAATATTATAATTCCCTATTGTGTTGTTATATAGAGAGCTATTACCTAATGAAATATTGTTTACACCTATAGTGTTTTGTACCATAACACTTTTACCTATTGCAACATTGTATTGTCCTGTTGTGTTAGAATATAAAACATCAAAACCTAAACCAATATTGAAAAATCCTGTTTGATTATTTTTTAAAGATCTATATCCTAAACCAATATTATTTTCACCTGTTGTGTTAGTTCCTAAAGAACACCTACCTAATGAAATGTTATTACATCCTTCTGTGTTTTTTTCTAAAGCACTGAGGCCTAAAGCAATGTTATTTGAACCGGAGGTGTTATATATTAAAGCACTTTGACCTAAAGCAACATTATTGTTTCCTATTGTATTGTTAAGTAAAGCACTGTTACCTAAAGCAACATTATTTGAACCGGAGGTATTATATTCTAAAGAGGATTCACCTAAAGCAATATTATTATCTCCTATTGAATTAGCTCGTAAAGCGTTTGGACCTAAAGCAATATTGCGAAAACCTTCTGTATTATTTTGTAAAGCGTTTGGACCTAAAGCAATATTATAGGTTCCTGTTGTGTTATAAAATAATGATTTGTAACCTTGTGCAATATTATTTGATCCTGTTGTATTTTGTTGTAAAGATCCATTACCTAAAGCAATGTTATGATTTCCATAACTATTAAGTGAAAGAGAACCGTCTCCCATACCTATATTATGAGACCCTGATATATTTGAACTAAGAGAGCTATTACCTAAGGCTATATTTGAATATCCTATGGTATTTAAAAGAAGAGACGATTGACCTATTGATATGTTATCTACTCCTGATATGTTACTTTGTAAAGCACTTATTCCTATGGCAACGTTACTGGATCCTGAGATATTTGAATATAAAGCAGCGTTACCTATTGCAATGTTTTGATATCCTGTTGTATTTGAAAATAATGATTTGTAACCTTGTGCAATATTGTTTGATCCTGTTGTGTTGTTAGATAATGTATTATATCCAATACCAATATTTGTATTGATATTACCGGCACCAATACCCAACATTAAACTATTAACAGTATTTGCGGTTAATCCTTGCGTAAAAATAGTATCACCAGTAACAGTACCACCACTTAATGGTAAAAAGTTATTATCCGATCCTGTAAAACCACTAAGAATATAACTTTGTAATTGGTTTATTTCTATTTTTTTAGTTTCATCGGTCGCAATATCAACTATTGGTAATACATCGTTTGATGATACCTCGCCAGATAAAATTTGATTTAATTCGGTTATTTTTGTGATTCCCATTGTCTTTTATGAATAAATAGTTATAAAATAATATAATTATTATTTTGTGTTGTAATATAAAATAAATTTTGTGTTACCAAATAATCAACATCAATCAAGACATATACGAAGTCATTAGGTTCACACACTATTGTATTGCAATTAGGGCAATCAGGATTTAACATATCAAATGTAGACTGAAGTAATAAAAAATTATGTTTTATTTCAGGGGCAGACAATGGAGTAACGTACATTCTAAATTGTGATACCCCACCCTCAAATGTTCCTGCAAAATTTTCTTCAAGTAAAATATTTGTTTGTAAACCTGATAATGACGTTGTGTTTAATAAATCTGTTGAGAATGATTCAGGATCCTGAATATATTTTCCATCTAACGCAGTACATGCCGAGAACGTCAAGTTCTCTCTTAAACCTTGCGTACCTCCACCCCAAGATATGTTAAAAGGAACACCAAGTTGTTTTTCTTTGTCGGTATTTAACGCTCTTGGAATTATCTCTTCAAAATTTTCAATGGTGTAGAAGATTTTACCATTAACATAGATTTTTAATCTACCCATTCTAAAGTCGGTTTCATCAAGCCAAGTTTGTTCCAAATTAACAAGTTCAATTTGTTCGGCAACTTGTTGACCATTCGTATATGGTGGAGCGATTAATTTTGCGGTATCATTTGCCAAAGAATTTAAATACTCAAACTTTGTTATGTCTCCTAATCCACCTCTCCATTTTAAATCACAAGTGTCCAACCAAGTATACCTTTCCCATACGATATCAACTTGGAACCAATGTTCTTGATCCAAATAATCAGGATTTTCATTTTCACAATAATCATATATCCCGTTTGGAGAACAATATTCATCAATCGTATATCCTGTAACATATGTTTGACCTGTAGTACAAGTCCCCGTTGTTTCACAATTACCCGTCCATCTTAAAACTTTAACACCAATTTTTGGATTTTCTTTTGACCCACATAACTTAACGGCTAAGGCGTTTGACATTGAATCAAATAACGGATCCGTTTCACAAGTACTTTGAATTGAAGTGAATCCAGTTGGGGTACAATCAACACAATCTTTACATTCCTCACATTTTGTACAAGACGGAGTACATACAGGAGTTGGAACATCACACGTTGGAGTTGGAGAAGGTGTTGGTGTTGGTGTGGGTTCAATAATAGTTGAGCAAGAATGTTCAAAACATTCCCAACCACAAGTTTCACAAGGAGTATCATAACATCCGCACCCACAAGTTAATTTTTTATCTTTTATTCCATTACATAAATCACAACCATAATTTAGATGAGGATCATGTTGATTGTTTTTTGATCGTGGAGGATAAACATAAACACATCTACTATTCGTTACCGTTCTATTACAACACGCACAAGTTTCAACACATTCTTCTAACCCATTTGTAACTCTTGTATAACCTGTAAAACAATTTGGTGTCCCATCGGCGTGATGATAAAATTTATTTTCGGCTCTTGTACCAAAATAAAAGAAAATACCCGCATTGTCAGGATAAACCTCGTTTAATGTTGTTTCACCTGATGATGGAAAAAATTCATTTATTAATCTTGGTTTTAATAACATTTCTACCGCCCATCCTTTATTCATTCTTTCAGGTAGGATGTCGTAATCATAACCAAATAATTTATAAAATCCTTGATAAAACCCACCATATAATTCATGATATTTACCAACAGATCCTGTTTTACTTACAACCTCATATAATGTTGTTTTTGGTATACCGGAAAATCTTTCATTTTGTGATGTATACCCGGTAACTTGAAACATTTTAAATCTTCTATCATAATATTCTCTATCAAATTTAAATGAATCAGAATATAAACCATTTGTGAAATTTATTGATTCTCCTGTCATTGATGTTACTAGACCATTATCAATTCCTGTTAGTCCAATATCACAAGCAGTTGATGATGAAAAACAAGAAAGATCTAATTCATCTGGATTATAATAATTTTGAGAAACAAAAACGTTGTTATAATTATATTGTTTATATAATAAAGTTAAATTTTGAACACTTATTGGGTTATTTATGTCAATATTTATTGGTAATCTATTACCATATGTTTGAGCAATTAAATATGGTGAGAATACAACCTCTTGATTAAAGTCAACCTCATCGGACGCCAAAGACATATCTTGACAATCATTTACGATGTTTAACTTTAGTTTTTGGTAAACATATTGATTAATATTCTGTTGAGCCATCTTTTTTTTAGATAAATACCACAAAACAAAGTATTTATTGTAAAAAATACGAACGATTAATATTAATCATTTTACTATGAGAAGCAAAAAAATATTGGATGAAATAAAAAAACCCTCTATTGAGGATATCACCAACAAATTAAAAAAGTATAAATCTATTGCCATAGATGAACTTAAACAAACTAGATTGTTGGTTAAGATTATTATGTCTTCAATTAAGCAATATTTAAAAGATAAAGATTTTGAACTTGACGCTGAAGATAAAAAATTTATAAAAGATCAATCTTCAGACGTATTAAAATTAATCCCGTTAGTAGTATTCCAAGTTGTTCCAGGGTCATCAATCGCAACACCATTTATAGTAAAGTTAGGTCAAAAATTAGGTATGAAACTTAATTCCGATATTCCCGAAAAATACAAAGAAAAAGAAAAGAAAGATGGTGAAATGAATGAACTTGTTGATTCTGATGGTAGTTTTGCGGGTTCTAACATTCCAATTTTAAATCAAGGATTACACCCAAGAAAAACTCAAGATCAAACAGTTATAACAACAAGACAAACTAATAATCCTGTTGTTAGAGGTTATCGTGTTTATTATGGGGAATCAATTGATAAGAATGATGAGAAACTTTTGGATGAGGTTGATATGTCAGATGCGTTTGGTTATGAGGAAACAGAAGACGCTCAAACATACTCAAAGGCAAGTAAAATATTAAAGAAGATGGGGATTGAAGATCCTATTGAAAGAAACGATAGATTAGAGGTTATGGGATTTGACCCAAGGTTAGATAAAGAATTAAAAAGAGAAAAGAGAAGAGGTAAATGTAAAAATTGTTTTACCAAACGAAGATTGTCTGAAACCGAAAGAGAGATGATGATAAAAATGATTGATGAAATTTTACTAAAGAAAAAAAATAAAGGGGATGATCTTGTAAAAAAAAATAATGAAGAAGAAACTCCTGTTAGTAGAATTTTAACAAGAAATTTACAATCAATTAAAAAAGTTGCAGAAAAAGAGGGAATAAGTATTAACCAATTAATTAAAATTCTTAAAAAAGGTGAATAAGGAATTATACGGACAAATTATTAAATTACCTGAAGAACTTGTTGAGTATCTTCAGAAGTGTTTTGAGCAAGTCCCTAACTCTGATTCTACAGTTGAGGGTCATAAGAGAAATATCTTTTTAAGAGATAAAGGACAAGTAACATTCCAACAACTTGAGAGAATACAAAATTGGTTCAAATATTTTGACGGTAAAAAGGAAGACGCACCATATGTATTAAATGGTGGTGATTATATGAATAATTGGGTATCAACAACTATTGATGGTTTAAGAAGAGGAACACAAACACCACAAATAACACAAGATGTTATGCCCGATGATGTTAATGATGAATTAATTGATAACATGGGATGGTTATCAAATATGAATAGAGAATCAAAAAGTCATAAAGGTTATAATGATGATATCAAAATAACCGAAAACCTGAAAAGGATAAACGATATTATGAAAAAAATAATTTAAAATGGCGGTTACAGAAAGATTAAATTTTGATCAACCACAAAATGAGTTAGGTCAAATTGCGGAACAACAAAGACAGAGACTTATACCAAAGAATGATTATAAACCAACTAATCAATATTCACAAACAAATAAAGATGCAATATCCGATGGGGATGAATTAGGTAAAGGTACTGGAGGATTTTTGGATACAACTAATGGAGGATCTTCAATTGATATTCTTGAAAGAAAGAATGAAATAAAAATTAATGAATATCAATCTAATAAACCGTATACAACTCCTTCGGTTTAATGAAACTTTACAACTCTCTGAAAAGTCTTATTCTTGAGATAGCATCAATAGATTCAATTGTTGATGCAATTAAGAAAAAACAGAAAGTTGTAATTTATTACAAAGGAGATGAACCAGGTGGAAATGGACTAAGAACTATTGAACCCGTTTGTTTTGGGTATAGTAAGGCAGGTAACCCTGTTTTACGAGCTTGGGATTTAGAAGGAGCTTCACATAGAGCATATTTAGGGAAGAAACCTTTACCAAGTTGGAGATTATTCAGGGTTGATAAAATAGTTTCGTTTAGACCAACCGCAGAAAAGTTTGATACACCAAGACCTGGTTATAACCCTAACGGAGATAAAAGTATGACTAATGTAATTGTAAACGCTGTATTTGGTGGTACTGAAGAAACTATAACATAAACAATACAATATTTTTAATATGTCGGCAGATCAAGATTTAATTAACAAGTTGTTAATATCAAAAAAAATAATGGAAAGACACGATAGTATGGGTCGTGGAAACCATGCAAATGTCTCAATACCAAACACACCTGTGGTTGAGGACTATAAACCCGTAAGTGGTAATTACAATATACCTCAAGATTTATTATCTGAAGTGGAAGTACCAACACAAAAGAATTATAATACTTCAGTACCAACGGCAGATAGAATTGCTAGTTCAAAACTACCTGATGAGATTAAAAGGTTAATGATGGAACACCCAATACAACAACCAAATAACCCATTAACCGCAGGATCATCATTATCACCAGATTTAATTGATAAAGCATCAAGACTAATGAATTCAAAAGCAAATGGGGAACCGATTGTAGAAAATGTTAGACCTAAACAACAACCAACTCAATCATCAATTTCTTTTAACCCAAACCAAATTAAAGATATTGTAAGAGAAACAGTTGAGGATGTGTTAAGAGAAAATGGTCTAATGGTTGAATCCACAAAAAAATCAAATGAAGTTTTTAGATTCAAAGTGGGTCAACATATTTTTGAGGGTAAGATTACAAAAATTAAAAAAGTTTCAGAATAACTTAAGTTATTTAAATTCATATCCCCATTCATAAAGAGTGGGGTTTTTTGTTTTTTTTATTTTACCTTTTGATACAACAGAACTATTTATAATAAAAACAACATATTATGGCAAAAAAAATTGATTTAAATGAAACGTTAATTATTAAAGAATATTTGGGAGGTAAAAGTTCATTAATATTGTCAAAAGAATTTGGGGTGTCTAAACCCACTATTTTATCAGTACTAAAAAAACATAATGTAACTAGAAAAAGAAATAGATGTGATTCATTAAAAATAATTAAAAATGATAATAAATATGTTATTTTAAGAAAATGCCCTCAATGTGGTTCAGACGTTAAGACAACATCAAAAGATAGGATAATTGCCTGTAGAAATTATTTTAATTTGAGGAATTCATTATGTAAAAATTGTAGTATTATAAATCAAAAAGGAAATGGGAATCCATTTTACGGTAAAAAACACACTGGGGAGTCCAAACAAAAAATATCAAATAGTAGAAAAGGAAAAGCAACCGGTAAAGAAAATTCTATGGCAAACCCAAAACATAGGGATAAGGCTAGAAAAAATTTAAAAAAGAAATGGGATGAGGGTAATATGGAGCATGCCAGAAAAATAATGTCAGAAAAGATGAAAGAAACAAGAAGATTAGGTAAAATAAAATCTGTGATAAGATCTAAAGCTGAATATGAAATAATAAAAAAAATAAAAGAAATAGGATATAAAGTTAAATCATCATTTAGAGTTGACACTAAAATATGTGATATATTTATCCCTAAGTTAAATTTAATTATTGAGTATAATGGAGACTATTGGCATTGCAACCCAAAAAAATATCCATCGGATTATTTTCATTCCGTTAAAAATATGACAGCAAAAGAATTATGGGATTATGATAAAAACAAGATTGACTTAGTAAGGAATAAAGGTTATAATTTAGAAGTAATTTGGGAATCTGAATATAAGAAAAACCAAAACATAATAAATAAACTAATTAAAAAATATGAGTAAAGAAAGCCCCATGAATGGTCGTGAGAGAATTAGAGTATTAGTTCTCCCAAGTGACCAATCTGGGGTTGGCTGAGGTAAATTCCGTTCAGTTGACCCCCATGTAATGTTACAAAACAAATATCCTGATGAATTTCACGTTGATATTGATTACGAACCAAAAATAAATGATCAGAACTATTGGAAACAATATCAAATTGTTCATTTCCACAGAAATATCGGTCAAAATTATGAAGATTGCCCTGCACTTATTGAATGGTTAAAAAGTGTTGGTATCGTTGTTATTGCGGATGTTGACGATTATTGGTTACCAACAAAGGAACATCCTATTCATCAGTTAATTATTAACAATAAAATTCACGAGAAGATTATTGCAAATCTTAAAGTATCATCATACGTTACAACAACAACAGATATTTTTGCGAATGAAATTAGAAAGTTCAATAAAAATGTTTATGTTTTACCAAACGCAATTGATCCAAGAGAAGAACAATTTAATCAACCAACTTTACCTTCCGAAAAAATCAGAGTAGGTTGGCTTGGTGGATCCTCACATTTACACGATTTGAAGTTATTGGATGGTATGGTAAATAAATTAAAACCTCAACAGGATAAATTACAATTTTATCTTTGTGGTTTTGATACAAGAGGAACCGTAACAGAAATTAATAAAAATACGGGGGAAGAAGTAAGAAGACCAATTAAACCCGAAGAAACGGTTTGGGTTAAATATGAATCAATTTTTACTGACAACTATAAAATAATTTCACCAAATTATAAATTATTTTTGGATAGGTTTAATGATGAAGAGTTTCTTGGGTGGGAAAATGAAAACTACGTAAGAGTATGGACAAAACCTGCAACATCATACGCAAAGAATTATTCAAGGTTTGATATATCATTATCACCAATTGTTGATCACGTTTTTAACAGGATGAAATCACAACTTAAAGTTATTGAGGCGGGATTCTATAAAAAAGCCTTAATCGCATCAAACGTTGGGCCTTATACCATAGATCTTAAACATTCGGTAAGTAATGGTAAATTTGTTGATGGTAATGCCCTATTGGTTGACAAACATAGAAACCATTCAGATTGGGTTAAAAACGTTAAATTGTTGGTAAACAACCCAAACATGGTTAAAGATATGGGTGAAAGATTATATGAAACCGTAAAAGACACATATGATCTTAATATTGTTACAAAAAATAGAAGTGAATTTTACAAATCTTTAATTAAATAATTATGATTAATATACCAATTACCAAAATTTTATTCCTTGACATTGAAACCGTTGGTGGATGCCCTGATTATGAATCCTGTGAGAAATTCAATCCAGATCTTGCCAATCAATTTAACAAATATTTTGATTGGTTTCAAAAAAGATTTCCCGAAGATGAAAGTCTGTTTAGAGAGGAAGTGTTTAAGAAACGAGCAGCTCTTGTTCCTGAATTTGCAAAAATTATCTGCGTATCAATGGCGTTTGTAATGGACAACGGAGAAGTAAAAAAACAGACATTTTCTGGTGATGATGAAAAAGAATTATTGATTCAAGTTAGAAATCTTCTTGATAGATGTAGTAAACTTGATTTCTATCTTTGTGGTCATAATCTAAAAAACTTTGACATTCCGATGCTTGCAAAACGTATGATCATAAATGGAATTATGCCATCAAAACTTTTACCATCATATGATACAAAGCCTTGGGAGGTAAAAGCAATTGACACAAAAGAAATTTGGCAATACGGAGCGTATACATCAATTGGTTCTTTGGATCTTGTTTGTTCAACAATGGGAATACCAACACCAAAAGATGGGGAAATTACTGGTGATAAAGTTCACGATGCTTATTGGATAGAACAAAAATTAAACTCAATATCTGAATATTGTGAAAAGGATGTTGAAGTTCTTATTGAATTTATAAAAAAACTTAAAAACTTGGGATAATATGACTAAAGAAAATGATGATTTTTTTGAACAAATAAAAGATCTTGAAGAAACTTTTGATGGTGATGAACCTGACTATAATGCTGTTATGGAACTATTTGGAATCGACATAAATGAAATTGATAGAGAAATGAAATCGTATAACACAAAAGTTGAGGTTAATTATACCACAAAACATGAAAATTCTGTAGACCCTGTATACGCTTACCCAACAGATTCAGGATTTGACTTGCATTCAACAGAGGAAATAGATATTGATCCATTTGGTAGAACCTTGGTTCCAACAGGATTGTTTATTGACATTCCCGAACATTATGAAATTCAAGTTAGATCAAAAAGCGGTTTAGCATTAAAACAAGGTTTGATGGTATTAAATTCACCAGGTACGGTAGATCAAGGGTATACAGGTGAAATAAAAGTAATTATTTTTAATACGAATAATCACAAAGTTAAAATTGATAAAGGTCAAAAAATTGCTCAGGCGGTTTTTTCTCCTGTTGTTTGTGGTAAGTGGATCAATTTTAATAAAGTAATTAACATTAACGATAAAGACAGATCTGATAAAGGATTTGGTAGTACAGGGATATGATAACAATAGGATACTCAACAAGAAAACATAACCAAGAATACATTGATTATCTTCAAAAAACTTCAATGTACAAAGAAGTGGAAATTATAGAAAAAATTAATAATGGTGAAAAATCATTGTCTCAAGTTTATAATGAAATTTTATCTGAATCAAAATACGATATAGTTGTTTTATGTCATGACGACTTAGAATTTGACACAAAAAATTGGGCAGATAAAATACTTAAACATTTTAATAAAAATCCTGAATATGGTATTTTAGGTTTAGCTGGAACAAAATATTTGGATAATAATGGAAAATGGTGGGAAGTTCAGAATACCATGTATGGTATTGTTAATCACAAACATGAAGGTAAAAAATGGACAAGTAATTACTCAAAAGATTTAGGTAATAAAATTGAGGACGTAATAATTGTTGATGGATTATTTATCGCAATAAATAAGAAAAAGATTAAACACAATTTTGATGAATCGTTTAATGGATTTCATTTTTATGACTTAGGGTTTTGTTTGCCTAATTATTTAGATGATGTTAAAATTGGAGTAATGTTTGATATAAGGGTTACTCATCTTTCCATAGGACAAACTAACCAACAATGGGAAGATAATAGAATTCAGTTCGCAATTAAATATAAAGATAAATTACCTATAGACATTAATAATAAAGAATTATCCGAAACTTTCATTTTTGTTCACGATCAAGATATAGTTCTTGAATTTGAATCGTCCAATAAACTATCTAATTTATATAAATATAAATACGTCTTTTTAGGTAATAGACCTATTGATAAGATAGGGTATTTATCTAATTTAATAATTGCAAGAAATTATGAAGACAATATAGAACAATATCCTTTATTTACTTCCTATACTGGTTGGTATTGTCTTTGGAAAAATAATTTAATTAATACTAAATACATTAATCTTTTTGAGTACGATACCATCTTAAATAAGAATATTGATCAATTTCATACAAAAATTTATGAGAATGACGTTGAAATGGTTGGATACGTTCCGTTTCCTGTAAGAAGTTATGAATTTATTTTAAACCCTTCTTGGAATGAAAATGTTATACCGGCAATTAAAGAAATACATAAATTTGATTTAATCTCACACTATAACAAAATTGTACAAAATTCACCAGATTCAGTGTGGTCTTCTACATCAAATACAACATTTAGAAAAGATATTTTTGATGATTTTATGAAATGGTTTTCTCCTGTTGCCGATAGAATTAAAGATACAAAAACTTGTGGTCACGCGCATGAAAGATCCATAACCTACTATTCTTACCATAAGAATAGAAAATTTATGATTACAAAAGGACTACTGCAACACTTACAATTAGACTCACATAAAACTCAAGGTCATTTTGTTGACTTACAAAGTAATTACGATAAATTATTAAAAAATAAACTATAATGAATTATTTAAGTTTTAGTTTATGGGGTGACAATCTTCTTTATAATATAGGAGCCATAAGAAATTCAGAACTGATAAAAACCATATACCCCGGATGGAAAATGATCGTTTATTATGATAACACCGTACCATCAGAAACAATTAAAGAATTGGAAAAAAATGATGTTATATGTGTTGATAGTTCGGGAGTACCTTATGGGTGTTTTTGGCGTTTTTTCGCTTCTGACATAGAAGATGCCGAATATGTATGTTTTAGAGATTGCGACTCAAGAATATCTGAAAGAGAATTTTTAGCTGTGCAAGAATGGATGAATAGTAAAAAACTAATACACGTAATGAGAGATCATCCCGCACATGGTGTCCCTTATGGTGCAAGTGGTTTAGGTATTTTAGCGGGTATGTGGGGTATTAAAGGTAAAATAATGGAAATGAGAAAAACTATAGAATCTTTTTTAAAGGATAAAATAAATTATTACGGCATTGATCAAAATTTTTTACAACACATATATAAATTTTTTAAGGATAATAAATTCACACATGATGAATTTTTTGAGAAAAAACCATTTCCAATAGGAAGAGTTAATGGTAGATTTGTTGGTGAACGAATTAGTATAAACGAAACCCCTGTAACGGAAGACTACAAAATATTATTATGAAAATAGATTACATAATTGTTAGTACCAATGATAATAATTTGTACAAAGATTTTTGGCCCGTAGTAAAAAAATTATGGTATGAATTGATTGGGATAAAACCTATTTTGGTTGAGATATGTGATACAAATGAAATAGTTGATTATGGTGATCATATCATACACAAAATAAAAAAAATAGAAGACATAGATACAGGATTTCAATCACAAATAGCAAGAATGTACGTAACTAAGTTTTATCAAAATAGTGTCTGTTTGACATCAGATATTGATATGTTACCATTATGTAAGAATTATTTTGTTAATGATATAGAAGACATAGATAATGATAATTTAGTTATTTTTAGTTCTGATGCGTATCAAGGTGTTGTTAGATACCCAATATGTTACAACGCATCAAAAGGAAAGGTATTCAATGACATTATGAAATTTGAAGACACTTTTGAGGAGTACTGTATAAAATTAAATGACATGGGGTTAGGTTGGGATACGGATGAGTTATATTTTGGAAAAATGGTTAACCTATATGAAAATCAATCAATAATTACTAAATTAAATCGTGGTTGGGAGTACGGAAGAGCAAAAAAAAGAATAGATAGAGTTTATTGGACATATGATGAAAACGAATTAAAATCTCAAAATTATGTAGATTCTCACTCTTTACGCCCATATTCAAGATACAAAAATGAAATAGATAAATTAATAAACTTTTTAATATGAAAATATTAATTTTAGTTCTTTCATATGACGATTCAGGAATATATACTGAATTTTATAAAACACAAAAACAAACGTGGGATAGTTTACCTGTTGAAGGTGTAGACACATATTACTATTTTGGTAATTCAGACGAGGAAAAAATAGACGGGAATAATATTTTTTTAGGGGTGAGGGAATCACTAATGAATTGTGCTCATAAAACAATAGACGCATTTAATTTAGTGAAGGATTTTGATTTTGACTTTATATTTAGAACAAATTCAAGCTCTTATGTTGACAAAAAACTTTTAAAAAAATACGTAGAAAATAAATCAAATCAGAATTTTTATTCAGGTATCATTGGGAATCACATGGGCATTCCTTTTTGCTCAGGATCTGGTTATTTTTTATCTAAGGACTTAGTTAAACTTATTATAAATAATAAGTCAGAAATAAACCATAATCTTATAGACGACGTTGCTTTTGGGAATTTTTTAAAAAATCAAAATATAGAATTTAAACAATCTGAAAGGTTTGATGTAATAAGTAATGATCACATACCTATGGATTATTTTCATTATAGATTAAAAACATCTCATAGACAAAATGATATAAAAAATATGGAATTAATTTTTTTAAACAAATGCAAATAATTACAGGAAATAAATTTAAAAAAATATGTGACTATATCTTGGATGAAAAAGGATTCAATAAAACAGAAGTCACTAATGAAATACCTATTTATTTTGTAAAAACTGATTACTTACATTCATTTTTTACCACATATAAGCCCAACCATAAATATAAAATTATTACACATAATAGTGACTATCCTATTGATATAAAATTTATGAATATATTAGAGGATGTAAATTTAGTGTACTGGTTCGGTCAAAATATTAATTTTGAACACAAAAAATTAAAATCTATACCAATAGGGATTGCAAATGAAATGTGGGATCACGGTAATGAAGAGGTTTTATTAAAAATTATTAATCAAGATAATAAAAAAAGTAAAATAATTCATTGCTCGTTTGATATAAACACAAATAGATACGAAAGAACCCAATGTGTTAACTCAATGAATAGGAACAATTTAGTTATGAACCAAAGGGAAAAGTTTGAAGATTATTTAACATCTTTAAGTAATAGTTTTTTTACTTTAAGTCCTAATGGTAATGGTGTTGATTGTCATAAACTATGGGAATCATTATATTTAAAAACTGTTCCTGTGGTTACTAAAAGTATTAATATTGATTTTTATAGACATTTACCTATCTATGTTATAGACTCATGGAGTCATTTCAATATTAATGATTTAACAGAAGATTTGTATTATGATATAATAAAAAAACATAATATAGAAAAAATAAGTTTAGATTATTTTCTAAATAAAATAATTAAATAAAATATAAATGGAAAAAATAAAGTTAATCTATGAAAATGAGTGTGTAATACCTTCTGATATTAATGAACATTTACCCACCTTACTAAAATACGCCAATGAATGCGATCACATAACAGAAATGGGTGTTAGATGGGTTTCATCTACTTGGCCACTATTACTGTCTAACCCCAAAAAAATGATTAGTTATGATATAGTAAAACACCCTAAAATTGATGAGGTAATTGAGTTATCAAATGAATATAATTTAAATTATCAATTTATTGAGGATGACGTTCTAAAAACTAATATAGAAGAAACTGATTTACTTTTTATAGATACCTTACATACATATAACCAATTAATTTGTGAATTAGAATTACACTCTGACAAATCTAAAAAATATATAATTTTACACGATACTACGTCATTTGGTAGTGTTGACGAGGTAATATATAACCATGCTAGTTCAGATATTAAAAATTTAGAAACTAAAAAACAAGGACTGTGGACTGCAGTAATTGATTTTTTAGAGTCGGATAAAGGTAAAAATTGGCAGATTCACGAAAGACATATGAATAACAATGGATTAACAATTCTTAAAAGAAAATGAAAATTTTATTTATAACAAAAGGAGATAGTCCAGATTATATGTCTGATATGGTTTTCCATGGGGGTAAGTCTATTTACGGTAATGATTTTTACGAATCAAATAAAGTTTGGTATATGTATGACGACTTAAAAAATAAACAAAATCTTTATGGAAGAGGGTTTACCATGTACGGTAAAGTACCATTTAAATTATTTAATGATATTTCTCAAAAAATTACAGAAATGATTAGTGATAAATATTTTGACAAAATAATTTATGGTTCTGTTTGGAGGTGTATGGACTATTTTGATTTGGTAAAAAAAGTTTACAATAAAAAAGACGTATTACTTATTGATGGAGAAGATACTCCAGTCATCAAAGAAGACATTAAAAATTTTGGAAAATATTTTAAAAGAGAACTTTATCGTGATGACAATGAACTTTACCCAATTAACTTTGGTGTACCTGAAGAACTCATATTAAATAATGTCGGAGAAAAAGTAAAAAAAATATCGGACATAGTACCAAATACTAATAGAAAGTATGTTTTTGATAATGAAAATGATTATTATAAAGAATATTCTAATTCGTGGTTTGCACACACAAGAAAAAAGGGGGGGTGGGATTGTTTAAGACATTATGAAATTATGATGAATGGGTGTATTCCATTGTTTGAAAATTTAGATGCCTGCCCAAAAAACACTATGACGGACTTTCCTAAAAAAGAAGTTTTAAAATTTATGAAAGAAGGGGAAAATATAGAAAATAACCAATATATTTTAGACTATACAAAAAATAGATTAACAACAAAAAAAATAATAAAAAAAATATTAGTATGAAAAAAATAGTACAAATAGGAGCAAACAAAGGTAACGATGATTTAAGTCAAATTATAAAAAATGATCAACCTGAGATTTTAATACTTGTCGAACCAATGTTTCTACATAATGATAATTTAAAAAGCCACTATTCTTGGGTTAATAATTTATATATAGAAAATTTAATAATAAGTGACGTAAAATCCAATAATGTTGATTTTTATTACCATTTGGATGATGGTCCAGGGTTTGAGGTTGCTAGTGTTGATATTAATCACATAACTAAACATTACCCAAATACGGTGGATAAGATTGTTAAAACAAGTTTAGAATCTATAACTATAAATGAGTTATTTGAAAAACACAATTTATCAAAAATTGATATCCTTTTTATTGATGCAGAAGGTATTGATGATATCATTATAAGATCTATAAATTTTTCTAAAGTAGAAGTTAATCAAATTTATTTTGAAAATTTACACATAAAAGATTTTGGAGTGTATGATTACTTAAAAAGTATTGGTTACAAATTAACTATGAAAACTGGAAGTCATGGTTGGTGTTCATTAGCAGAAAAAATAAATAATTAAAATATAAAATATGTCAGCTCAAAATAACATAGATAAAATAGTTTTAGAAATATTTGGTATTGATAAAACTTTTGTAGAAGCGGGTGGATCACACCCACAAGATCAAAACAACACACATCTTTTAGAAAATCATGGATGGGTTGGATTGGTCGTTGAACCAAAAACGGATTTTAATATGATGTATAAAACATATAGATCTAAAACTATATTAGAAAATTATGTCTTAGTGAGTAATAAATATGAATATGATGAAATTGATGGTGACTTTTCTCACTATATGGTAGGTGGAGTTTTTAATAATCATTTATCTGGTACATGGAACCCAACTAAATATAAGTGTACAACATTAGATACGTTATTGTCTAAACATAATATTAATGAGGTACATTTTCTAAGTTTGGATGTTGAGGGGTATGAAAATGAAGTAATTGAGGGAATAAACTTTGATAATACTTTCATACATCTTATAGTTGTTGAAATCCATAATTTTAATGGTGTGCCTACTAATTTTGATTACCTTACTAACTATGGTTTTGAAAAGGTTAAATCTGTTGGTAACAACCATCATGATTTCTATATGAATATTAAAAGTGAATTTTACGAAAAATCAAAAACAATTTAAAAATGAAAAAAATTTTAATTTTAGGTGGGGGTGGATTTATTGGAGGACACCTCTCCAAAAAGTTGAGTAACGAAGGAAATTTTGTAAGAGTAGTTGACATTAAAAAACACGAATACTTTAATGAAAAAGAATTTTGTTCTGAATTTATACTGGGAGATTTAAGGGATCCACATTTTGTATCAACAATAATGTTTGCGCCAAATCAAATATCCGTTGACGATAAAAAAAATTCATTTGATGAAGTTTACCAATTAGCAGCAGATATGGGGGGTGCGGGATATATTTTTACAGGAGAAAATGATGCAAATGTTATGCACAATTCATCATTAATTAATTTAAATGTTGCTTACTATGCATCTAAATTTAATGTTAAGAAAGTTTTTTATTCTTCATCCGCTTGTATGTATCCTGAACATAATCAGTTAGATACTGAAAACCCAAATTGTGAGGAATCATCCGCATATCCAGCAAATCCAGATAGTGAGTACGGATGGGAAAAATTATTTAGTGAAAGATTATATTTTGCCTTCATGAGAAATTATAAATTAGATGTTAGAGTTGCAAGATTTCATAATATCTTTGGACCTTACGGAACTTGGGGTGGGGGTAAGGAAAAGGCACCAGCCGCTATGTGTAGAAAAGTTGCAGAAACAGAAGATGGTGGTGAAATAGAAGTTTGGGGTGATGGCAATCAAACAAGATCATTTTTGTATATTGATGATTGTATTTCGTCAATTTTAAAAATGATGAACAGTGATTTTGTTGGACCAGTAAATATCGGATCAGAGGAAATGGTAACAATAAATGAATTGGCACAAATGACAATCTCAATATCAGGAAAAAATATAAAAATTAAAAATATTGATGGAAAAGATTTTTTTAATAAATATGGGTTTAAATGCCCTGTAGGGGTTAAAGGTAGAAATTCAGATAATAGATTATTTACCGAAAAAATAGGAGACCCTAATTATAATGATTTAATTGTTGGGTTAGAGAAAACATATAAATGGATTAATAATGAAATATCTTCATTATCATAATACTATGATAGAAAAAATAATAAATTTCACCCCAACAGGAACTCAAACAACCAGAACAAATTCATTTGCACCATTAACTCCTAATGAAATTATTGATGAGGTTCATGAGGCTTATGAGTTAGGTATAACTTTAACTCATATTCATGCTAGAGATCCATTAACTTTAGAAAACACATACAAAAAAAATGTGTATGAGGAAATTATAAATGGTATAAAAAAGTATTGTCCCGAGTTAAGTGTTTGTGTTTCTTTATCCGGAAGACGTTTTCCTGAATTTGAGAAAAGGTCGGAAGTACTTGAATTATACCCCGATATGGGATCACTTTCAATGTCGTCTTTAAATTTCCCGAAATCAGCATCTATTAATGAACCTGATATGATTATTAAATTAATTAATAAAATGGAAGAATATGGTGTTATTCCTGAAATAGAATGTTTTGATTCAGGAATGTTAAATTATACAAATTATTTAATAAAAAAAGAACTATTAAAACCACCATACTATATTAACACAATATTTGGTAATTTATTTAACTCACAATTAGAACCATCAACAATATCAACAATTATTAATAACAAACCACAAAATTCACATATGTGTTTTGGTGGGATTGGTGATCATCAATTAAATTCAAATATTATGGGATTAATTTATGCGGATGGAATTAGGATAGGTCTTGAGGATAATCTATATTTTAAAAACAAAGAAAAAACAACAAACATTGATTTATTAAAAAGAATACATAGAATTATTAATGAAATGGGATTATCTATCTTAACCCCATCAAATTTCAGAAAAAATGGATTTAAAAACAAATACAATAACAGTCTTAGGTAAAAGTGATGCAACAATATCACTAATTTTGAATAATTTAGAATCAAACAATCTTTTTCCAAAAATTGAAATTATAAATAATTTAAACCTTGAAGTTATCTATGATTTTAATAACCCAAATTTTCAAATAGAGATTAAAAATTACTTACAAAATACTCCATTGAATTACTGTTTAGGTGGTTATACCCCAAAAGTAAAAAAAACTCTATTTAATTATTTTAATTTACCTATTGATGGTTATGTAAATATTATACATAAATCATCTGAGATTGCATCAACAGTATCTTTAGGTTATGGAATTTTAATGAACGCATTGATATCAATTGCTCCTCATACTAATATTGGTAATTTTGTCTCTATAAACGGACAAGTATTACTAGGACATCATGTTACTATAGATAATTTTGCAACATTAAACCCTAAAGTGTGTGTTGCGGGTCATTGTGAAATTGGAGAGGGATCAACAATTGGTATGGGGTCAAATGTGTTAAATGGTGTGAAAATAGGTAAAAATGTTGTGATCGGTGCGGGGTCTGTTGTTACTAAAGATATACCTGACAATGTTGTTGCCTACGGATCGCCTTGTAAAATAATAAGAGAAAATACTATCACATGATTTCAGTATTTGGTTCAAAATATACTCAAGAAGATATTGACGGAGTAATAGAATGTTTAAAGAATGGTTGGACGGGAATTGGGTCAAATGTTAAAAAGTTTGAGTCAGAATTTAAACAAAGATTAAATGTTGATAATTTTCTAATGGTAGACTCAGGATCTAACGCTTTATATTTGGCGTTAAAAAATTTAAACCTCCCTAAAGGATCTGAAGTTATTTTACCATCATTTACTTGGGTTAGTTGTGCTCAATCAATTTTATTAAACGATTTAATTCCCGTTTTTTGTGATGTTGATCTATATACACAAAATGTAACAGTTGATTTAATACAAGAAAAAATAACAGATAAAACATCAGCAATAATGATTGTTCATTATGCGGGATTACCTGTTGATATTAAACCTATTATTGAATTAGGTTATCCTGTAATAGAAGATACTGCCCATGCGGTTGACTCTAAAATAGATGATAAATATTGTGGAACATTTGGTGATGTTGGTATATGGAGTTTTGATTCCGTTAAAAATATTGCCGTTGGCGAAGGTGGGGGGATATATTTTAGAGATAAAAAAATGTCAGAAAAATCATTACAAATGAGGTATTGTGGTATTGGTTTCTCGGGATTCAATAATGCGCAAAATGATCCAAATAAAATATGGTGGGAATATAATATAACCACCCCAAATGTTAAAATGTTACCATCTGACATTGAGGGGTCATTAGCGTTAACACAATTAAAAAACTTACATTTAAATCAAAAAAGAAGAAAAGAAATTTGGGATTACTATCAAGAAAGTTTTAAAAATATAAATTTAATAACTCCGACAGAGTGTAAAAAAAATGAAACCCATTCATATTTTACTTACTTCATACAAATGAATGAAAATATTAGAAATGAGGTTGCCAAAAATTTATTTGACCTTGGGATATACACAACTTTAAGATATCATCCTTTACATTTAAATCCAATTTATAAAACAAATGTTAGATTACATAATTCAGAAAAATTAAATAAAACAGGTTTAAACATACCTTTACATCAAAACTTATCTGATGAGGATGTAAATTATGTATGTGATAAATTAAAAAAAATAATAAAATAATGCTACACATAATTACACCTCTTTATAGATACGAAAATCTAACTCAACTATTTAGTTCAATTTATGCGAATGATGATATAACTTGGCATATCGCACATTCAAATAAAAAACCCTTACCTGAATTGGAATTTTTAAAAAGTAAAAATATAAAAATATATAGTGTGGATTGTTTAGATACAGATGCAACCAGTAAAAGAAATGAAGTATTAAAAAATATCAAAAATGGATATTTTTGTTTTCTTGATGATGATACAATTTTCCACGAAAATATGTATATGAAATACCGTGAATGTGTTGATCACAATTTTGTTGGGATGATAATCGGAGAACAAATAGATAATGATGGGAAATTAAGATTGGTTGCAAGTAAACCTGTATTCCGTAGGATAGACACTGGAAATGTATTATGTCATCATTCTTGTTTATCTGAATGTGAATGGCCAAGTGAATACATACCCGAAGTTAATCAGAAAGATTTTCTTTTTTGGGATTCTGTCTATAATTATTACAATAAAAAATGTGGTATTTGGAATCAACCAATAAGTTACTACAATAAATTATCAAAAATAGAAAATGACAACAAGAAAAAAACCAAGTCAAACAAATGAACAGGTTGAATCTAAACCCTTCTCAAGAAAAGATTTCATAAACTCAGTCATTAAGAAAAAACAAAAAAACAAATTTTTATCCACAAATCAAGAAGAATATTATAACATTCTAAAAGACAATCAAATCACAATTTGTTCAGGACCTGCTGGTGTAGGTAAAAGTTATATATCAATGAAAGCCGCGGTAGATCTTTTATTAGATCCAAATAACGCATATGAAAAGATAATAATTGTAAGACCTGCAGTTGAGGCCGAAGAGAAATTAGGATCATTACCTGGTAACTTGGAGGAAAAATTGGATCCATATATTTTCCCATCTTATTATCTTTTAAATAAAATTATTGGTAAAGAAGCAAGAGAAGAATTAAAAAAGGCTGAAATAATTGAGGTGTTTGCATTGGCCTATATGAGAGGTATGAACATTGATAATTCAATTTTAATATTTGAGGAAGCGCAAAATTCAACACCAAATCAAATGAAATTATTGTTAACAAGAATAGGATTCAACAGTAAGTTTTTCATATCAGGAGACTTAGAACAAACAGATAGATATAAAGATAAAAAACAATCGGGTCTATATGATGCATTACAAAGATTTAAAAATGTTAATGACATTGGAGTATATGATTTTAGAAACGCCAAAAACGTTAGAAATCCATTAATTGGTAAAATACTTGACAAATATGATGAAGAGAATAGGGATTGAGATTAACGGAGTATTGAGGGATACAATTGGGAAATTTAAACATTTGTATGAAAAACATTTAATTGAAAATAATGGATTTGATGTAGAATCTATTGACAAAACGTATGAGTTAACTTTTTCAGGCGATACTGACGAGTTAGTTGAGATGAATGAGAGTACCAATGTTAATTGGTTTAAATATGAGATACTAAGTGAAGTTGATTCTCTTGAACTTGATAAACATTTCTCTTTTCAGTCAAAAGAGGAGTTATATTCATTTATGTACGAAGATTATACAATGGAATTATTTGGTCATGCACCATCAACGGAAACTCTAACATTTAATTACTTGAATGATTTTTACCTTAATTTAAGAGATGAAAATGATATTATAATATTGTCAGATGAGATTGGTAGATCAAAACCATCCTCACTTTTCTTCTTATCTAAGTTTGGATGTTTGGTTGAAAAGATAATTTTTTACTCAAATCAAACAAAAAATACAATTTGGGATAATGTAGACATTTTACTTACCTCAAACCCTGACTTATTATTAAATCATCCACCAAATAAAATAGTGGTTAAATTTATAACAGATTACAATAAACAAACACCCTCAAAATATCAGATTGAATCATTGTCTGAATTTGAGAATTTAATTAAAGAATTAAAAGAATATGCTTAAGATCCTTGGTGAATATTATTATGTTGATATGGACATGATTGATACATTTACAAAAATTGAAGATACGAGTGAACCAACTGAAGAAAATGAAATGGATGGTACAAAAGTACATATTGTAAAATACGAAACCGTAAAATTTATGTTGGAAATTGTAATGGATCAACAATCAGAAGTTGATGAAAAATTATTAGGTAGTTCAGAACTTTCTATTCCATTTAAATTGGCATTTAACACTCTTTTAAATAAAAAAATAATTAATAAACTTTAAAATTATGAATCAAGAACAACTATCAAAACTTGAAAAGTCTATTCAAACAATGAAAGATAAACAGTGTAGAATTTATCTTGTTGTACAGGACACAAAAGGAAACGCCAAAGCCTCAATAAGATATATATATCAAGTTGGAATGGCTCTTAAAAATAACGGATTTAATCCAATCATTCTACACGAAAAACCAGATTACTTTGGTGTGGGTAATTGGTTAGGGGAAGAATATATGACTGAATTACCTCACATGGCAATTGAGGGGACTAATCTTGAGGTTTCCCCTGAAGATCTAATTATTATTCCCGAAATTTATGGATTTGTTATGGATCAAATCACAAAACTTCCTTGTGGTAAAGTGGTGTTATGTCAGGCGTATGATCATATTTTTGAAACATTAAACCCCGGAGACACTTGGTCAAGGTTAGGTTTCTACAAATGTATCACAACATCAGAAAAACAAAAGGAGGTTATTGAAACGTTAATGAGAGGAGTATCTATTGATGTCTTACCACCTGTAATTTCGGAATGTTTTGAAAAACAAACATTACCACCTAAAACTATAATTTCTGTACATACCAGAGATCAAAGAGAAACTGTTAATCTTATCAAGGCATTTTATGCTAGGTTTCCACAATATAGATGGATAACATTTAGAGATATGAGAGGGTTATCTGAAAAAGAATTTGCAAACGCAATGAAAGAAAGTTTCTGTTCTGTTTGGATGGATCAAACAAGTGGTTTTGGAACATTCCCTCTTGAATCATTCAAAATGGGAATCCCTATTATTGGTTTAGTCCCTAATCTAGTACCTGAATGGATGAATGAGGATAATGGTATATGGATTAACAACCCAAATATGATGGTAGACGTTATTGCGGATTTTACTCAAAACTGGCTTGAGGATAATATTAGTCCTGTTATTTTTGAGGGTATGGAAAAAACAATATCAGAGTATTCTGACATGAATAGATTTGAATCAAACGTTGTAGAACTTTTTAGTAAAATGATTGACACTCGTTTAGAATCATTTGAAGAACAATTAAATAAATTTGAAACAATAGAATAATATGGAAAACAATACTATTTCGGTAATTTTACCAATTAGAAGCGGAAAAACAGGATTTTTTGAGGAGTATTTTGATAAAGCGATTACTTCATTAAAACAACAATCAACACCAATTGATGAATTAATTATTGTTCATTGTAATGAGACTTATCTAAAGAATCATTTAGATAGTTATGATTTTGGTGATCTAAATGTAAAATTTGAGGAATGGACTAAAGATCCTAATTTTGCAGGACAAATTAATCAAGGAGTTAGAGTCTCAGCATCAAAATGGGTTTCTATTTTTGAATTTGATGATGAGTATTCAAATATATGGATTAAGAATTTTAAAAAATATGCGGAAATATATCCTGAAGTTGATGCATTCTTACCTATAGTTGTTGATGTAGATGAAAAAGGTGTTTTTGTTGGTTTCACTAATGAAGCAACATTTGCGGCGAATTTTTCACCTGAAATGGGTATCCTAACAAATGACACTCTATTGAACTATCAGAATTTCCAATTATCAGGATTGGTTATTAAAAAGGATTCATATGTTGATTATGGAATGTTAAAAACATCATTCAAATTAACATTTGGTTATGAATTCTTATTAAGAATGACTCGTAATTCAGTTCGTTTTATGACAATCCCTAAAATCGGTTATAAACACACTAATTTAAGAGAAGGATCCATATTTTGGAATTACAAAAATGGTGATGATAGATTAAGTGAGGATGAGGTTAGATTTTGGATTGATTCGGCGAAGAAAGAATATTTATATATTAATCAACGAGAAATAAAATATGAACCTCAAGAAGTTTAATGACTGAAAGTGAAAACATTTTAAACGACACGAATGAAGGTAAAAGAAAAGGAAGAAAAGCAAAGTTAAATAATTATTTTGATGAAAGAGAGGAAAACGCGGTTAGGATGTACCTAACCGCAACCACTTTTGAAGAAAAAAACAAAATATATAATGATTATTTAAAACATCCTTTAGATAAAATGATATCGTCAATTATAAGACGGTATAAATTATACAGAAAAGATATGAACTACGATGAGGTTCATATAGATACCCATTCATTTTTAATGACCAAAATTGATAAGTTTAAACCATCAAAAGAAAAAAAGGCTTATTCATATTTTGGTACAATTTGTAAAAATTATTTGATGGGTCAAATAATGAAAGATCAAAAAGAAATGAATAGAAAAATATCCTATGAGGATATTTCTAGTGATCTACAACATAGTCCAGATATGATTTATCATATTGATGATGATACTCTTACAACCGAAGAAATTATAAATAAATTTTTAGGGAGATTGAGTGAATCAATGAATGATAAACAAATAACTGAACAAGAAATAAAATTAGGTAAGGCTCTTTATGATATTTTTGAAAATTACAATGAAATTTTTATTGATATATCAAATAATAAATTTCATAAGAATGTGATCTTATTTGAACTTCGTGAAATGACAAACCTAACGACTAAAGAAATAAGAAACTCAATAAAGAGGTATAAAAAAATATATTTCCAACTAGTACAGGAAATGTTAAAATAAATAATTTAATATTTATTGTTATGGCAAGACCTCAAAAAAAACAAATTAATTTAACAAAAGAATCAATGTTGTCTCTAATGCAAGAGATCTACAATGAACTTGTTGAGCAAAGAAATACCGCTATCAGGATCCAAAATAAAATGCTCACAATGATGAAGGAACCTGAAGATATGCAATTAATAGGACCGGTTATTGAAAAACAACAAAAAATAATTAATGATTGTGTTGAAAAGAAACTAACTCTATCTAAATTACAATCTCAAATGTGGCAAAAATCAAACGAAAAACAAGAAGAATTTACATTGTCTGATATTGATCTTGATGATGATATTATCAAAACTTTAATAGATAAAGACACATCCGATGATAAAAATTATAGATTAAAGTAATGGCATTAGATATAAGAGATGGATATGGTTTTATAAAAAAAAAGGTCTCAACAACTCAAACTTATGCTCAAGTTAGTTCTGATATTGAAGATCTAAAAAAAAGGTCTGGTGATTCTTTAGAATTGGCAAATAAAACTTTGTCCGAACAATTATCAAGTCTAAAAACAAAAACCGATAATTTCCAAAAAGGAACTGAAAATGTTAAATCCCAATTTGAGGAATTATTAGACTTAAGTAAACTAATATCAAGTGATAGTACCACTAAAGGTAATTCAAAGACTACTAGGTATTTAAAAAAAATATTTGTTAAATCCTTACAAGAGTTGACATCCCAACTCCCAAATCTTATTAATGAACTTGGGGTAAAGGCAATAGGATGTTCAGAAGATCAAACATATTTACCAAACCAATCAATTTATATTAAAGTTAAGTCTATTGATTTTATGGGTCTACTTAAAGACGATCCACAAAGTGTGGTTGGTAAAATTACCTATGAAAAAAATGATATACAATACAATATATTTCCATTTTCAATGAATAGGGAATTATACGGTAGAACACAAGATATAAACCAACCATATTCTGTTCCATCAGGATCTGACTATCTTGGGGTCTCAACTCAAAATTTATTTGACATTACTTATGTAGAGTCATATGTGGATCCGGTAACATTACAAACAATAACAGGAAACTTCTTCAAGGTTGATTTAAAACCAAGACAAAATAATCTTGTTACTGAATTTTTAAAAGATTATTACGAAACTATTGAAGTACTTGATTATAAAAATGTTTTCTCCCATTTGATGGATCAACTTACAGGTGCAATATCAATTGAGAAGGGATATGGTGATGCGGATCTATTGGATATCAATAAAGTATTACTAATATTTAAAAGATTAATAGGTTTGTGTTTTGACTCAAATAAAGAAATTGATGTCAGTGGGGTTGCCAAAGTTTCTGAAAACGACAATATTGATGAATCATTTTTTGAATTTAATGAAATTGATTTAAGAACATTAGATCAAAAAATTTCAGATATAAAACTGGGAGTCGTTGAGTTTGAGGAATGTCAATCGGTCAAATTATCCGTTGATAGTTTATCTATTGTTAATTCAATTAACAATCTAAATTTTATTGATGGTGGAAATAATAATAATCAAATTAATGACGCATCTAATTTAACCGATGTTGCAACAAATGGTTTCTTTCCTATCTCAGTAAATATTGATTTTAGTTTTTTAAAGGAATTCCCAAAGTCAATTGCAATGGCGGTTCTTTCACCGAAAACAGTTTTACCAATTATGGTACTTTCAAAATCAATTGGTAATAATGTTGCAGATGAAATAAATTCATTTGTTGATTTTGTAAAAAAATTAAAAACATATGTAAGTGAACTAATTACAAAAATTACAGAAGTTTTTGTTAAAATTCTTTTTGATATAATTAAAAAAGATATTAAAGCATTGATTAGTAGAATTATCAATAATGTAGCAAAGGAGAAAACAAAAAAATATACCGATATGGTATTATCACTTACCGCATTATTAGTTCAGATTGCAAATATAATTAAAGATTTTAGAGAGTGTAAAAGTATTATTAATCAATTACAGTCTTTATTGAATAACATACAAACAAGAACAAGCTCACTACCATTACCTTTATTATTGGCATCAAAATTAAGAAAAGGTTATTCAAAAACGGGAGCATTTTTGAGAGTAATAAAAGAATTTGAGGAACTTGGATTACCAACCGGCCCTATGCCTGATGGTAGCCCTAATTTAATGTTAGCCGCAGCAAAGGCAATAATCAATGGTATTGATGATGAAATGACTGAAAACGGAAGGGTGGATATTGCAATCCCTCCTCTTAGCATAACACCAGTTTTCATTACAGTACCAAATGTAGGATCAGGAGTCGTAATGTAATTATGGAAAAAATAGAATCATCAAAAATAGTGGAAATTATTAAAGAACATAAATCAAGTTCTAATAGTGATTTAAAATTAGCAATGGACTTCATTCAAAAAGATTTTGAATTAACAAAAGAAACAATTATAAAATTAACAAATCATTTAGATAAATTGGAGGTCAGTTATAATACACTATTAAGAGAATATCAATCAAGAAATGGAACAAAATAAAATAATATATTATGGTAAGGTTATTTCAGTAAACGATCCAAAAGGTATCGGTCGTTTACGTATTGAACCTCAAACCGAGATAATAAAATATGTTTACCCAAATGATTTTGTGTTTGGTGTTGATGAATGGACAAATAAAGATCCATTGTGTTTTCTTCCATTAATACCTTACTTTTTTTGGCAAACACCAAAAGTTGGTGAATTTGTTAATATAATTTACGCCAATAAAGAAGAAAGGTATGATGCAAACAAATTTTACATACAAGGCCCGGTATCAAGACCATGGAACAACAAATTTGAGGATTATACCAACTCACAATCTGTTATGGCAAGTGGTGAGAATTTTAAACAATCCGAATCAATAATTGATCCACAATCAGGTAAAGTTAGAGTTACTTTAGAAGGGGTATACCCAAAACCAGGAGATAACGCTATTCTTGGTAGAGGTAGTAGTGATATTATTTTGGTTGAGAACGATCTTGATGGATCATCAAACGTATTAGTAAGATCAGGTAAATATTTAAGATCTGGTAATGATAATATTCCTGTGGTTAAAAATGATAAGAGAGGATTCTTCCAATTATCAAGTTATGAGTTAGAAAATATTGATGCGGGAACAAGTACTGTAATAAGTGAAAATTATGAAGATATATCAACAAGTATGTACGTTGAGTGGTCAATTGACAATTTATCCTCAACCGCAACCACTTATGATTGTACAATCAATTTATATAAATTACCTAAAGATAATCAAAATACTAAAGTATCAAATATAAATGAGTCTATTGATGTTTTATCGGGTTTAACAATAAATCCACTTTACACATTACAATTCACAGGAAAAACATTAGACGAATCATCCGAAATAGTTAATAACTTTATAAAAGGTGTTAATGAAGGTAAAATACAGATTCTTCCATATGTAAATTATCCTGCGGGAAATAGTTTAAAAATGGATAATCAGTTTCCATTTTTTTATGGGCCTAAGAAAGAAACTTATTCTTATTTATTGAGTGATTTATCATTAACACAGTTATCGGACTTATCTGCCAAATCAAAAGTTATAGAACTTTACAATAAAATAACTTTAAGTGAGGGTTATAAAGAAAAAGGGTCAGGTTTAGTATGGACTTATACCCCACCAAAATTAGGGATATTAAAAAATATTAGTATTACCGAAGTAAATAAAAGAGATTATCTTGTTAATCCAGTAACATATTCTGTTATGGGATCAGATAAGATTTATTTATTATCTCACAGATCTACAGACAAATTCACAATAGATTTAAAAGATACATTATATGGAATACCTCAATCAAAGTTGGCGGTAGAAATTGAGAACAAAACAAATTCAATGGTTAGAGGTGAAGAACTAATTGATCTTTTAAAACTAATTGTTAGATTTTTAACATCCCATGTTCATGCGTTTCCTGGTGTACAACCAACGCAGATATCTAAAGACGGGACGCAAATACAAGAGATCCTTTCCAAACTTGCAAATGCTGATAATACGATATTAAATAAAAATATTCGTATTAATTGATATTTATATTAAAAAGTGTAAATGTCAATTAATAATTCTTATTTCAGTAGAAACAATACAATAATATCCAATAGTTATACCAACACAGGTAGAAACCCTGTTATGGAATTATTTTATGGTAATGGTGGTATTGCCAATCCTATTGGGTTTAGTCGTTTTATTTTTGATTTAGATTTAGATCTACTCAAAGAAAAATATAGTGATGGTACAATAGGTGATTGTAATAACAGTGTTGCTCATACATTAAGAATGACAAATACCTCATTCTTTGATAAAGATTTGTTAAATACATACACATCCACAGGTAGATTAAGAGCAACATCATTTGATTTAATTTTATTTAGAATACCATATAGAGATTTAGATCCTGATCAACCTCAAAATTGGGATGAAGGTGTGGGTTATGATTTTGCTGATTTATTAACACAAATACCAAGTGATAAGAATTATTCTGATAGACCGTCAAATTGGTATCAAACAACAACCATAGGTACTTGGGAACAACCAGGTATATATAGTAATACAAATACAGGTGCATTTAATTACAACCAACTACAAATAGTTGACATTCATCACTTTGAATTTGGGGATGAAAACATTGAGTTCAATATGACTCAAGAAATAAACAATATATTAAATGGATCATTTGATAATCCTGTTGGTTGGGGTATTGCTTATTTACCTCAATTAGAAAACTTAACAGGAACAACAGGTACATATGAAGTTGGGTTTTTCACAAGACATACTCAAACATTTTATGAACCATTTTTGGAAACAACATATGACGATTTGATTGATGACGATAGAAATACGTTTTCATTGGGTAAATCAAATAAACTTTATCTATATGTTTATGAAGATGGTGAATTTAAAAATTTAGACTCAAATCCACTTGTAACAATTAGTGATCAAAATGGGGATCCAATAACAGGATTGATTAATTTACCAAGTTGTAGAAAAACAAAAGGTATTTATGAAATTACTTTACCACCTTTTTCACCTGCGGCTTACAAAACACCTTGTATATTTACCGATACTTGGAGTAGTTTAAGTTTGAACGGGTTCCCAATGCCAACAGTTGAGAATGAGTTCACAATATACCCACTAAAGAAATCAGTCCAAATTGGAACTGACTCTAAACAACCTGAAATGTATGGTTTTGATTATTACGGGATAAAACAAGATGAGAAAATATTAAACACCGATGTTAGAAAAGTTGGTGTTATTATTAAAAAGGCATATACAACAAATCATATGTTACAACCAAATGTATCTGCATATTATAGAGTATATGTTAAAGAGGGGTCAACAGAAGTTCAAGTTCAAGATTGGACAAGAATTAATAGAACACCAAATGAATATTATTTCATTTTTGATACAAGAGATAAAATACCTAATGAATATTTTATTGATCTAAAGGTTACTTCTTCGGGTGAGGTAAATACTTATAAAAAACAGATTAAGTTTCAAATAGTTAATCGCAAATAAAATTAATTAAGATATTTATAAATAAAAAGAAATTATGGGCATTTATTTTGTAACAGATTGTTTTAGTGGTAATACATATGAAGTTGACTTTGGGTCTTTTGAGGTCAACCCATTAGAGGTGTGGTCATTCTCAGGTGTTGGTGGTACATTATATTGTGGAACTATTAATGAGGGCGAACAACCAACCGTATCCGAATATACCGGTATAACACAATATACTGATTGTTATGATTGTTTTACTGGAAGTGGAATTAGTGTTTTAATGGAAGAATGTAATAGTCTATTTGGTTATTATCAAAATCCTTCATTTTTCACATCTATTCCTAATATTGGTGATGTTTATAAATTTTGCTCACCGTTTGAGTCGGCCGATTGTTATTGTTTTAAAGTTTTAGGATTTGCGTTTGGTGAGAGTATTGATCCTATTTACGCTGGTGGGCCGTTTACCGATTGTTTTACTTGTCAAAACCCACCTACTAGTGCAGGAACAGAGGTTTTCTTATGTGAGCAAATATGTACAGAATCAGGAACAACAGTAGTAAGTGTGGTTGCTCCTCACCCAGTATGGACTAATGGTTACGGAGGTGAAGTAACTCAATTAAATATGATTACCCTTGGTGGTAATGGATTAAACTCGTAATAACATGAAGAAAATAATTAATTTAACCGAATCAGATTTAAATAGGATTATAAAAAGAGTTCTTAATGAAGGTAATGAAGAAAGCAATCGTTATATGTTTTTCTCAAATCTACAACAAATACGAAGACAATGTGATATGTTATTAGAAATGGATCAATCTATGATTGAGGGAATTCTTGAAAACGGTCATGATTGGGCTCAAGACCATATTGCTGAAGCAAAAAACAATATGGATCAGGTATTTGATTTTCTTATGAATGAAACTAAAAATGATGATATGTCCATGGATTATGATGATGACATGGTCATGATGGAAGGTCGTAAGAAAACAGGTACAAAGTTGTGTGCTAGAGGTATCGCTTCAGCCAAGGCTAAATATGATGTTCACCCCTCTGCCTATAGTAATGGACACGCTGTTCAAGTTTGTAAAGGAAAGATTAAAGGTTTGGACGGGAAAAAAAGATGTTCAGGTGCTTTTTGTTAATTTGACTTTTTAACTACAATTTACTTATATTTAAAACAAAAAAGATATGAGTAAAGTCGGTAAATGGTTTTCAAGAGTAGTAAAACGTACAAAAATGAAGTTTTATTTGTGGTCAAAAGGAGTTTCAATTGCCCCACAATATGAAGAGAAACCGTCATTGTACGAAAAAGTATCATTCAAAATTTGTTTAAAATGTATCAATCATAAAGACTCTGAATTCATGATTGATCCGATCACCGATAAAAGATACATTAGAAATGATGAATTAAGTATTTTTATTACTCTATCAGAGAATAGAGTTGATATAACTAATCACGTTTATCATTATAGTGTAAAATTAACCAATAGAGATTGGTCAAGAATTCTATTCATATTTGATAAAGAAACAAATAAAAGAAGAGTTGATATGGAAAATACTGTGAATTCTCAAATTAAGAATTCACTTAATGATGTGTATGAAAGAATATCAAAAATGTAATTTTACTTTCTTAATTCAGATAATATTAATTGAATTAATTCTGATTCAGTTATTCTAATTACATTTTCATTTGTACTCTTTTTTGGTTTATAAGAAGTCATTATTGGTTTTTGACCTTTACCTGTTTGGGTATCCTTTTTCTCGGCTTTTCTTTTTTGTTGGCAAGCAGATCTTTTTTCACTATCACTCATTTTACCCGCAACACCAGCGGCACGACATTTAGGATACGCCCCCTTACTTGTATCAGGTCTTCCACAAGGAGGATGTTTTCCATCAACTTTCCTACAAATATTTACCCAAGGCCCTTTTGGTTGTTTGGATCCTTTTGGTTTTTTCTTTTTGCCAAACCAAACGGCAAGATCTTCATTAATGGTATGAACGTCATGTTCTTCTTGTTTAAAAGTCCCATCTGAATTTTTTTCCCAAACACCAACTTGTTTTTTTATATTATTTTTCATTGTTTTTTTCTTTTTTTCATGATTTACTTTAATATCCACAAAATCCGTAAATGGTGCTAAAGTATGGTTTTTCCATTTCTTTAAACCCAATTCTATTGGCCCTGTATATTCACCAGCAGAGATTGATGTTGTATTTTCTTTTAATGGAACTATTTTTTTACCTTTACCCGGTGTTGGGTTTATTATATTACCATCATCATCGGATGAGGTTGATTCAGGATGTTTTTTTATAAAATTTTGGATTTTTGATGCCTGTTTTTCTAATTTACTAATTTGACCTCTTCTTAAATCCCAACTATGGTCATAACTATCATATTGCACAAGTGGACTTTTATAATCTGAAACAGATACATTAAAAGGATCTAATGAAGATTTTTCAAAGGGTCTTAATCCAGCGGTTAAAGGTGCAATATATGTTCCTCTAGATCCGCTAGTTGATGTTGCTTCAAACAACACTCTTTTAATAATTTCCTTTATATTCATAAAATAGTTAACTATACTTATAAATATAAAACTATTGATAAATGGAAGAAAATAATATTGAAATATATGGTAATTTATTCGGATCAATTAATCTTTTGTCTGAAGATCACTTAGATATGATATTATCTACTATGGATAAAGAACACTCAATTTATTATTTGGTTGAGTCAGTTAAATCGGCTCATAAAAAAGGTGCTTTTACTTTAGGTGAATCTGAAGTAATATCTAAATCAATTAGAATCCTTTCTAAGGGATAATTTCCTTACGTATAACAACATATTTAGATGAAAGAGACATAAGACCTCAATTGACCATGTTTCCATCCAATACATCCCAAAAAAAGACCATATAGGAATTGACATTAGATATAATGCGGAATAAAATTTAAATCGTTTGGTCTCAAATAGTGGGAACAAACAAGAAATAAAAAATAATACCGCCAAAACATTATGTATATCTTTAAATTGAGACACGGAAAAGGCGGTTAAAAATAATAATAACACCGAAGAAATTTTCCACTTTGGTAAATCAAAAAAGAAATAACTAACACAAGCATTTGTTATTATAAATAAAGGTTGGAGAATGGTTTCCCAAGATGATGAAATGGATGGAATATCTCCACATACCCAATAAATTATAAAAGGTTGTAACATAGCCATTAAAACTACAAACAACCTTCTATAATAATCAAATAACATTACCTCATTCTTTTAATTGTTGATCCGTCCTCATAAACTTCAATTATTACTCCAACATAATTTTCATCAATTTCTTGACCCAATAAGTTAATTATTTTAACCAATTTTTTTCCAGTATTTCTGTTATCAATCGCAATAGGTCCGTATATCTTAAAATTACCATCAGTATCCACTTGAGTTATTCTATAGTAATTAATATCCCTTTGAAAATTATTATCTAAAAAATTATAACTAATAAGTTGATTACTATTCCCCGCACCAAGTTTCTGACCAATTACCGAATTCTCATTAAATTCCCCTGTTGTTGATCTCTCAATCAAATAATAATCAGAGTTTTGTTCAGATGCCGTTTTCCATGTTAAAAGATTACCGTGATCTGTTGATATACCCTCAAAAGAAATAAGCTCAACAGGTAACGGATCAATTTCAAGTAATTCAATATTATCTATCCACCATTCTTCACCAACAGAATTTACCCGACATAAAATATCAATCGCAACTTGTGTAATATTTGGTTGTAAATTTAATGTAATAAAAGTTAATCCATTACTTAAAATAGGGGGGTTAGTGGTTGTACCTGCAGGGGATTGATATATATCACCAGCAGGAAATAAAGAATTTGTAAATGATCCGTTTGCGGTATGAATAACCGATCCCGTGGCGTTATAACCCCAAAGAGCATTAGTGTTACCTCTAATTCTAAGTTCAGAAAAATAATTTACACCTCCGTCTGTTGATACTTGAACCTCAACAAAATCCGTTCCATCTACCCCTCTTGATGTGGATGAGGGAGAAAAAAAAGAGTAAGATGCAAGTCTAAATTTAAGTTGATATAATCTATTTGGGTTTAATCCTGTTACATTTGGTAAAACATACCAGTTTTGCTCAATTCCTGAACTTCCATTTCCATCACCATATAAAAGAGCACTCTCGTTTGATGTCACTGATGCATTTGTTGCCCATCCTGAAAACCCACCAGCATTAAAAAGAGCACCCCCAATTGGGGTCACTGGGGTTAAAAACGCCCAATATCCTGCCCAATTCCATGTTTCCATGTAATCATATCTAATTAATGTTTGAGAGTTTGATGTTATTGAAATAAACAAGAATAAATAAAGTAATAAATTTTTCATTTTAAAAGATTTTATATTATATAAGTATAAACGTAAAAATAAAATTTGATAGTTTAAATAGGTTTTAGTTCTTTAATGTTTAAATCCCATTTATTATTTATCATTTATAAAATAACTTTGTTAGATTTACGTATATTTTCATCACCCCACAAAGGTTGGAGGTTTGATAACGACCAACATTTCATAAATTCACCATCACCAATCTCCTTGATGTCAAAAGATGATATGGGTAAAATGTGATCAACGTGCCATTCACCATAGTTGTCCCAAGTCATTTTATCTGTGAATTTATTTTCTAAATGATTAATCAAATCATCGGTCGTGTATTTTAAAATATCAAAATAGTGTCCATTCTTTTTTACATTATTTTCTTTTAATACTTGATAAATAGCAGTTCTGAAATTGTTTATTAATTTATAGAGGGGATCGTTTGCTTTTTTTGTTTTTTCATAGGTTCTTTTTACCTCACGGATTCTGTCAATATTTTTTTCACGGTATTCTTTTAGATATTGTTTTCTATGTTCTTTGTTTTGTTCGTACCAGTTTTTTGATTTCTGAGATAAATATTCTTTATTACTATCTCTCCATTTTTTATCCGCAATTTTTCTACCCCCGATAAATCTTCTACCATATTGTCCCAATACAACTCCATTTTCTTTTAGTATCCTTAAAATTGTTGGTTTACTTAAACCAGTCCTTAAAGATATTGTATGAGACCCTAACATTTCTTCATTATACATTTTAAGTATAATAGATAATTCTTCTTTAGTAGGGTCGTATTTTTTCATATACTATAAATATAAGAAACTTTACCAAAAAAACTATAGTTCTATTATAGAAAATAAAAAAAGGTTAGATTTCTCTAACCTTTTTCTTATTCTATTTTAAGATTTGATTATCTCAATTCTCTTAAATCAAATGTACGTACGCCATCAACGGTAATTCGTCCGTAGAAGCGATTATTTACCATCTTCTTCGCGTATCGGGTCATAATACCTTTGATTGGCGTGAAGTTGAATGGGTTGTACATTGTAGGTGTTAATTGTAGAGGTACATACGGTGCGTAGATGTAACCTGTGTCAAGTAACGATGTTCCTTTGTGACCCAACAAAATTTGGTTTGGTGGGAAGTAAGGATCACGATACACTTGGTAACGTCCTGCAAGAGTACCAACTCTTTCAATACCCATGTTGTACTGGTCTTGTTCAGGAGATGCGTTAGATACGTGGAAGTATTCTAAATCATCAAAGATTGCTGAAACTTCAGATGATACAACGATCCAGTTAGCTCCACCACGAAGAGTTGACTTGTGGATTTGTGCTGACAATTGGTTGATCGCAGTGATCAATGTTTGGTTCCAGTCCTTCTGAGTGTAAGAAGTTGTTTGTGCAATTCTTCTCCATCCGTTGTAGTCCCAACGTAAATTCCAAGCCGCTCCTTTTCTCAAGTCACGTAGGATTTCACGGTCAATCTCTGCTGCTACCTGCTCTGACAACAACGCTGTCAATTCAGCCTCAGCATCAATGTTATGGAATGCCGCAACGTCCTGAGCCATTTCAGGTGACCACTGTGCTCTTAGTTTTCTTTCAGTTACAGAAACTGTTACAGACTCAAGGTCAAAAGAAACTTCACCAATTTGGTCTTCAAACTCAAGGTTTGCATAACGTCTCCAAACAGCTGTGAAAGAATCACCAGAAGTTAAAGTATCTGTCAATGTTGTACCTGTGTAACCATCCAATGATGTGGAATCACAATCAGCACATACAGGACAAGAAAGATCTACTTCAAGGAAGATACATCCATCAGCATCACAGATATCATAGTAAGAACCACCATTACCTGTTGATGAAAGATCGCCACTTGGTAGGTTACCAGGCCATGAAGTTTGTTTAGTAGAACCATATTTAACGATTCCTTTTCCGTATTGCTGAGTAACAACTCTAAACAATAGAGAGTTTGGCCCGTCAGTTCCATAAACAACATTACAAGGAGTTGTTCCTGTTAATGCTGGATTAGCCAAAGGTGCGAAAATTCTCAAATCAGAAAGGAAAGTTTCTGAATCAACTTCCATACCATCAGGCCCAATTAATTTACCGTATCCTGCTTGTGATGTCCAACCACAAAGCTTAACAATAATTTTTCTAACATTATCACCCGATGCGTATTCGTATGGTAAAAGATCACCACCTTGCCATGCAACAACTGTAGTGTTGCTAGTAACCGCAGTCCACTTACCTTTTGAGTAGTCAAACAATCCTGGAGGATCTAATTGACCTTCAGATCCTTCATAGAATAAATCATAAAGATTCTTCTTGAATGGTTGGTTATTTGGTGCAGTACTTCCAGGATAACCTTGGCTAGGGAAGTTATTACCACTATTTACCGCCTCAGGAGACCCAATAGGTGAATAATGATATGCGTTTCCTTCATATCCATTTGCTGCCGTTTGCTCCTGAGATGTAGGTGCGTATCCCTGAATACGAGGTACAAAGTAGAACAATTTACCGATAGGTAAGTTCATAGCCTGTACTGATACGATGTCGTTAGCCAACAATTTAGAGAAAACTCTTCTTACGATTGGGAAAACAACAGTTTCAAACGCTCCGTTAGAAGTTTCTGAAGTTGCTTCGTTAATCAAGAAAGAAGCTTGGTTTTCATATAACTGTGCTACGTTCTCTTTTAGATGTCCTTTAAGTCCATCAAGGAACCCTAATTTGTCCCACTTGTTAATTGTATCTTCTTTGATAACTTTAAGGTGCTTAAGACCGATGTTACCAACAAGACCTGATTCTAATAATGCTCCCATTTTTTTGGTTTTTATTTGTTTTTATTTATTTTTATTTTTATATTTTTGACATTAAGTCCTTCATTCTTAAGAACTGAGGATTCTCATAAGTCTTTGATTCAATTAGATTTGTTGCAGATCCACTAGATGGTGTCTTTTCAACAGATCTTTCAAAAGATTCAGTGATTGTCGTTTCAGTTCCTTTTGAGTTTAACAACTCATCTTTAATTGTTTTGTAGAGATTTTTTGATTCCTTAATAGTTTCAACACCATCAAATCTTTTTAAGATGTTTATCTTTTCTTGTTTAGTTGTTGAATGTTCAGTAAACAAACGTGTTGCGTATGCAAGGTTTGAATTAAATACCGCCACCTCATTTAACTTTGTTCTGAAAAGATTAAGTGCTTTTCTATATTCCTCATTTTTCTCTCTAAGAAGGGTTAATTCCTTATCTGTTGACTCAACTCTCAAGTGTCTTGGTGCGGCTTTAGGTTTATCCAAACCTTTTCTACCCCATCTTTTACCTGAACCTAATGTTCTTGAAGCTTCTTTTGTTTCAGCCTTTTTAACAACAGGTTTTTTCTTTTTATCAACATCAGACATATTAACTTCTTCCTTATACTCAAATTTGGCTTTACCCATACCAACTCCTCTGGTTCCTTGTTTCATTTTTGTTTTGAACCCTTCTCCTTGATTAGGTTTTTTACCATACTTGAATTTTGAAGCGTTGCCCATTCCAACTCCCTTGGCTTTGAACTTAGAAGATTCCATAACATATTCGTCCATTTCAAAATAGTCATCACTCACAGGATCTAATTCGTCTTCCATGTAATCTTCGTCATCAAATTCCATTTCTAGTTCATAAATGACTTCTTCGGTTTCCTCGTCATCATCTTCTTCGTCATAAGATTCATCAAGTTCTTCTTCATCTTGATCATCTTCTTCTTTTGACTCACCAAGTTGGATTATGTACTCAACGTCCTCATTATCATCTGATAAGTGTAACATTTCGTCATCCTTTTTTACAATGATACCATCGTCATCATTCATAGCTTTAAACACACGAAGAATTTCTTCGTCTGAAGCATTTGTTAGATCAATTGTATCATCCATGTCCATATCCATTTCATCTTCTGAATCCATATCCATGTCCATATCCATGTCCATTTCATCTTCAGACTCTTCGTCCTCAAAATCCATATCCATGTCATCTGCATCAAATTCTACCTCTTCGGTATCATCTTCAACATCTTCAATCTCCTCATCTTCTTGTTCTTTGAGAGATTCTTTTACAAGCGATTTGATTTCTTCCTTCATAGTAGAAGCAAGTATTCCTTTTGCATTTTCATTGATAGCGTTTTCCAAATTCTTAATTTGGATAAACGTATCTTCAACTAATGATTCTTTTTTACTCATTATTTTTTAAAGTGTTTTCAAATAAATACTTGACATTTTCAAAAAATTCATTTTGTAAACACTTTTAGGTAAAAAAAATTAAATTATGGTAATAAAAAAAGGATGAACATTTGTCCATCCTTTCTAAAATTTTTATTTTTTATTTGATAATATATTTTTATATTTACGCCATACATAATATATCTCCTCATTCTTTAGATTAAACATCTTTTTACAATAATTATAGAATTCAAAATAATCAAAATCACTTAAAAACTGGTTCATAGGGCTAAAAGGTGTACGATATATTTTTCTATAATACGGATATATAGAACCTTTTATGGTGCCAACCATCTTCGTTTGCTCAACAAACATAGTAATAACTTTATCTAAAAACTTGGATCTTTTATCATCTTCATTAGATACTTCATCAGATTCATTCATTACTCGTTTAACAATTCTTGTTAAATCTGATTCGGTCACTCTAACTATTTTTTTCATATAATTTTTATATTAAGATTTTATTTCTACCGGTGTTTGGAAAGTTTTACCACTTTCGGTCTCAACTATAAGTGTATAACCATATGGTTTCCCCATAGATTGTGTCACAAAAGTACCAACAACATTATCACGTTCTCTTGTTTTTTGTCTTTCTTCAAAATCATCTTCTTTCATTACACTTTTAACGATACGTGATAGATCTTTTTCAGTTAATCTAATTACTTTTTTCATAAATATTTTTTTATTATAAATATATGAACAAAAAAAAACACACTTGTTAGTGTGTTTTTTTTGAATTTAATTTACTTGTATTTTACTCAATCACCTCATCAATCTTTGATTCCGTAATTGATGTGATCCTCCAGTCCATTGTATAATTTTCATAAACTTTGGTAACCTTTGCTTCAACATCAGTAGGACTATATCCCAAAACCAATTTTTCTTCTCTTACTTTTTTAACTTTTCCCGACTCTGTATCCAACAGATCAGAAGTGATTTTTGCTACAAAATATTTTTCTCCTTGTTCCATATTAAATTATTTATCCAAATAATCGGATAAACGTTTCATTAAGTCAAGGGATTTGTTTCCTGAAGATCCAATATTTCTTTCTATCGCCATTTTTTTATCTTCTTCAAGATTTTCTTCAAATTGCATTCTATCGTCTTTATTTAAGAAAAGATACGCCCCAGGTGTTGATGGAGAAGAAACCAAATCAAAACAAATTAATTCAAAATCATCTTGTACTTCATTTTGTTCACCAACTTTTTTAAGAGATCCAACCCCACGAGATGATATACCAAGAGTAACACCTTGTCTTAAATAGTTTGCCGCAAGATCTCCTTTGGTGGAACATATTCCCCTTTCATGAAACCCAGGACTTGTTAACAATTTTAACTTACCTAATAATACCGGGCCGTCCCACCATATCTCGGTAATTATATGGGATACTCTATCAAGATCAATAAGTGAGGATTCAGGGTGATTAAGTTCTGAAAGAGAAGTTCCCTTATCAATCATTTTTTTATAATTCTCAGCCTCCCTCTTTAATACTTTTTCAGGATATATTCTACCATTTCTATTTGGGGTATTGTATTTTTGTAATACCGCATAAAATTCAAATGGTTTTGAATGATCTAAAAAATTCTTTGATTCTTTTATAATCTCAGAATTGTATTTATCGTTTGGATTTATATACCCAGCATCGTACTCAATAAGAATTCCCCTCTTATTTGTTTCATTAGGGCCTAGTATTCTACTATCAGTCATATCAAAAGTTTTTCTATATAAATATCAAACTTTTTCTATTTTTACTTTTTGTTGTCTTACATTTCCATTTTTAGTCAAATAAAATTTAAAATATTGATTCTTTGTTAATACATCATCATATACTCCTTTTATTATTTCTTTTAATTTTCTTTTTAATTTTATATCTTTGAAATCAATTTCTTTTATTAAATAAAGGTTAATTTCTAAGTTTAAAAATGATTTCTTTTTTAGTTGTAGGCCACTTGTTCTTAAATCCATGTCAACAATAAATTTTTCATCAAATAATGTTTTATCAATGTGATCATAAATTGAATGCTTAATGGATCTTGACATATTTTGAGTTATTCTGATCCAAGATTCATAATCATCTTTTGGTTCAACCCAAGTTTGTAAATTAAGATAGAGTGATTTAAAGTCTTTTGAGTCCACCGTTCCATAGGTGATTTTGGAAGTTCTAAAGCCATTTAATTTGGCTGTTTTTCCTTTTTTCATAAAATATTTTCATATATTCGGTTTATTTTTAAAAAAAATAGATAAATTTGTAATATATATCAAATATAATAAACTAACTAATTAAAATAAAAAAACATAAATGCTTATTGTTAAAATAAAGAAGACAGGAGACATTGAGAGAGCTCTTAAAGAACTGAAGAGTAAAGTAATTAAAACAAGACAAAATTCCTTCCTCAACGAGAGAAAGGAATTTAAGAAAAAATCAGTTTTAAACAGAGAAAATAAGAATAGAGCTATATATCGCCAAAAGATGAAATTAAACGATTAAATATTTTCGTTTAATTTTTGTAATTTGAAATAAGATTCTTTATTGAAACTCTCTTCTTTAACTTTACTTATTGTTTCATTTATTTTTTGGATTGTTTCATTATCCATTTCATTTTCCTGCAATTTTTCAAGTTTACCCAAGATAGTACCCTTAAGAGTATAGAATGATTCAGTTAGTTGAGATTCATCAGATAAAATAATTTTCTTTATTTCTGACTTATCAGATTCGGATAAATTTTCCAAATATGACTCAATTGTTTTATTAGCAATTTCAACCATAGTACTTATTGGAACCTTAACAATTTCACCATTATTAACAGGAGACTTCATTATATTTTCCAAAATAGTATTCTTACTTTTTATTTTATTTTCAAGGTTCAAAACGCTGTTGGAGAAAAGATCATCAATTTCATTATATTGATTATCACACTTTACGTGCCCAACCCACATTTCCAATTCTTTAAGTTCCGATGGTTTAATTTTATTTATTGTGTTTTCATAAACAACAATACTCTGATTAATAAAATCATTTGCAATAGATTCATTTAATCCTTTGTTTGAATTAAGTTCATCGTATAAAAAATATAATTTACTTATGTTTTTATTTTTTAAAATTAATTCATCAAAAATGAACATATCCCTTTTTAATTGATTTTCTTTGTATGATTCAATTAACACGGATTCTATTTGTGATTTTAATATACCAAATTTCATAACTTTTTTTATTTATAAATATTAGTCTCTTAACAATTTGCTCAATTCATCTTCAATTGACCCCAAAGAATTTTTTCCCTTACTAAGATCAATATAAGAATCTCCTGAGATATCATCAGTTTCTAATAAGATTTTTAAATTGTCTTTTTTATTTCCTTCAGGTAATCCTTCAGGCCCTCCTGGTGGTGGGGATTCTTCTCCTCCTCCCATTGGTGGTGGAGCTCCCATATCACCTCCACCCATAGGTGGCATTCCTCCTTCAGGTGCCGCTCCTGCGGTTTGTGTGGATCCTGATTTAACTTTATATAGTTTATCCACAGTATCAAACATACCTGTATGTGTAATAACGGTTGGTGTATTGGCAAGTTCCGCAGCTACGGCTCTTTCTAATCTCATTTGTTGTACATCCAATTTAATATCTTCATCAGAAAATCCAAATATATGTTTCTTAGCCCAAGTTGCTGATGTTGGTGCAAGTGTGTTAGGTATTTCACTGACAAGATCTTTATATAGTAAAACTTTTTCTTTCCATACATCAACCATTAATAGGTCAGCTTGTTTTGATGGATTTGTTAAACCTAAAGTAAAGTTTTGTAATTCGTCCTCAAAACCTAACAAGAATAAATGAATGATTGCGATTTTATTCATTTCGGCAATCATACTTTTCTGAATTCTATTTATTGTTCTTGCAAAACGAATGTCCTGTAATGATAAGTTTTTCCCATCACCAACAACTTCCTCAAATCCAAGGTATGCCTTTGGGACTCTTAATGCGGTAACCAATTTCTTTTGGATGTATTCAATATCGGCAATTTCCGAAAGATTTTGTGCCCCAGGTAAAGTTTCAATTGGCATTGTTTGTGCCGGATCTCTAACAGGGACAAAATAATCTTGATCCACCGCCATTTGGTTAAAACGTAAGTCAACATTACCTGTTTTTGAGTCAACAACTTGATCTCTTTTAAATTTATTCGCAACACGTTGTACATATGGTTCAACATCCTTATCGTCCATATTTCCAACAAATACTTTAAACACCCGTCTTTCGGGTGCTCTTGATGTACGATAGATTAACATTGCATCTTCAGATAACATTAATTGTTTCCATATCCTTCTTGCTTTTTCCAACATAGAAGTCCCGTATGGTAGTTTTCTATCATCACCTAATAATCTAAAATGTGCTATTTCCCAAGAATTAAATTCCATATCTTTTGCTTTCCAATGGAACTTTAATCCTTTTGATTTTGGGTCCACTTCGGCATTTATTGATTTTGCCTGCATACCTCTCTCTAATCTTTCAATCTCAATATTTGGTAATTGCATACAACCAACAATACCCTTTTCAGGATCAAGTTTTAAATAAACAAAATTATCACCGTATTTACAAGTATTTCTTGTCCACATTGGTAAGTTTGTATTTATGTCCAATGTGTTGTTAAATAAATCCGCAAGAATACCTTTTATCCTTTTTGATTCGGAGTATATTTGTAGGATATATCCATCTTGATTTGCGGTGGTTGATTCTTCGGCATATATATCTAATGCTGTTGATATTTCAGGAGTGAACTCCATTGATTCATAATCATAAAACGAAGCTAATCTTGTTGGTTCATAATAAACCGCTTGAGTATATAAATTGTTTTCAATCTTTGCCCATTGACCTGACAAATAAAGAGTTTGTTGTGCTTGTAGTTTTTCTACCTCATACTCTTTTTTATCTGTGGTTTTTAATAATTCTTTTTTGTCTAACTTATATGTTGGTAAATCTTGATTCAATAATGAATTTGGCCCAAACGCTTGGGACAGTCTTTGCCATATTGTTAAGTTATTTTTATTTTCTTCCATATTCCTTTTAAAAAATTGTTATATATAATTTTAATATTCAATTCTAATAAGTCCATACTAATTACTTGTTGATCCCGATGAGGGTGTTTGATTAGTATTTTTTTCTCTACTGTTATCTGGTAAAGATCCCTTTTTATTATTGAACGATACCTCAAAATTTTTGGCACTTAAAACAGGTTGTCCCGGAACAATAAGGGATGATCCCCCAATTAAGTTTCCTGATTTTTTTCTTCTTTGTAATCCCATATTATATAAGTATTATCTGATACCAAATAACCAACCATAGTTTTCATAATCTTTTCTACTCTGTGAGGAAGTATCTCTCGCTCTATCTTGATTATAGTTTGGTATAACAGGATTAAAATCAATTACATTTTTAACCGATTCATTATTATTTACCGTCCAAGATTCTAACATTGCCTTTGTTTGTTCAGTAACCTTTTCCAAACTTGAGAAGGATGATTCCCCAACATATAGTGCCATTGATATTGACATAATTAGGTCATCATGATGTCCTTTTTGGTGATCTGGTCTACCATTTATATAGACAAACGTATTCATTTCATTATATAAACGAGAACTATAAATTCTAAAATCGTGTCTCATTCCTTCCTCAAACGCTGCAATAATTTGAACACGTTTATTATTAAAGTTTATACCAGGAATTTTATCCATTGCCTTTGGATTATACTTCCAAGTATTATTTAAATCAACTCCATCAATATACATATTTTTATACCCTAACTCTTGAAGTTTTCTTGATGTCGCAATTCCCATACCTCCTGTAATATCTATAACAATAAATGCAGAATACATATTACCCCATTTATATGCCACCTCTGCAAGAACATCAGGTGGAATTTTTCCAATATATTCCAATACTTGTTCTCGTGTATCAAAATCAATAATTTGTATTGTTGAGAAATCCTCACTATCCCCACGAGAAACGTCAACCCCCATGATATATTTATGCCCAACAACTGGTTCTTTGAAAATCCATAATGAGTTTCCCATCATTTTATTTGATGGTTCTTTAACCATATTTTCACGGATTTTTTGCATTAACTTAGAATCAAAGACATTATCACCAGATCCAAGGAAATTACATTCCAACTCCTGAGATACTTTTCTCTTATCGTACTTAAGTTTTTTAACCATACTCTCAAACCAAGCAGAACAAGGTTTATAACCTTTGTCCATTATGTCTTTAAGTTCCACATAATCCCTTGATTCAAATGGTTTATCTAACCAACTTATTATTTTTTCTTCACCATATTCTTCTTTATTTAGAAGATAGTGAATAATGTCATCTGTTTGGACTAAATATAAATCTTTGGTATATCTAGGATCTCTGAACCAATACATTTCAGTGATTTTGAAATCGTTCATTCCACTACTTGCTTGATCATATATTTCATAATATATTGGATCATATCCATTAGGTGTTGACACCACGATTACTTTACCTCCTGTAGAAAGGGATGCCATACAAGCTGCCCAAAAGTCACTATCCGCCTCAATAAATGCCGCCTCATCAAATATTAATATTGTTGGGGTAAACCCACGAAGGGCATCTTTTGATGTTGCAACCGCCTTAACTTCACATCCATTATTTAACTTATAATGTTTTTGTGAATTTTTTTCCGCAGCAAAATCAATACCAACCCATTTAGGCCATTGACCCACAAAAGCCCTAATTTTGTTTGCCATCTCTAAAGACGTATCCAATTTGTTTGCAATAATTAGGATTTTTTCAGGTTTTATTTTTTTTGCAAATGCCAATTTTTTTGATACCCAAGCTGCGGTTACGGTTGATACACCCGCCTGACGATATTTTAATGCAATATTTTCATTGTATTCCTCATAATCATTTAATAATGTTATTTGATCAGGAAATAATTGTAGTGGGACGTATTGTGAAACCGTATTATCGTAAGTTTGTAAATATGTTTTTAATGCGTATGGGGTATCTTTCATACATTTCACATACTCTAACATTAGTTGTTCTTTACTCAAACTCATATAATCTATTTTATTATAAATATCAAAACCCCCAATTAATTTCTTAAAAGGGGGTTTATTGTTATTTTACGATTTATTAAATTCCTAATCTACTTAAGATATCATCATCATCTTCTTCTTCGTCCTCATCATCCTCATTACCATAATATTTATCATAGTCTTTTTTGGCTTTAGACAATATTTCCTCAAATCTACGTTTAACTTTATCATTATCGGAAGGTCTTTCAGAGATAACATTTGACATTATATCCTTTAAAAATTCTTGTGCCGGAATTCCGTAAAGAATTCTTTCAAAGAAAGGTAAGTATTTTCTTCCCTCAAGATCAATTGTTAACTCGTCAGGAAGTAAAGATTTTAATTTTCTTACTAATTCACCACCAACCCTAAATTGCATTGGTTCATGTGAAAATACGTCAGTTTGAGACATTACATCCATAGCCATTCCAGGGTCTACCTCTCTCCATTGTTCTCTTGACGCAACAGATGCAAACCCTTTAACCAATTCGTGTAATAAAATTGGAAATATAAGACCATTTGTAACAATCACATCCATTGAGTCTCCTTCACCACCTTCTTCATCTTCTTCATCATCAGACTCCACTGAAGATGATCCCGCAGCATTACCCCCAAGCATTTCAATTAGTTGATCATTTGTGAAATACAATAAATCATTTCCTGACATGATTTTGTTATAAAGAGGGTATAATCTAGGATCAATCTCATCTAGTCTATCTTTAAATGCTTGATAACTAAATTGACCTCTCTTACCTCTACCTTGAATCAGAGCATTTATAATATGTCTTTTTTCTATTTCTAATTGTCTTTGTTCTTCCGGTGTTAATTCATCAATGTCAAATGAGAAATTTTTTGGTAATTCCAATTTTGGTAATTTACTTTTTTCCATTCTAAATTGATTTGGGTCTATTTTCTTTTCATTTAGATATGCAACAACATTTATAAAATCAAATTTATATTTCGTCCCACCATCTTGTGTTTGAGTCTTAACAATTAATCCTTCATCTATTGCCTCTTGTAGTGTTATACTATATGGTAACCATCCTTCTTCTTTAGATGCAATCTCAACTGCCAAATCTTTTAATTGTTGTTTTTTACTTGATTCAATAATTAAAGCCTGTTGAGTCGCTCTCATCATTTCAGTCATTATTGCTTGGGCAACATCAGGTCTTGTTAAATTTTCTGTTGTACCATAATATCTTTTAACATAGTCAACAACCTCCTTAAATCTTGTACCAGCAAGTCTCTCAACATCAGGAACACCACCAAAAGCTCTTGTTTTTGCAAATATACCTTCAGGATCTGAAATCTTTCTTTCAGCACTTGGATCCATTCTCTCAGGATAACTACCGTAATCAATCGGCGCTTCTTTTACTATTCTTCTTATTAATTTTTTTAATTCCTTATCTCCCATGATATTACGATAATGCTTGTTTAATCCAATGGATAAAATCATTCTTCATTTTTTCTTGTTCTCCTCTTGGCTTTTCTTTCACACCAGGATTAGGATTTTTGAACGGATTTTTTCTTGTTGGGGTTTTTGTCTTTTCTCTCTCTTTTGTTCTTTCCTTTTCTTTGGTTCCTTGTTCTTCCATAGAGGTTTTTCCCATTGATGTTATTTTACCGATTGGTCTTTTCATTTCAATACCTTCTTCTTCAGAAAACATAGATACCTTTTTTGGGTTTTTCAACATCATTGATTCTGACTTTTCAGTAATTGACTTTTTGAGATCACCTTTTGTAATTTTAGGGTTAATATGATTTGACAACATTTCAACAATCATATCTTCAAGTTCCTGCTCGTAATTTTCTTTTGTTGTTTTTTTCTTGTATTTTACGGTTTTTTCAGGGTGTTTCTTTTCAGGCATTTTTTCATATTGTTTTTTTGACGTACTCTTTGAGAATTCTTTTGCCATTTTACACCACTTACAATCTTCGGTTTCACATTTATTACAACGAGCCCAAAATAAACCTTGTTGTGCCTTTGATTCAAATTTTTCAGTCATTTCACCTTCAGCTTGAGTGACTTTTAAATTACCACCCTCAACAGAAACAAGAGTTTTTTTAGATGGATCTGTGGGTGGTGGTACTTGTAAACCTTTACCACCAGAAACCGCAGATACAGGTGCTTTATATTCCACCTCCTGTTTAACATTTTTTTGCCATTGTTCTTTAGTTTCTTCCTTATCAAATTTCTCCGCCAACAATTTAATTTGTTTTTCTGACATATTCATTAATGTTGAGAAATGGATCCCATTTTCCAATAATACCAAAGCATGATTCTTATTTTTCATATACTACTTTTTTTTCAAATTCAAGAACGATATCACGTTCATATAATTTATCTTTAACTTCTTCTTCAGTTTGTCCAAACTTAAAAACAAGTCTTTTAATAATTGAGAAATCAATCCCATCTACTTCTTTCTCCCATCCTAATGCAATAACATCATCTGTTGCGTCTATAATGGAAAAAACATCGGAGTCTTGTACCAACTCCAATGTTATTTCACCATTTCTTAATACTCCAACTTTCTTAATATATTCAATATCAGGAGGAAGTGGATAACCATTTGCAGGTTTTGATTCCCAATTTTCCCCCCATACATCTTCAATTGTATTGGAGAATATAAATTCATATATGTTGTCTCCCTTATAGTTTGGGCCTAATCCATTAATATAGATTAATTTATTCATATAAGTCTACCTTCAGGTGTAATTTTATATTGTTCACCGTTTAGATTGAAAATCAAATTCTTTTTGTTTGTTATACCAATAAATTCTGAATCTGTATTTTCCTTCAAAAATTTAATTGCCGATCTTTCTTGTTTAGTAGTTTCTGACAATCTTAAGATTTCGGATCTTGTTTCAAACAATCTTTTTTTGTTTTCTTCTTTTTTAATTGATTCGTTCAATTTTTTATCACCCTCCTCAACCTCAAAATATTTTGTTATGATCTTATCCACAACTGACTCACTAAATGTTCCATGTAAAAAATGATCATCATCATAAGAACGTCTGTGTTTTCTTGCTCCTCTCATAGTGTAATCGTCTTCCTCTTCTTCGTCCTCAAATCCAAATTCATCTTCAAACTCATCAAGACCAACTTTTTTAGCCACGTTATGTCCATATACACTTGGTATTTTTGATTCCAACGCATCTCCTAATGACATCATTTCCGCCATTTCACCTTCAGGTGATGGTTCCATATTTTCCATTTCATCACCTTCTTCAGGTGCCATAGGAGATTCAACTTCTCCTTCCATTTCACCACCTTCTTCTGGCATTCCTTCTTCCTCCCCTTCAAAACGAGCAAATATTTCATCAATATCATCTTCATCCAATACAGAAAGATCCAAAGCCGATAAAATGGAATTTATAACATATTTCACATCATTTCCATCCAATTTTTCTTCTTCTTCTTTTCCGCTTTCATAGTCACGAATTTTTTGTGCTAATTTACCTGTTAACTTTTGGATAGTTTTGAAAGTAATTTCTTCTTCAGGAGTTTCATCTTCCATTCCTTCTTCAGGTTCCGGCAACTCATCTTCAGGTGTTAGTTCCATTTCAGGTTCTGGTTCAGGTGCGGGAGATGGTGCAGGTGCGGGAGATGGTGCGGGAGATGGTGCAGGTGCGGGAGCGGGTGCCGGACTTTGCTCATCTAAAGACTCTTCTTTTGTGGTTTTAAGATAATATTTCTTATCTCCCTCAAATAAAGAAGTCCCAACAGAATTTTCGTGAAGAGAATTAATCTCTTTTGCCATCAAATTTAAACGCTTAAGCGCTTGAGAGTATGAAGAATAATATTTTCTATTCTTCATTGGTTCAATATATTCACTTACGTTTTCACTGATTTGTTGCTTTATAATATAACCCACTTTTTCTTTAACGATCTGATACGTGTTACCATCAGCCATTGGTACAGAAAATTCGGTTGATTTAGTCTCATTTACAGGATTTGGTAGATGCTCATTATAACGAGCGATTTCAAGTATCCTATTAATTTTATCCATACCTTGTAGTTTTTCACTACCAATTGGTTTAAATCCTCCCATTGTTTTTTGTTTTATTGAATTATTTTTTATTATATAAATATATCATATTCATTGTTTGTTAACACAATGAATAATAATTGTTTAGTTTAATTATTTTATGGACAATTTTTTATCTAAAAATTTGTCTCCAAATTTATATAGTTTATCTATATATCCGTTTCTTCTCAATATTTTAAAAACCAAATTCTCATAAGAATACTCCCCTTCTTTCTCTAATCCACAAGTTCTATATTTCTTAATTTTTTCTTTGTATTTCTTCAATATATTTTTTGCAGTATCAATATCCTCATCTTTTACATTATCAATAACACCATCAATAATATCCATCCATTGTTTGGATTTATCTTTTAATTTTTCTTTATCAATAGTTACTGATTCTTTCTTTGGTTTGTTTGCCCATTGATCAAAAAGAATGGAATAAACCCCACTACTAAAATGTGCCTCAGACTCATCCTCAACATATAACTCAACATCATAATCATAAATGGTGATATCGTGTTTTTCGTTAAAGATTATTTTTTTCAATGTGAAGAACTCTTTATAAAGTTCAAGTTGGTTAGATGGGAATTGATTAAAATTGGCAACTATATGTAAATCTACATCCGAATATTTTGACCAATTATAATTAGCCAAGGATCCTGTCATAACAATATCTGTGATTAAAATATCAACACCTAAAAAATCAATAAATTCATAAGCAATCTCTAATAAACGATCCCTTATCTCTTTATTTAATTTTGGATCATCATCAACATTATCCCAAATTTTTGGGTTTAATGTTTTTTGAACTTTAAAACTAGAAATTATATCTCCGTATGTATCCATTATTCATAAATACCATACAAAATGAAATTGTTATAGTTTTTTGTATTTGAATGTTTTTGCGATTTTTGAACTAAAGAATTTACCTTGAGACTCTGACATTCTAAATTGAGTGTATAATTGGTGGGGAACCTCATTATATTCGTACTTGGCACCATTGTTGAACTCAACAACCAGTTTTTTTGTTATTGTGTCGTAAATGGTTTTTTTCAAATTACTTGAATTAATCTCGTTTACGATTGTTGTTCCTGAAATTTCTTCTTTTACAATTGCCATAATTTTTTTTATAAAAACATAATAATAATTTTGGATAATTCAATAATTTATATATCTTTGTATAAACAATTAAAAATAAAAAATATGAAAAATTTTGTCTTCTCCTTGGTTATGTTGTTCGTTTCTTTTGTTGGGTTTGGTCAAGTGATAATTGCAGAAATTGATCAATGGTCAACTTTTGAATGTAAGTTTACTGAAAATTACGATTCAATTGTTGGGGATAAAAATCTAACTGTTTTAGGTTATGGATTTGGTCGTAATACCCTAAAATTTGACTTGAGTGCCAAAACATACAAATTCTTTTTTCTTGATGATGAATTTTCATCAGGAATTATGGATTATAAAATTAATAATGGTGTTTATATTTTTACTTGCAAAACAATTGATAGAAAAACAAATGAACCTATGGATCTTTTTGTAACGGTTAATACAAATAATATGAAATCTAATGACCCATACGTTACACAATTCTATTCAGATGTTAACACAAATAAATCATATGGGATTATAAGTTATTTAAAATAAAAAAGGGTCTTACGACCCTTTTTTTATGAGCAAAAATCTTGTTTAAATTCAACTAGGAATGGGTTTGATTTAGTGATAAGTTCAGGACTTAATTGTTTTAATACGTTATTTATGTTTTCAGAACCACTGTAAGTTTTATTATTTTCAATAGGGTTTGTAACAAATACTGAGTCGTCTTTAACCACTGATTGAACAAATCTAGCTCCGTACGAACAAGTAAAATCAAATCGTAAATCAATACTATTGGATTTTAACATAATAGTGTAAACATCTGATGTTAGTTTACCTGTACTAGGATCCTTCTTACCCGGTGTTTTTGTTACTTTTGTTGTAAAATTAACTCCATCTGGTTGAGATTTTGATTTAAAAGTTAATTTAGATGTAGGATCATTATTTATTGCAATATTTGCAACCGATTTAACAAATGCCGCAGGATCTTTAGTTCCTGGTGCTGTAACAGGAGTTGTGGGTGTAGTTGCCGCTTGTTGCTCCCCTAAATATTGTTTTTTGGTTGCGGTCTCATGCATTTCAAGGATTCTTCTTTTTTCAGATTCATCAATATTAAATAAAGTTTTTTTCATATTTTAAAAGATTTATATATAAATATACGACAATAAAAAAAAATCCACCGTTTGGTGGATTCAAAGGTCAAAATTATTTCAAACTATTTATTCTATCTCTTAACTCAATACATCTTTCATAATCCTGATTTTTAATTGATTCATTCAATTCCTTATTTAAAGACTCCAATTCTTCTTTGTTTGATTCCAACTTTTTGATCTTGTCTCTTAATTCACAAGCCTTTTCAAATTCTTGATGATCAATCAAATTATCAAGTCTTAATTTAAGATCTGATATCTCATCACGTTTATTTGGTGGTTTTGAATTTCTGGTTATGATTGTATACGAATAAAGTCCGTCATCACTCCTAAAACTTCTTCTTTCCCAATCACTATTCTCATCTTCTCCTGACTCAATTCTTTCCTTATTATTGGTGAAGGAATTATTAATACCCTCAAAAAGACCATCAAAAGAATTAAATTCTCTAAACAAACGATTAAGATTGTAAAAATTTCTAAACATATTTTTTTTATTTAAGGTTTATTTTTAACCTCCTTTTTACTAAAGATATGCTAAAATAAAATTAATGACAAAATGTCATATTTTTGTTAATTTATATGACATTTTGTCAAAATATAGACTTTTATTTATTCATTGATTAGATTTTTAAAAAATTAGAAAAAATGATAGAAAATATGGATAATGATGACAAAGGTAAAAAAGGTTCTGACAAGAATACTCCCGTTCTTGATAATTTTAGTCGCGATTTAAATAAGCTTGCTGAAGAAGGTAAATTAGATCCTGTTGTTGGTAGAGAAAAAGAAATTATGAGGATCGCACAAATATTATCAAGAAGAAAGAAAAACAATCCAATTATTGTTGGTGAACCAGGTTGTGGTAAAACAGCAATTGTTGAGGGTCTTGCAATGAAAATTTATGAGGGTGATTGTCCAAAAAATTTATCAGATAAAAGAATCGTTTCTTTGGATATGAACTCAATTGTTGCTGGAACAAAATATAGAGGTCAGTTTGAGGAAAGAATGAAAGTAATTATTGAGGAATTACAGAACAATCCTAACATAATTGTTTTTATTGATGAGATTCACACAATTGTTGGTGCTGGTAGTTCTTCAGGATCATTAGATGCATCAAACATATTCAAACCAGCCCTTGCAAGGGGTGAGATCCAATGTGTGGGGGCAACAACTCTTGATGAGTATCGTAAGAACTTTGAAAAGGATGGAGCCTTGGAAAGAAGATTCCAAAAGATCATTGTTGATCCTTCAACAAAAGAAGAGACATTAACAATTCTAAAGAATTCAAAACCAAAATATGAATCCCATCACAAAGTTTTTTATACCGATGAGATTTTAAATTTATGTGTTGAGTTGGCAGACAGATATATAACAGATAGGGAATTCCCTGATAAAGCTTTTGATATATTAGATGAGGTTGGCGCCAGATCTCAAGTAGATTTAAAATTACCTGAAAACATTGAGAAATTAAAATATGAGTTATCTCTTATTAAGGTTGAAAAATTGGATGTTATTAAAAAACAAAAATATGAGTTGGCGGCAGATTTAAGGGATAAAGAAAGGAAGATTCTAACAAAATTAGATGAAGAGAAAAAGAAGTTTGAGGATCAATTACAACAAAGTAAAAGAGAAATATCTGAAGAACTTGTTTATGAAGTTGTGTCAAATATGACAAAAATCCCTGTTAATAAAATTACGATAGATGAAACAAAGTCTTTGGTCAATTTGGAACAAACATTAAATGATATTGTTATCGGACAAGAAGATGCGGTTAAAAAGATCTCAAAATCAATTAGGAGAAACCGTGTCGGCATTAAAGATCCAAATAGACCGATTGGTTCATTTATATTTTTGGGATCAACTGGTGTAGGAAAAACGTTCTTAGCAAAAAAATTGGCAAAAGAAATATTCGGAAATGAAGAAAATTTGATAAGAGTTGATATGTCTGAGTTTCAGGAGAAACACACAATATCAAGATTAATCGGATCCCCTCCAGGGTATGTTGGTCATGAAGAAGGTGGTCAATTAACAGAACAAGTTAAGAACAAACCATATTCGGTTATTTTATTTGATGAGATTGAAAAGGCAAATAAGGACATATTTGCAACCCTCCTTCAAATGTTAGATGATGGTCATATGACAGATGGTTTGGGAAGAAAAATTAATTTCAAAAATTGTTTGATTATCATGACATCAAATATTGGAGTTAAAAAACTACAGGATTTTGGTAATGGAGTTGGTTTTAAATCAAACAACAATAGTGAGGCAATTAAAGAAGAATATAAAAGAGATATTCTTAAGAAAGAATTAAGTAAGTTTTTTGCTCCCGAATTCTTAAATAGAATTGATGATGTGATCATATTTAATTCTCTTAAAAAAGAACATATTGATAAAATTGTTAAACTTGAAATTGATAAGTTAATTGGTAGATTAAAATCAATGAAATATAACATCTCCTACGAGTCTTCGGTTATTGATTTAATATCTGAAGTAGGATTTGATGAACAATATGGTGCAAGACCAATTAAAAGAGCAATACAAGATAAAATTGAGGATCTTATTTCAGAAAAAATATTACTTGACGAAATTAAAGAGGGTCAAGAACATATGTTATATGTTAAGGTTGAGGGTGAAAATAAAATTATTGATATTGAAAATAGATCATTAGAACAACCGAAGAAAAAAGGGAGAAAGAAAAAGGAGGTTTAATAACCTCCTTTTTTAATGTTTAGTATAACCAAGTTCTTCAATCATTAGTTTACCCACTTTAATACCATTATAAACATCGTCAACAACAACATATTCATTTTCGGTATGATATCTATAATATCCAATTGAGATATTGAAGCAAGATATTTTAAATTTTTGTCTGATCGGATAAATGTCAGTATATGGGTGTCTATGGTATCTTGTATCTTTAGGGAAATGTTCATTGATCAATCTACCACCAACCTCAAAGAAATCACTTTTACGGTCAAACATATTAACTCCCATCAAAAATTCTGAAATCATATTGTTTTCAGGAGCATCAAACTGAATAGCATAACCAACATTATCAAAGAATTTAGGATCGGCATTTGAGGATCCCTTACAACCAGTTTCCTCCGAAACAAAAAATGCCGCCTTAACATTAGGAAGTTCTTTAAGTAGTTCCAAACAAGCATAAACACCACACTTATCATCACCACCAATACCTGTAGGGTTCCCATCGTTATTATACGCCTTCAAAGATAATTTAACATTACCTTGAGCATCTGGTAACATCTCTTCTCTAACATTAATAGAATCAATGGTATGAACCGTGTCCGTATGAGCAATTACACAAGGAAAATGATCAACATTTTCATCCGTTTGTTTGGTTGCATAAATATTATAAAGTAGATCAACATAATACGGAATGTTGTTTTCATCCAACCAATCACATATAAATTGAATCATTAAATCTTCGTGATACGTTTTTGTCGGAACCGACAAAACTTCTTTCAATAATTGATAATTTCTTTCCATACCACAAATGTATGAAAATTAAATCAATTTTAAAAACTTTTTTATATTTTTTTTATTTTCTATGAATAATTCATATTGACTCTCAAATCTAATGAATTCATCATAAGTTAAGGATCTTTTAGTGGTAGAATTAGTTATGTTATTAACAATTTCTATTAACAATTTATTTGTTTTGGGATCCACACTTTTAACTCTGAAGTATAGATTTTTATTTCTTTGTAAATTAATCCATTTATCAAAACCATATTTGTTAGCAACAAAACGAATAATACTATAATATTCCTCAACATCATTATACTCTTCAGAATCATATAGTGATTCCAAAATGTTATCAAAATATCTTGTTATTTGACTATTAAAATATTCATTATCAAAATTATGACATCCAGTATTATAGTATGACTCATTATACATACCATAATTTTGTTTAGTGTACTTATTAACTATAGAGTGTAATAAGTCCTTCAATGTAGATTCTTCACTACTCCCATTTATAGTTTGAAACAACTTAATTAGTATGTTTACAGAAGTAACATATTTGTACATTGAGGATACTTCTCTAATTCCAAAATATTTAAATCTATTCCCTAACTCACTTTCAACCTCTTCCCTACAAGACTGTAGTTTACATTCATGCTCAATGGTAGCATATTCACCATATACCCAATCAGATTCGTTTGGGAAGTGTTCATAAAAATATTTTGATTTTTGGCGCCAATCTTTATTAATTAAATCTTTATTAGTTATATCAACAATCGTATTTAATTTATTTTTGTTATCATTATTTAAAAAATATTCATACAACCACCCTTCGCTCCAAGCTTCCTCCACATCATATGTGCCATAATCCGCATCCCAATAAGAATCTTCAAACCTCCTTATCCAATATCTATCATCATCATCAAGTTCAAATAAATCAAAAAAATCATCATCATTATCAAACGTAATAGTTACTTTACTTAAACCCGGATTTTTTTCATTAAAATTAATATGATCTAAAAGATCATCATAACGACTCACATACCAACCAGGATTAAACCCCTTTTTAATTGACAATAATAGTTCGTAAATTGGACTATAATCAAGATCTTCGTTTTCCATACTAAAATAAATATATGTTATATTTGATATATTTAATAATATACTTATATTTGTATATATAAAGTTCTTTGATAATATCCATTTACAACATACGGGGATGTATTGGATTTGACAGGCATTGGTCGGATAATGTATGGCACGTGGAGACTGAATTAATCTCCTTAAAAACTGATTCAAATTATAACTGGCAATGTGCTAAACAAAATGGAAGCTATCGGACTTATCCGTACTTCTGAAGTTACTGTGGCTTAATAAGTTAACGGAAACGCGAGCCGGTTCACATACGCTCAGGAACAGGAGTGATTAAGGTGTCGTATCTACCCGAAAAGATACAAACCCCTAATGATCAGGGGGTTATATGGTCATATCTGTTTGTTGGTTCGGATATAAAAAAACCATCTATTTTGGAACATTAGAAAATGTTAACCTAAACGTGTAGTCATCGTTAAACGAAATGATCTGGACGAGGGAGTCGGAGCCCTCCATCTCCACCAATTAAGAACCTCATCTTATGATGGGGTTTATTTATGCGTTAAAATTATAGTTTAGTGTTGTGCGATTTCTATAATTTAGTGTTGTGCGATTATTATTTTTTAGGGCACAAAAAAAAGGGATCAGTTTCCTGTCCCTATTAATTTTTTTCTTATAAGATTATAAACCTAAAAATAAAAACCTGAGATTACAGTTTTTTGTGAGAACCTTTAGAGTCATTATTGTTTCTACTCTTATCCACTTCCTTTTGAGAAGTATTTCTCAGTGACGGTTTTTTAGGTGAACCACTCCTTGAGGTTTGGATTACTCTCACCTTACTTGACTCTTTCCGAGGATGCCTCCCCAGTTCGTCCTTGCGGGACTAAAGGTTTTTCGGATAATTACACTCAGACTTGGGATCCTTGTGTGCAATGAACGGCTCATTACTATGTAGTCACCTTTCATCCAAACCTGACGGACACTTTTCCTTAATGTTTAAATTAGTTTGAATAATTCATTCATAAGTCTTTTGTGTCGTGGATTATGAAAGTAGTGGTCCGCCAACCGAGCCAAGTCACCTTTTGAGCGACACGATACTCAACTACTCTCTGAAATGTCCCCATCTCCATATTTTAAGATTACTTCGTGATTAACCCCTTGGTAGAAGTTTATCAAGGATAATGTCAGCACCACCTGTTTGTTATCATACCTTTCGGTTTTAAGTCCTCTCTGATATTGGAACACGCAATAATAAGATCGGATAATCCTATTTTTTGCAATACTCCTACGGGTTATTCCTATTGGTGTTCCCACCTCAATCAGACGACCCACATCGCCCAATCATCTAACCACTTTCCCTACAGCGTTGCCCTCGGTACTAAAGGTTAAACGGTATCCCGCTTGTGTACTCAAGTTCGGTTTCCCAAACCGCAGATCAGTTACACTTCTGACCCACTTTATCCTACTTTCGTAGTTTATTTAATGACCATACACAGCCAAATATCATTTATCAGTTTGTTATTTAAAATCAACCACAAGGGTCTCATCATCAAACATTCTGAATGGATATTCCATTTTTTCAAAGAACGATTTCGGACGTTTCCGAATTTGTTTTACAAAGTTAAGACTTTTATTTTTATTTGTCAAGTACTTTGTCAATTTTTTTTTCAGAGTTAGGAAACTACAGTTTTACAGAAATCCCAACCTTTTCTCTGAAAGGTTTTACAAAGTTACAAAACTTTTTTTAAAGTGTCAAGTACTTTGTTAGTTTTTTTCTTCGTAGACATCATAAGTTCCGTAGAAGTTTGCTCGGATCTGTGCAAATTCAAGGTTAGATGTCCAAAACATCTTACCCTCTGAATTGCGATATCCGTACATCACAGATTCTTTGTTGTCCACATCATTGATCATATCTTCCGACATATCTAATGTGTTTAAAGGTTAATAATAAAAGAACTCCCAAATTGTTTTACAAAGATATATATAATTTTTTAATTAGACAATACCCTTGTTATTTTTTTTTTGATTATAAATCTTTTACAAATGTAGAAATAAATATGTAAAAAACAAAAGAAATCTAAATTATTTCATAATTTTTTTTATTCTAACTATTTCTTCGTCAATTTTTGAAACCTCTTCTTTGGATAGCATTTTACTTAATGCTTTGAATTGGTCTGACTTTAGTATATCTTGGAACGACTTAAATTTGAGATCTTTTTGATCTTCTTCCTTTCCAATCCAGTCTTTTATTGCAGATTCAGGATCTGAAATATTTCGTTTTTTTAGTTCGTCAAACAATTTATTTAAATTCTCTTTAGATTTCTCATTAAATTGGTAAGAAGAAGTAGACTCAACTTCTTGATCATCTGTGGTTGATCCCCCAATCTTTTTCACACCAACGTGAATATGATCATAGTGATCCTTAACCCTCCAACCAAATTGATATCTATAACCATCAATCTTTATGTTTAACCATTTACCTCCTTGATAATTAGAATATTGACCATTTTCAAAATCACTCATTATACAATTAAGTAACTCATCACCTTTTTTACCTTTAGCGCTTATATCAACCGCATAAGCATTTTTATTACCTTCATAATGATCCGAAGTATTTCCCGCCGCAGTAAGTTTTCTAGATCTTTTTTGGGATGTTACTATATTTTTCTTACCCGAACATTTTCTGGCAATAGATGCAACCTCTAACGCTCTTTCCATAGATCCTCCCCAATTGTTATTAGTTCCACCTAAAACAACATTTCCCGAATCCACAGACCCAACAGGAAAATCATATGTATTTGCTTCATTAAGTTCCATTATTTTAAAAGTATTTTCATATAAATACTTCGTTAGTATAAAACCATTCAGGAATGGGTCTATTTTTCCAAGAAACAATTTCTGACTTACCACCTTTATAATATTTTTGGTATGATAATATTACCGATTCTATTGGGTAACAATAACTTACAACTTTAAACTCATCAGGCATTGCCAATGGTGGACATGTAAAACCAATATCGTGAATATTTGGTTTATTAACTAAACACCACTCAATAATATCTTGTGATTTATGTCTTTTACCATATCTGTAGGTATATTCTTTACATAATTCTAATCCAAGATCACATAGATAGAGGTAGTTAGATAATGATTCTCTAACCCAAATCGCACAAGGATGATTTTTATGTGATAATTTATAAGGGGCTTCAGATCCCATAATCCAATGAGATCCACACAATAATTGAGCAGTCTCAAGTACCATTTTTACTACGTGCTTATCACAATGATATTCCGCACATTTTTTAGTATCGTAATCAAGGAAAAATATATTCATACCACAAAGATATGAAATTATATTAGATAAAAAAAATTATTGAGTTAAATGATTCATTAAAACACCACCTAATGATGTTGCGTGTAGTTGTAAATGATTAATTGATTCAATATCCAGTCTTGTCTTTCTTTTTGTATAGTCAAGTCCTAATGTTCCAATAAATTTATCATCTATTGTTTTTATTGCAAATAAATACCCAGATTTACATCCTGTGTCTTCCGCAATATATTTAAGACCAAAAGTTGCAATAGTCTCATCTTTATAATCATAGATTTCAATTGTATCATTGATAAGTAATTCATTTATTGACTTTGAGAATAAATTAACAGGTATATTATGGAAATTGGTTTGGACTGACTGAACACCTGGACTAACTGATTCATAAATTATTGAGAATTTAGCCATTGATTTACCTGTCGGGTAAAAATTCCCCCCATTATGGAATTGTGTTACCCAAACTCTATCCGCCCTAAACTCCTCTTTTATGTGTTCAATTTTCTGATTAACAAGTTCTGAAACTTTTAAAGTTTCTCTAACCATATCAGGTTTTTCTTTCTTCTCTAACTTGTTTTTTACTAACATGATCAATATCGGCCCAATAACACCAGATATAAATGCAATAATAATCCCCACAAAATTCTCCATATTAACTATCAACTTTTGTTATTGATGTTGGTATTGGGGATGGGTTCAATCTTTTTCCATCTAAAACTTTTGCGATCAAATCTCCAGTACCCCAAGTTTTAAGGGCTTTTCTACAACTTCTAGCTATTTTCTTAGCCCCAATATTATTTTTTAACCCATCAGTTATACAATCATAATAACTTAAATTTAATGTGTCAATTGTTGCTTGTATTCCTTCTTGTTCACTAGTATAGTTCATAACACCACCTGTACATTTACCTTCTTTTCTTCTTAAACAATTATAAAATTTTGACTTACTCGTTTTCTTTGTTGTGTTAAACGGGTTAAACGCCGCTTTACCACCTTCACCCTGTCTCCAAGCATACATAAATTTCATATTCTCATCGGTAACAGGGGCACCAACTCCTTGTAATATTCTTTTATATCTTTCATCATCCGATAATGTACCTTTAACCACTTCAATGTCGGATGACTTTTTAAAAAATCCTTCAATATCATTGACTATCTGATCAAGATCAACATTCCCATTTAAAAACTCAATAAAAGATTTATAATTAGGGGTGTCTTTTTTTATATTGGTAGATATAATATCGGAAATATCAATATATTCTTTAATCAACTTATGTTGTCTTAAAATATCTTTTATGTCCCCCTCATTTAGGGTTATTTTTGATCCCATAACCTATTTAAATTATAAATACTTTATTACTTTAATAATTCGTAATATTTTTTGAATTTTTTGATTCTATCATCAAGACCATTTGTCCCACCATTTACTCTCTTCGTTACTTTTGTGACAACCTCATCTGATGATCCTAAATCACATATTGACCATAAACTATTATTATTAAAGAAAAATGCCGCAGATGCTAATGGGTATTTTGTTGCAACTAAATCAGGATTTGAGACACAATCTTCACCTATAAATTGAGTAAATTTAATGTAATTCCCTTTCCCTGTCAATTGTATATAACCTCTACCTCTAAATTTATACCCTTCTTTTGTTGATTCATCACCATTACCCATTCTCCCACCATAAACTCTTGATGCGATTTTCTCAGGTTGTTTAGCATATGATTCCGCAAGATTTCCTGGAAAATATTTACCAAATACTTTTTTTAGTCCATCGGCAGAATAATTTAAGTTTTCAGAAACTGCCTTAAAACCTCCTGATTCGTGAGAACATTGTGCCAAAAAGTGAGCCAATCTCAAATTGTTTGTAATATTGAATTTTTTTGCGGTTTCTGAAATTTGAGATATAACAGAATCAGGTATGATTCCATTAAGTTTTTCAATATTTAAACCCTCAACAGGTTTTATAACAACATCTTCTTTTATGAGGGTTGTACCAAACATTAAATCCCAACTTTTGTTTGATGAAGTTATGATCCCATCTGGTGTTAATCCGTTTTTTGTTTGCCAATCTTTAACCGCTGATTCAGTTTTCGGTCCAAAATCACCATCAGACTTTAATCCTAATTTTTTTTGTATTTCCACAACATCACCACCTTTTGATCCTAATTTTACTAACATAACTATTATTATTTATTTTTTATTTTCTGTTGCATATTTTATACCCATTATTGTTCCGACAATTGAAAATGCGTTGGTTAAAAGTATTCCAAATATGTTTGACCAAGCCGCACTTATTACTTGTGTGTCTTTACCCATTATCATTGTAAACACATAAACCCCAGTTGTGACAATTCCGACCCCAACTATAATGTACAAAGCAACTCTTACAATTGTTGATATTAATTCAGTTT